CTCTCTTACTCTCTGCGTCGGTGTCGCGTCGTCTATGCAGGAATCCTACTCTGTGTTCCCTACGCCTGTGTGCGTGGCCACGGAAGTATTAATGCTCAAAATACTCGATGTAATACCGTATGCCCGACAAAGATAATTCGTCGTTGTACCTGGAGCAGAAGGTCGCACGTACAGCAACACAGCAGACTGACTACGCTTCTCTGTCTATGCTCGTAAACGCGCTTCTCGCTGGGTATCTCGAAGGCAAATATGACCCCTGGGACGACTTCGACGCTGAGAACGGATGGGGCAACTCTCCGCGTCATACGTGGGAAGAAGTCGAAGCGTTCATAGAGCAGAATGAGGTGTCTCTGCCTGCTGATGAGGGATATGTAGGCGAGCGATTTGACGATATGGAGAAACGAATTGACAGACTCGAACGTATCGTAGAAACAGAGACAGGCGTACCGCCTAGCCAGTATTAGCAGTTGAACGTACTGTCTCTAATACTATCTGAGCTGTACGTCTCTACGTATCTCTCTGTGCTCTCTGTACGATTCTCAATTCTTCTGTCTGTGCATATATGCGTAGGGCATACGCCTCTCAGCACACAGAGGTACCGATGCTCACGCTCATACACAGCAGGATGAGGACGTCTCGATAAGCAGCCGGAGGGCACCGGAGAGGCACGGAGACGCGGAGACGAACGCGAGGACGAGACCCTTCTATTCCGAAACGACCGGGCTCAGATATGTTGGAATACCCGATTCTCAGAATGAGACCAGATTTTCGTGAACCGGGATTTTGACTCCCCGTCCTGTGTTGATGCTATACCCCGTGGGGTGTGTCGAATCCGGGTTGCCCCACATCTCGTTCTCTCGCACTAGTGCCGAAAAATGTGAACCGAGCGTCTACTTCTGCACGTTGCCGTCGTCCGTTATCTCGCTCGAACGGACCTCGTCGTACTCGATTCTCTCGTTGTCGGTGAAGTCAACGACGACCTCACCATCCTCGATACGAGCGTCTGGCATCTCCTCGATACACGCCTCACACCAGCGCTCGGTGAACCAATACGGGCCCATCGGTCCTTCGCACCACGGCATCTCGTAATACGGTGCCTCGTCGGCGCACCCGTTCACTCGAACGGCGTTGCCGCAGTCCATCTCTGCCCACTGTTCAACCCGCGAGCGCGCGTCTTCTATGTCGTCTTCGGTCATTTCTTTTCGTCCTCCGCGTATGAAGACACGCACGCCGGCATCATAAAACTCGGTAGCGTGGTGAAAGTGGTCAGTCCATCTCGTCAAGTCGTTCCTCGAGGTCGTCGTAGTCGTCGTCTGTTGTCCCCCACAACGCGACGAGAACGACGGAGATGACGAAGATGAGTGACCACCCCGCGAACGTCCAGGCGTCGGGGACGAACGCGGAGAACGCCCTGTCTATGACGTTCTCGAGCGAGAATACGATGACCACGGGTCCGAGGACTTCCCGCGGGATGAAGTAGTCGATGTACTCCGCGAGCTGTTCACTGTTCATCGTCGTCCTCCGGCGCTCGCCAGATAGCGATGCCACACCATATCAGGAACGAGGCAGTTGCGGTTCCGGCTGTGAGCCAGAGCTCGAGAGATACGAACGCGGCGATTGTTGGGATGAAGAACGCTGCGTTCGGTACTGATGAGCGACGAGTCCATACGGTCTGGGAATCGGCGAGAGCGTATAGCTTTGTGAGGACACCGACGACTCCGCCGATGGCGAGAACGATGTCTTGCCAGGGAGGTAATTCGAGCACATACGAACGATGCCGACGAACAGCGAAAAAGAGGCGTGTCGCCTACTCGTCGTCCTCGGTCACGTCCTCCCACTCGCCCTTGTACTCCCACCGCAGCGGGAGGAAGGCGTGAGTCTCCGCGCTGCTCACGTCGTCGTCAGTGAGGAGAGAGTGCGGGTACACGCTCGTCTCGGTCTCGACCTGCGAGTGATACTCCTCGCCCAGCTCGCCCTGCTCTCCGCCGTGGACGAGCGTCACGTAGTCGCTGTCCGGGCAGTCATCGACGACGATGGCGTGCCGCGTCTCTCCGTCGTCGTCAACGTACAGGACTCGCTGCGAGATATGAACATCCGCGTAGTTGGTGCCGTGCATACGCAACTACACGTTCTCGGTAAGGGATAAAAGAGGTGACGGGCTAAGAATCGGTGCGCGTCTGGCTACAGCGTGACAGTCGTCTCGAACGTGACCGTCTCAGGCACGGGTTCGACGGGCAGACCGGCCTGTCTGTTGTCGAACCAGTCTGCTGCCTGCTCCAGACGCTCCATATACTGCCCGTTGTCCGCGTCCTCGATGAAGTTGACGAGCTCGAAGTACTCGCACTCGTAGGCGATACGCTGAACGGTCGTCTTGTCGAGCATATTCGTCTTGCCCGAGCGACGAACCGCCTCAAACTGCGCGTAGATGGCGATTTCTTCTCTCATTAGTTTCCAACCTCCAGGGGAATACCGATTCTGTACTCGTTGTCTTCGTCCTGCGGCGACGTGTACGTGCTCGCAACCGTCGTCTCCATATCCGCGGTGATACTGTACGGTGCGTCCTCGTTCGTCGACTTGACGAGGAGGATGATACCGCGGAAAGACGAATTCTGCCCGACGAGTTCCATCTCGTCGTCTTCCTCGATTCTCGCCTTGAGCGTCCTGATGACTTCCTCTGCTGTGTCGTACATTAGTTTTCTACCTCCGGGAACCCGACGCCGGTTGCTTCAGTCAACCAGTCAGACAGGTCGTCTCCGATGTTGTCTTCCCACTCAAACTGCTCAGTGTTGTCGTCGAACGTGCGGTCGGTGACGAGGTACGCCTTCACCTTCGTAGTGCTCTCGAGTGAGTCGCCCCACGAGTTGTGGAAGACGAGCGTGTCGTCGTACTGCGACGTGCTGACCGCTACGTTGTCCTCATCCGCCTCGATGCCCTCGAACACCTCGGGCACGTCGTCGAGGATACTCTCCTCACCGAACCGCTCCTTGATGGCGGCGAGAACGTCGACTTCCTCAGCAAACCAGCGCTTCAGGACGTAGTACGACTCAGTCATCGTATCCGCCCTCCTGCTCGTTGTAGACGATGTCTCTCGCGTCGTTGAGCGAGATGCTGTACTCCTTCGCCAGGGTCATCGCCGCGTCTTCGAGGTCGACTTCAGACATCGGCGTAGTCCCTCGCTTCCTCGATACGCTCGGAAATCTCTTCGTTCGTGCCGACCAGGCGGTCTATGTCGTTCAGAATCATCCGAACGTCTGACGCGGTCGGCGACCCGCGCACGTACTGACTGGGCAGGAGCGCGAGTGACTCGCGGGTGTTGTCGTCCTCTATCTCGTCCTCGATGGCCGCGTAGACGTAGTCGAGGGCGTACTCTTCTCTGCTGTCGCCTCCGACGACGCTCGGGTAGTCGTCGTCAGACGCGAGCTCGTCGAGAGCGTCGGTGTCGATTGGCATTTCTTTTGTCCTCCGCACCCGAACGTACACAGGGTAGTACCATAAAAGTCGGTAGCGGAGTGAAAGTAAAAGACACGCCCTCTACTGCGTGTACTCGTCCCAGAACTGTTCCCAGAAATCGTCCTGCATACGAGGAAACCACCACGCAGCATCGAGGTCCTCGAAGTGGTGCTCGCAGTTGTCACACTCGTAGACGATACCTTCGACGAACGTCCAGTGGTCGTCGTTGATGCCGCACGCTGGGCAGAAACAGTAGGATTCTGTCATCCGAAGAGGTCGCCGAGGCCTTCGGTCGGTTCGACACCAACACGACGGCACGCGACCTCGTACATCGTTTCCACGTCGTTGAACCTGTCCCCGTCGAGTGTGCTGCGCGTCTCCCCGTCGTCTGTACGTATGACGAGGTGGAACTTCGACTTGGTCGTATGCACCGCGGCGAGCTCGAACCCGTTAACGCGCAAGCTCTCGCGTTCTCCGGAAATCAGGTCGCGCAGGTCGCTCTTCACGAAGTCAGACATAGGTCGATGGGTCCTCCACAGGCGCTTCGTCGTTGTTGAGCGCGCTCTCTGGCATCAGACCTCGCTCGCACACTGCGCACGTATCGACACCGCCCAGGTCGTCGGCGAGTCCGAACGGGAGCATCTTGACCGCTCCGCACTCGGGGCAATTGACAGGCGCACGTCCTCTCTCGTCGGTTTCGCCCAGCATCAGGCAGGCACCTCCTCGTCCCAGGAATCGTCTCGAATCTCGCACCACTTGTCCGCGGCTGCGTCCTCGAGAATCCGACGCAGCTCGCCGGGATTCTCCTTCATCTCGGTCATCGTCATCCCCGTCTTGACCTCGACGTGGACGGTGTGCTCGCCACCGTAGCGGTCGTAGGTTTTGACCGCGCCTTTCGCACGCTTGTAGCGGATGCCGACACGACCGAGGTACCCTTTCGAGAACGGGTACTGCCACTCAGTCGCGTGTTGATAATCGCCCGACAGCCCGGCGATGGGACCGCGGTCGTCGAACGTCTTGACGAGGACCGTGCCGATGTTCTTCCGACACGCCTCGGCGTTCGTGGTACGCTCGACGAGACGTCCGGTGATTTTCTCGGCGATACGAATCTTCCGCATAGCACGCGAGTCGTCGAGCGGGACGAGGTACTGATAATCGCCCTGACCGCGCTCGGGTTTAGAATCGTCGTTCATTTCTTTTCTCCTCACTTGCACGTACACGACCCGGCACCATATAATTCAGTGGCGGGGTGAAAGTAAAGAGAAGGCGTCTACTGCGTGTTTACGCCTCTGGAAGCTCTACTCCTGAATAAGTGACTTCGCACGCCGGACAGCGATGAGCAGGCACGTCAGCGTCGCCCATCACCAGTCCTGGTTTCGTCAGGTCTGTTTCTCGTTCTACCTCGTGTCCACATTCTGGACATATTTTCGCCATTTCTATCTTGCCTCGCTCGTCACTTCGCGTCCTCGTCTGATAAATTCTCGGAGCGGGGTGAAAGTAGTCGAGCGTCCCAGAATTCGTCGAGGTAGTAGTATCGCCAGCAAGCGTGTACCGAGGAGTCACTCACCCGTCCATATCCCGGGTTATACACTCTGTCTGCCTCTGCGACGGGTTCTCCTATCAGCTCGTTCATCTCGACCACTTGTCCCAGAACTCGTCCTCGTGAAAGATACGCCAGGTGGAGCGTGTCGTTGGACCTGTGAGCGACCCTTCAGTCTTTACGTAGTTGTACGCGACCACCGCCGCGTCGTCCGGGCAGTCACTCATCGAGGTACATCCTCCAGAATCGTTTGTACCGCGGCGTCTCGACCCACTCTACCATAGCGTGCGTATATCGGTGCTCGCAGTCACGACACTCGATAACTCCCGTCTCTGGGAAGAACGTCGAGCTGCTACACCTCGCGCACCGATTGATGAGAACCGAGTCGGGACGTACCGGAAATTCCATACGAGGATATGCGACACCCGAGCAGTTGTAACTTGTCAGCCAGAAACGACAGGAAAATTAGGAACCGTTACTCCTCGACGAGTAACCACTCGTGCAGGTCCTCGGGCGTTCCGAGATACTCTGCACCGAGGTCGTTCTTAGCGAGAGTGCGAACGGTTCCCGGGTACAGAGTGCGGGAATTGGTGCAGAGGACGAGCGTGTACCCGCCTCCGAACTCTTCGGCATCCTCCTTCAAACGCAGGAGCAACTCCTCCTCGTGAAGGTGTCCGTACTCCTTCTGCACCTCAGCGACCGTGTCGCCGCGGAGGTAGTCAGTCATCGCTCTCGACCTCCCACGAACAGTTGCCGCACTGGTCAGACTTCGTCAGCGAGTGAACCTGCTCGTATGCGGGCAGGTCTGGGTCGTAGGTGAACCCGGCGTCTCCGCTGACGTGATACTCGAGGCCGCACGCCGTCTCGATTATGAAGTCGTACAGAGGACGCGGAGATTCCTCGAAGTCGACCACGCGGTGAGCGACGCCCGATTCATTACGCCAGAAACGAAGCTCACTCATCGTCGCCCTCCAGACGGTTGCGGATACTCGAAAGCGATTCTGCCTGGTGGTTGCGCGTCCACGCGAGCATCTCCTCGTCGTCGAACCCGCAGTTCTGACAGCAACTCGCGTCGTTCAGGTAAATCCGACCGTTGACAACCTGGTGCGCAGGATTCTCGACGGTCGAACCGCAGTACTCGCACTCGCTCACGCTGACCACCCGTAACTGCACGAATTACAGTGCTGATGAGTCTTGCCGAGGTTCTCGCGTTCCTCGGTGTCGTTGCTTCCGCACCGCGGACAGGTCGTGTCGTCGTTCGTCATTTCTTTTCTGACCTCATCTGCACGTACACGGCCTGGTATCATAAAAGTGCGTACCACGGTGAAAGTGGACAGAAACACCGGCGTCTCTGGATGTCAAGATATACCTCCCGTGTCGCGTTAGCTGTAGACGAGCGGAGGGAGTATTAACATCATATGGAAGACGACCTTATAGACACACTAAGGTACGCTATGACCGTTAGAAGAAGTAAGAAGATGACGAATAGATACTACGGAAGGAGTCCAGTACAGTCGTTGAAGACTGGTTCTGGTTCAACTATCTCGTTCGACCGTAGTACGCAGAAGAAACGACTACGAGGACTGAGTACGAGGTACAGTTGGACACCAGAGCCCGAGACATACGATAACCCGTGGGACGCTCCTATCTGGCGTAAGTGGATGGGTCGTGCCGAAGAGTTCTGGGACGCACGTTTACAGGCGAGTATCCTGTGGGAGTTTGAGAAGAACGATGAAGGTAGACGTTGAGGGTATAGAAGTCGAGATAGAGGGTGTAGACCGTGGAGAACTACCCTCTGCGTTCGACTTCGGCGAGATGTGGGAGTTAGCGTCCCGGGGTGAATCCGTCGAGTCGATGGCGAGATACGTACACGCTCAGAGATGGGTCGAGTCGTCGAGGACTACGATGTTCTGGGACCTATGGGAACGCTCAGCAGAAAGATGAAACCCGACTGGACACAGCGTCGCCGTCGCCTGTTTTGGGACGAGCGACTCGACGTTTCCCAGAGACGTAAGTGAATCTGGGTCGAGGCGTATAATAGGAGGACAAACGATGGTTGATTTGCTCGGGCTGTGTTGGGACGACTTCCTGTCGTTCCGCGACAGTCTACACGAGAACGACAAAGATGAACGAGTACGAGAAAGCAGCGAAGGCAGTGGGCGAGGACACTCTGTTTCCGAGCCTGAATCCCAGCGACGACGTTAAGCACGCTATCTGGAGTCGTCGGCATCAAAATCGGTTTTGGAGCCGGTATCTCGAAACCTCTGGGAACGCTTGTCCTGCGTGCGGGTCGACTGACTACGAAGTCAACGAGCGAGAATTGTATCAGGTAGGGCAGGAGAAGCCAGCGAGCGTGCGTGTCTGGTACTCGTGTAATGAGTGCGGTGTTAGATGGGAAAATGACTACACAGAACCCAACAAGAAAAAATGACTGACGAACCACAAGACGGCGTTATCGTTCATATATCGCCAACGAGAGCACAACACGGTGTAATTCACGCGGAACCCTGCGACTGCACCGATATTATACAGGTCGGTGGCGAGGAGGAGAGGGCGCTTAAATTCGTCGAGGACTTCGTGACGAGTCTCGCCGCGCAGCATAACTGCTACTTTGTAGGTTGTAAGGACTGCGGGTGGGAAGGATTCTTCGGACCTGGTCCTCGTGCGACGAGCGAGGACAATAAGGCGGTGGTCGCCGAAGCAAGTTGTCCGGAGTGCTCCGGTGACATAATCGACCTACAGAACGATGACTGCGACCACGAAACCGAAGCGCTCGACTTTCACTACGACGAAAACGAACTACTGAACGACGATGACTGAAAATTCACAGAACCTAGCGAACCTTTCGCCCGAAGATGTGGTACTGCCCGCGAAACGATACGATTCTCCGACTCTCGAGGAGCGGATGAGCGAGAATGCCTACAACAACATTCTCCCCGCTCGCTATCAGATGAAGGATGAGACAGGAGAAATCGTCGAAGAACAAGAGGACGTTTTCGAGAGGGTGGCGGAGAACATCGCTCTCGGCGACGTGCCTCATATGCCCGGGATTATCGAGGTAGGTCCCAGCGAGTTCCGACCTGAGTTCCTCGATGAGTTCCCCGACGGCGAGACGCAGGTCGAGGTCACTGAGGACAACGTGAAGTATCTCGACTACGAAAGCGTCTCCGAGGTTCTCGCACCTGAAGCGCGACGTGACCTCGAGTCCACGAAGGACGAATTCCAGGACTTGATGGAGCGACTCGCGTTCATCCCGAACACTCCGACTCTCATCAACGCTGGCGACGAGCTTCAGCAGCTCTCCGCGTGTTTCGTCAATTCTCCCGAAGACGATATGGAGTCGATTCACGACACCGCGAAGGAAGCGGCGCTCACGTTCCAGTCAGGAGGTGGGATGGGATACGCCTTCTCTCGACTGCGTCCCTACGGTGACGCTGTGGGTTCGACGGGCGGCATCGCTTCGGGTCCTATCACGTTTATGCGTACCTACGACCAGATGTGTAAGACCATCGCTCAGGGTGGTACGCGGCGTGGTGCGCAGATGGGTGTTATGTCGGTAGACCACCCAGACATCATCCAATTTATCCACGCCAAGAACAAGGACGTGAGCCTCGCGCTTTCGCTGGGTCTCAACGACCCGAAGGACCCGACAAACACCTCCTTCACTGAGGCGCTCGACGAAGCGCGTGGCCTCATCGAGGACGGGAAGGTTCCGAACTTCCTTCGGAATGCCATCGAGCAGCATCTCTCGAACTTCAACATCTCGGTCGGTGTCACGCACCGGTTTATGGAGGCGCTCGAGGCGGGTGAGGACTACACGTTCATCAACCCGCGCACCGACGAGCCTCACGTCGCCAGTCAAGAGACGAAGGAACTCTGGTCTCGCTACGACCTCGGACACCACGTCAGCGTCGGAGAACCGCTGTCTGTCCCCGCGGAGGATGTGTGGGACCATATCGTCGAAGGCGCGTATGAAAACGGAGAGCCCGGTGTTATCTTCCTGGACGAAGTCAACGACGAGCACTCCTTCGACGTGGACGAGCATCCGGAGCACGAGATTATCGCCACGAACCCCTGCGGCGAGCAACCTCTCGAGGAGTACGAGGCCTGCAACCTCGCTCATATCAACCTCTCGACCGTCGTTACCGAAGGTGCGCCTGACTGGCGCGAGGTTCGTCCGGAGTATCTCGAAGGCACAGAGGACGAGTGGATGGACGAAGAACTCGAGCGTCACGTTCGAGAATTCCTGGACGACGCTATCGACTGGGAAGCGTTCGACCGTCGTATCTACTCGGGCACTCACTTCCTCGACAACGTGGTGACGATGAGCGACTTCCCGATTCCAGAAATCGAGGAGACGGTGTCGTCGCTCAGGAAAGTCGGGCTCGGGATTATGGGCTACGCGCAGATGCTCGTTCAAATCGGTGTGCCATACGGCACGCCTGCGGGGAACGAAGTGGCGCGTCAGCTTATGCAGTACATCAATCACGAGAGCAAGGCAGAATCTCATCATCTCGCTGATGACCGAGGTGCGTTCGACGAGTACGAGAAGTCGAAGTACGCGAACCCGACTCAGTATCCTGAGTGGTTCGAGTCTCACGTCGGTCTCGACCCGAGTGACTGGGAAGACGGATTCGAGGTTCGGAATCACAACACGACGACCATCGCTCCTACGGGCACCACGTCGATGCTCGGAAACACGTCGGGCGGGTGTGAGCCCATCTACTCTGTGGCGAACCTCAAGAACGTGTCTCAGGACATCCAGGGCGAGGACGAGCTCGTTCAATTCGACGACTACTTCCTGCGCGTTCTCGAGGCGAACGGAGTCAACGTGGAGAAGACGAAGAAGGAGGCATACGAGCTTCTGATGAGCGAGGACGGGTTCGACGGTGCTCACCAACTCAGCACTGTGCCCGACGCCATCGCCGACCTCTTCGTGACGACGAGCGACCTCTCTGGACGCGAGCACGCGAGTGTTCAGTGCGCGTTCCAGGAAGGAGTCGACTCGGCCATCTCGAAGACGGTCAACTTCCCATCGACCGCGTCACGCGAGGACGTGCGTGAGGTGTACGAGTACATCCACGCGAACGGCGGGAAGGGCGTGACCGTGTATGTTGACGGAACCCGGTCGAAACAGGTTCTCTCTACGTCGTCGAACAAGGCCGATACAGAGGACACGGATGACGAGGAACCCGAGAGCGCGTCATCTGACGACGCTCAGACGCCTCGGCCTCGCCCGCGACCCGACGTTCTCGACTCGACGGTGTACCCGGTCAACACGGGATATGGCGAGCTTAACGTCTTCGTCAACGAGGACAACGCCGGCGACCCGTTCGAGGTGTTCGCAGAAATCGGGAAGTCGGGTGGGTTCACTCACTCGTTCACCGAGGCAGTCGGACGTCTCGTGTCTCTCGCACTGCGTAGCGGTATCCCGCCCGAAGAAGTCATCGACCAGCTCGATGGCATCCGCTCACCGAAGACGGGCTGGAACACGGGCGGTCAGCAGATTCAGTCGATTCCGGACGCTGTCGCGCACGCACTGAAGCAACACGACGAAGGAGGGGACGATTCTCTCGACTCTGACCCGGGGGTTGAGGCGGGTGAAACCGCACTCCCTAACGGTGGGCAGCAGGAGACAGCGGGTAGCACGACTGCACTCGAGAATGGCGAGTCGCCTGAGTGTCAGGACTGCGGGTCGATGTCTCTCAACTACTCCGAAGGCTGTAAGACGTGCGAAGCGTGCGGCTGGAGCGAGTGCTAATCTGACGTAGCCCGAATCTTTTTGCTGACCGGTTGTTGTTTCGTGATATGGACCCGCAACTCGAAAGTGCAGTGTCCCGGTTCATCGGGAAAGAGGACGGCGACCTTCCCGACGCCGCGGCTGATAACGACGACGTAGAGGATACTCCTCGAGACATCGAGCACGAACAGATTTACTATCTCCTCGCTGACGCCTATCCGGACAAGTTCGAGGACGCGGAGCACGCGAGAGAGCTGATACACGACGCGCTCGGAATCGAGAGCGAAGAGAAGGACGAAGACCCGTGCTGGGACGGGTATGAGCAGCAGGGGATGAAAGAAGGCGACGACGGCGAGCCTGTCCCCAACTGCGTCCCGAAGGACGATGGTGACGAGAAGGGAATCGACCAAGAGGACGCGAACGAGGAAGACGACGACTTCAACCCTGGCAACACGCCCGACAATCTCGACCAGCATCCTCACGACGAGGCTGAGTGGCAGGAGGACTACAACCGAGACCTGCAAGATAAGACCTGTGACCACACAGACCACCGAGGACGCGCACTCGATGAGGAGGAGTGTCCGTGGTGCGGTGGTGATGAAGGATGAGCGTCCCAGACGACGCAGACGACCTGCCTGACGGCGAAGGAATCCAGGAGTCGGCGGACAGCCTCGAGGAGATGGACGACGAAGTCACGACGGGTCTGAGGACGTATGCGCGTACATACGTCACAGGACTGTTCGTGGTCCTCGTCCTCGGCTTCGCCGCCGCTGTCTACTTCGACTTCATCTCGTTCTCTCTCAACCTGACGGCGGACGTGTCGGTCGGTTACCTGGTCGAGTATCTCGCTATCGCCATCGTCGTTCTGTTCGTCTTCTTTACGGCAGCGATGGTTCTGATAGCGATTCCTGCCTCGTTCACTGCGGCAATCGTCAGATTCGCCGGTGGAATCGTTGAGGCCGGCCAGTCGGAGGACGACGACGAGAGCTGAAGCGCAACTGACTACTTTCACCCCGGTGATTAGACGGTCTCTCTGTTTCTCTGGTGCGTCTCTGTGTAGTTAGGTTTTACTTTCACTCCGGTACGAGAATTTATGGTACCGGGGCGTGTACGACTACGTGGAGGTCGAAGAGAAATGGCAGACGACGCAAACGACGACGCTCGGATGAACAGCAACGTGGAAATCAACTCGGTCCCGCTTGACGCGGTGTCCGACGCAGGCGAGGACGCGGAGGTTCTCGGATTCGCGGTTATGTCAACGACGGGCGAGCTGGTCGTCCCTCGTGAGTGGTTGCAGGAGCAGTGGGAGCAGTACGACCTGCCCGACGAGATTTTCCCGAGTGAGACGTGGGCCTCGTCCGCGTACAAGCGGTCGATGTTCCACCTCCTCGACAACGGTCAGGACGAGCAGGTTATGAAGACCGACGCAGGCAAACAGAAGGTCTCGCTCGACGTGAAGGACGGCGCGGGCAATCAGCGCCACGTCCTGGCGAACACCTGGTTCAGCGCCGACCACCCGAAGGCCGACCAGTTGGAAATCGACGAGTCGGGTGAGTGGCGCCAGGCGACGCTCGGCATCACCAACTACGACGCTGAGAGTCAGAAGCCTGTCCTGACGCAGGCCATCGACGACGCGCACCCGCTCGCCGACATCTGGGAACAGCTCGAGTCGCGTATCCGCGAGTTGTACGACACCCACAAGGTGTCTCACAACGGCGACGATATGCGAGACGTCCTGTACGACTTCACGCGCTACTACAGTGACAGTATCCCGCTGCGCGACGGCGGTGCGGTGTACTTCGTCCCTGCGAACGACAAGGACACCATCGAGGCCCTCGCCGAGATTTGGGACAAGATGGACGACGAGTTCAAGCTGCGCGGTCGTGAGACCGAGATTCAGACGATTCCGGTCGTCTCCGACACGGAGCGCAAGGAGCTCGTCGAGAAGCGCGCTATGAAGGTCGTCCGCGACGAGGTTGACCGCGTCCTGGAGGACGCCTTCGACGACCTCGAAGACCCGGACGACGAGACGCCCGAGGACGAGATTGTCTCGACCATCGAGAAGGCGCTCGGCGACCACGCGCAGACGGCGGACGTCTACAACTCGCTCGTGGACGCACGTATCGAGATTCGTGACGTGCTCCAGGACTTCGCGTCCGACATCTCGAGCGAGGCGCGTCAGGACCTCATCGAGAGCACGCTCGAACGCCTGAGCGACGAGGACGTGGTGACTGACGGCGGACAGGAACGCGACGAGAACGGTCGCTTCGCCTGAAGCGACTCGTTCCTCCTTCGTCGGGCACGCCCCGCAGAAGTGCCCCTGACGATGACTGGATTCGGGCCCGGTCGAAACGAGGAAACCGATGAAGGCAAAAACTGAGGTGTGAACCCTATGGGAAGCGGAATGGGTGCCCCCGACGAAGAAATGAATCGTCGGCAGGTGCTCCAGAAGCGACGTATCGACCAGATGGCAGACGGTACCGCCGTCGGCGGGAGCAGTCCCGACGGTGACGGCAAGGTATCGACATCTGACGCGAGCGCGGACGAGATGCTCGCACACTACAAAGGAAACAAGGACGACACGACGATGACCAAGGAAAAACAGAAACTCAAGTCACCGCGGTACAGCGACGTTCCAGCATACACTCTCGAGACGCTCGATATGGACACTCTCCGGGACGAGGTGTTCCAGGCGCTCGACTTCAACGAGTCCGAACGGCAGGCAGCAGGCGCTATCGCAAAGAACGACGTCTCGGATATGACGCAGGCGCAGATAGCGGACCTCGCCGGTGTCAGTGCGTCAACGGTCGGAAACACCATCCAGAAACTCGAGACGCGCAAGAACCCGACCTCGAACCAGCGTGAGATTCTGAAGTTCGCACGCGAGAACCCAGACCTGACGCCGACGGAAATCGGCAACGAGCTCGACAAGAAGACGACGAACGTGAAGCGCGCGCTCATCCCGTATCGGCACGAGCGTATCGTCTGCGAAGTCGAGGTTGACGACACGACCGAAGAGACGCAAGAGACGACCGACGAGACGAAAGACGACGACGGACAGGATGTCTCGCACCGCGACGACAAGGGCGAAGAGAGCGACGTGTCTGACGCGGTAGAGAAGGACCTCGCAGGAGGCGACGTGACCTACAAGTACGACACCGATTCCTCGAAGCCCGAGACGCGAGGTGGGAAGGAGCTCACGAAGTCGGCCATCACCGGTGTCACCGACCTCCTCGATATCTTCCGCGAGCAAGAGCGTCGGTTGCAGGAAGTCGAAGCGCGTGACCCTGAGCAGGTCCCGCAGTCGCTGAACGGACGAGTCGCCTCGCTCGAGACGCAGGTCGAAGGCGTGCAGAGTGTCGCCGATAGAATCGAGAACCAACAACTCGAGCTTGAGCGTCACGTCGAGGACCTCCAGGAACAGTGCGAAGACGTTGCCGACGCCGCAGACCTCGACCTCGAGGACACGACGCTCGGGCAAAAGGTCGAACGTATCCAGGACTCGCTATCGTCGCACAAGCGGGCCATCGAGGACTTGCGCGAGAGCGACACGGACGGTAGCACGTCGTTCTCGACGGAAGAGAAGCGGAAAGTCATCGTCTCGCTCGCGCAGAACGGAGAAGACGACCTCATCGACCGCGTCCTCGAGGAGATGTAACAGGCGCGGTCTAAGTAGTCTTTCGGCGGTACAGGCGTTCAACTCACTATTCTCGACGGGTCGTAGGACACTTTCACTTAGGTACGCACTTTTATGGTACGTCCTCGTGTACGATTGAGTGCGGAGGAAGAAAAGATATGAGCGACAACACGCAGAGGGTCGAAGTGTTCCAGCCGCGTAGTACCGAGCAGTTCTACAACCGCGAGGACGACGAAGTCCTCAACGAGGAGATGTTCAACCTCATCCGCGACCTGCGCAGCGGTTTCATCGAGGCAGAGGACCTCGACTTCGAGACGTTCGGTCGTGCGTACAGCCTGGTCGGTGTCGAGACCGTCGAGGACGCGAACGTTCCCGAGGACGAGCTCCTCGCGCACGTCTTCGAGACCTGGCAGAACGCGCCTCAGACCGACACGAGCGACAATTTCCGCGAGTCGAACGACCAGCAGCGTGCGACCTCGCTGAGCACCGGAGACATCGTTCGCGTTGACGGCACCGCGTACCTGTGCGAGAGCGTCGGGTGGAGCGAGCTCGAGGAGGTGTCCGTCTGATGTCTCTCGAAGCGTTCGAGTACGAGGGCGACGACGAGACGATGCCGTCCGATATGGACGGGTGGTTCGAGGTGTTCGACGCCGACGAGGCGAAGGCGTGGGTCGCCTCCGATACCACCGTGGAGGTCCGTCGATGAGCGACCTCCGGCACCTGACCTACGCGCCTGCGAGCGACGGAATTCACGTCTGGGAGGTGCTTCGGCACACCACCGAGTACCTCTTCTGCGTGGACGAGGTCTGTGACGGCGAGAACTGTGTCACCGCTGACGACCTCGACGAGGAGCGCGAGGTGTCGGTCGAGGATACTCGTGTCGAGCGGAAGGGCGTCGTCACTCTGTACCTCGAGGGCGTCGCGTCTGAGCTCGACGACGAGTAACTCCTTCTCGCGGCCACGTCTCGGTAGATTCTGTCCGTCCCTCGTATTGATTGCTGGACACCTCTGAATTACCAGTAAGGACATATGTCCGACTACGACCTTACTGACCGTCAGAAAGAACTCGTATCGTACCTCACATCCGGCGGCGCTTCGGCTGATTCTCTCGCCGGTCGTATGAACCTCACCCAATCCGGAGTCAAGTCACTTATCGGACGAACGCGAGACTCGGGCGTGACGATACGCTATGACCGCGAGGCACAAGTGTATCATCTCGTCGATGAACCCGAAGCACGTCGTCTCTCGACGAAAGCGAAGGGGACAATAACGAGAGAGGCGAACGAGTTTCGCTCACAACAGGAGGACGCTGTTCTTCGGAGGCTTCGTGGTAAAGAACCGCTCGTTGCTCAGCAGAAAACCGAACCCTCGAACGAAGATATGGTCGTCGCGCTCGGTGACGTGCATATCGGAGACGTGGTCGAGGACGAGCGAGGCCAGGAAGTCTACAATCCCAGAATTGCCGCCGCTTCGGTGCAACACGTCACGCAGAAGGCGCTCAACCTGAAGCGATTCCAAGAAGCGCTGGTCGACTTCGACAACTGCCACCTCGTCTGGGTGGGTGATATGCTGACCGGCGAGGGGATTTACGACGGTCAGGCATACGACACGAAGCTCCAGCTCGCAGACCAACTCTCACTCACCATCGAGGTGCTTATGCAGCAGGCAGAATCGTTCGCTCGAGAGTTCGACACTCTGCATATCACCGCCGTTCCTGGGAATCACGGGAAGATTCGCTCGTCGTACACGAGCGGGCAGGCAAATATGGACCTCGTCGCGTATCGCTGGGTCGCTGACCGTCTCCTCGACAGGGGGCACGAGAACATCAACTTCAACGTAGGAGAGGCGCGTCACTACAGGAATCACCCACTGCGTGACGGTGAGTGGAATCTGCACGTCCGGCACGGACACGACGAGCAGATTCACGTCGATGCCACTGCTCGCTCTCAGGCAGACGCACGCGGGATGGTTCACAAGCACGGACTGGACGGAATCGTTCGAGGTCACCACCACACTCATCGAGAAGAAGATATCCTCAACGAGTATCCGTGTATCACCGTCCCGTCACCGAAGCCAGGTAGTGAGTTTGCGGAGAGAATCGGGCGTCCTGACTGCTCGACGAAACGCAAGCTCGGCGTCACCTGGCGCGTGTCGGATGAACGGTTCAAGACAGGAGAGTATGTGGTCGACGACATAGACCTCGATATGGACGAGCTCGACACTCCGACCATCGAGGAAATCCGGTCGAGGGCCATCTAAGAGGTATGTTCCCACAGGTCCAAGAGTTCAGTGCAGGATACTACATCCTGTCACCGATGTATGTCGAGCCTCACGACGTAGAGACGCCTCGCGTCAACGACCGTCTGTACCAATTCCTTCAGTCAGAGATACTCGATGGGTTCGAGCGAGTCATCCTGAAGTGCGAGGCGCGAGTGTTCGAGGTCGAGCCTTCGCGGGCTATCTCTCCTGAAACGTTAGCAGCACCTGGCGACTTCGTCCGAGGTGACCTCGATATGGACGCCGCACCTGAAGAAGTGACTACGTTCGTCGCAAAGGGAGACATCGCTGAGAAGATACTCGGGATTCCCGATGACCGCCGCGTTCGCCTTCTCGAGTACGAGGATGAGGAATAGAGTCGTCGTCTCCGAACGTGCTTCGGTGCTCTCTCGGTTCCTACCTCAGGTCGGGTCCATCAAGGGTGAAGACCTTCTCGACCTCAGCGAGTGAGCTGACGCGGTAGACGTTGTCGCGTTCTTCGACGTGTTGATTCCACGGCTGGTCGAACAAGAACAGCGTGTCGTCCTCGTCGATACGGTCAGCGAGGTGAGGCTTGTCGTCGATATAGTAGTCGTAGTCGAGGTCTGCCTTCGACTTTCCTGGCTCCACGGAATGAAACTCGCTAATGTGCGGGAGGATATGTTTCATCTCGAGCCACTTCCTCATCTCGACCTCGACACCCTGACGTGCAGTCACGACGTGGACGATGAGCTTCTCAGAAATCGACGCTACGGACTCGAATTGAATCTCCTCTCGCTCAACGCTCGGCATCGTCCTCCACGTCTTCGACCAGGCCTCGTGTACGATTTCCATAAACTCTTCGTAGTCACGCCCATCCTGGTCAACCCAATCCCAGTCATCGACTTCGTCGTAAGAATAGTCAGTCCCGTGTCTTCCGTTCAGGGCGGCGATGTAAACGCCGTGCGTGTCAGCGAGGACACTCTCCATATCCAGTGCGACCTTCGGTGGTTGGTATTTCTCAGTAACGCTCATAGCAGAACCTCGTCGTATGCCTCTTTCTTCGTCGGAACTGTCGTATCGCACGCTTCCTCTATCTCCTCGACTCTGGGACCCGTCCATCCTGTCTCGATATGACCGCACCTGAGACAGATTTTGTCTGCTTGAACGTGCCCCTCGTTGTTCGCGTACTCGTCGGTGTACTCGTACAGATGGCCGAAGATTCGACAGAGTAATCTCATTTTGGTTACCTCAAGGAGCGAGTCGGTTCTTGCGGTTCTTGAGGTTCTCGTTATAGTACTCGAACGTGTACGGACACCAATCTTCGGCGAGGTCGAGGATTCCTTCAGTCATCTTCCGAATCTCCCACTGAGCGTCGGCGGCAGCACGCATATCTGCGACGTGCATAAGCATCCGAGCGTTCAGCGAGACGACCATATTGACCTTCGTACCGATTGGGAGCACCATACGAGCGTTCTCAGGTGCAGCTCCGAGGTCAAGAAGCTCGTTGTACGCCATAAAAGACTCTTTCATCGCTTGCTCGTACACGTCACGACGTTTCTCGAGAATCTCTTCAGGGTCGAGGTCCTCGAACACCTCCGCAAACTCTGCGTTCCGGCCAGCGATGGTCGGGTCCTCGAGCTCGGGAATCGTCACGACAGCTTCACCGGGCGTCGGGTCTGCTTCGTCGAACGGGACGTACCGCATACTCTGGATGTCGAAACTCGCGTGTCGGTGTCGGGTAATCTGCGCCATACAGGAGCGCGAGATACCCTCGACGTGAAACGTCGCCTGGACGTGCTCGAACGGGCCATAATGACCGTGGTCCATCAAGTTCCCGATGAGCGTTCCCTTCTTCTCCTCGATGGAGTCGCCGTCGATGCTCGACATAACCTCGCTGAACGGCATCTCTGCACCGTACTCGCTCATATAGTCGTTTCTCGCCGCTCGGCAGATGACCTCCTCTGCTTCGTCTGTCGCCTCGAGCAATTTTACCTGCATACACGACGAGATTCCGCGGGAGAGATAGTAATAAACACGGGATAGAGACGCCTCGTCTCTGGGACAGAACCAACCGCGACCAATACTTAATGCCAGGCACCGCTAAACAGAAATCGAGAGGAGATACCATATGACGCAGGACCTCCTGACCGACCTTGGCGAAGAGTACCTGATGAAAAACGGGCTCGATGGTGTTCAGGTCACTATCGGGCTTTACAACGATTCCAGCGACCAGCTCGGTGATTCCAGCGACGTTTCGGACATCACCACAGAACCCGACGACCTGCCTCCGGGTTACAACTACACCCGTCAATCCGCGACGGTAGAGGCCGCAGACATCTCCGGAAACTGGGGAGTCGATAACGCCTCGAAAATCACTTTCGACCTGAGTGGTTCTTCGACCTCGAACGACGTGGACACCGCGTTCGTTCTCATCGACTTCCAAGCGTCTGACACTGGTGACTCGGCGTCGAACGAGCACCTCGTCGCAAACCCCGCGCTCAGTCAGACGCGAGACATCGGGTCTATCGACACGCTGGAAATCGCTGCTGGTGACCTGGAAATCAAGGTCGACTGAGGTAAGAAACGATGGCCGATACCGTCGTTTCTGACGCCGTGCGGTTTCCTCAAGACGAAGGCGTCGGGTCGATTAGTGAAGGGTCTGAGACGTGGAACAGCGCTGGGTATCTCGGCGGTATCGCAGAGGCTCTCGGCGACTCTTCGTTCGTGCATAACGGGCTCACGTTCTCCAATCACGACGCCACCGCTGATACAATCTCAGTCGAGCCGGGACGCGCATACGTCAAGTTCTCCTCTGTAGATGTTCAATCGCAGCTCGGAGGCGACGTGCCCGCTCACGACACTACGATGCCGTCGAGCGTGTTCTTTATGCTCGTCCTGCCTACGAGCGTCGCGTCTCTCCCGCTTCAGGACTCGACCACGTCTCCAGTGTGGGTCGCATACGCGACAGACGGGGGCGTGTCCGGTGTCTCTGCGGGTGACATCTACATTAGGACGGACGACACGGGTTCGGTGAGCGCACCGTCTCATCCGTCGGTTAAATTGGGCGAGGCGAACCCTGATGACTCGAGTGCAGACACGAGAGCGAGCGATGGTGCAACAGTCGACCTCTCGTCTCTGACTGCTGACGACCTGACAGCGACTGACCTGACAACGACGAATCTCACTGTCCAGGACATACTCTCAAACGTTGATTTTCAGAATCATAACGTCACTGGAATCAACGAGCTGGAAGTCGGGTCGTTCGACAGCGACGATTATCACACCGCGCTCAGAGTTTACAGGAACGGCAACCTCATCGGGTGGCTCGACCAGTCAGGAGACGACGTGCGTCTCAAAGGGTTCGGCGGTGCAGACGCGGAGATTGTCAACGACTCGAGCGAGGGAATGGCAATTCGTTCGGGGACAGCAAACGCTGACTTCGACGCTGACCTCGAGATTAACAACGACCAAGCACTCGTCAACGACCAGGGCGAATCTCTCGTCTACTTCAACGAAGTCAACAGTCTGAGCGACGGGGTCGCCGAACGTCCAGTACCGAGATTCGGGACTCTGCACGGGACACTCCATATCTTCAATCAAGACGACGGAGATATTTTCAAGGGGTTCGTCTCGGATACGAGTGTGACCCTCGAACAGGACCCGGCATCGACGTTCTCGACAACTCAGGGGAACACCGGGACGACGAACGTCTACCACGACGGGTCAGACATCGTCGTCGAGAATCAAACAGGAGCTGAGAACTTCTACGACGTGGTCTTCGTCGGTATGACACCCGGACTATAGTATGAGCAAAACTGGACAGTCAATCACAGGCGGGAGCAAGACAGGCACAGAAGTCGTTGCTCGAGAATCCGCCTCGATGACTGTTTCTGGGTCGTCAGCGGTTTATGAATTTAATCCGGCTGTTCGTGCTGTCGAGAACGCAACTCTAACTGCAACAGGTAGCTCCTCCGCTACCGAACGTGTTTACGGCCCCAGCATCGTCAGTGAGTACGGGTCTGTCACAGGACAAACTGAATTCTCGTTAGACACCTCACCGCTCACGTTGGAAACAGCGTCGATGACTGCTACCTCGACGTTCGTAGCTAACGATGAGGGGAAGGCACGCGAGCTTTTCCTCCGCGCAGAACCCGAAAGTGAGTTCTCTGTCAACGAGAAAGCGATACTTGTCGAGGCTGGGACAGCGAGCGGGTCGTTCGTCGGAGAAGTCAACGAGTTAGGTGTCGCCGACGAGACGCCTTCCTCGACTAACCAGGCAGTGTTTACAGTCGCAGGTTTCGGTATCCTCGCTGACAGCGCCTCGGCTACAGCGTCCTCTGTCCTCGATGTTTTCGACGAATCCATAGCTCAAGAGGATGGGAATATCTCGGTGGTTTCGGAGGTTGAACCGTCTGACACTCGCTCGGTGGCAACCGAGAAACCGACCGTCACTCCCGACATAGAGATGAGGGCATCGGCATCGTCGTTCCTTGGTGCCTCTGCTTCGATGAACATCTCGTTCTCACCCGAAGTCAACGACGTAGCTCTCGCGTTCGAGGACGTAGAAGCTGCGGGTTCGTTCGTCAGTGCTACGCTCGACGAAGGACTCGCCGCGGAGGTCGCTATTCAACGAGCAGACACTGTTCAGGACGTGGGAGACGAAGCGGCTGCTACAGATATCGCAGAAGTTCCTATCGTCGTCGAGGTCTCACAAACTGATAGCGTTCTCGTGAGTGAGCAAATCTCCCTCGACCTCGATGTTACTGTCTTCACCGTTGAGCAGGAGCAATACATCCTCGAGTCTTCGTCGCTCACAGCGGATGGGTCCTCGTCCACGACGGAAAGCACCTTCGTCGATGAAAAACCAGAGCAGACCATCGTCTCGTCGTTCTCTGCGAACGCTGAGGGTTCGGGCCAGGCAGTAACCTCACCTGTGTCCGTTGACGCGGTGGGAGATGTGACAGACCAGGCAGTTGCGTCTGAGGTTGGTTCTGTCTCGCAGTCGTTCCTCACGTCCATCGACGAATCCGCCGCGGCACTCGAGACGCCGAGCATCGACACTGACGTGATTCTCTCCATCGTCGATTCTGCGACAGTCGGCGAGACAACAGAGGTGGTGAAACTTGCAGTCAGTAGTGACCTCACAGCGGACGAGATAGCCTCCGCCTCCGAACGAGGAGAAATCCTCATCGACTCGATTCTCGAGTTTGCCGAGGGTCGAACGATTGGCGAGAGAATTCTCGTCCTCACAGGTCTCTTCGCTGACCGGGACACGTTCACTACCTCGTTCGACACGACAGTAGAGCTCGAAGGCGATGGAGAGAATAAGACGGAGCTGACGGGGGTCTACGAGTAAAATGGCGCTCGTCGGTATCTTTAACGCGACACAGGGGTTAGAGGGGAATACAGTGACTAAAACGAACCAGAAAGTAGGCGGCAAGGACGACCCGTACTACGCAGGTGACTCGCTTACAATCGAGGTGACTGTCGAGACACCCAACGGAGGAGCGTTCGACCTGACAGGCGGAACAATCTCTTGGGCGCTCGCCGACCACAGCGGCGCAGAGGCAGACCTGACTGACGAGGACTCGGGAGTGACGACCGGAATCGTAAATGCCTCGGAAGGACGTCTCGAGGTAGTCATCGACTCGGGTGCGACAGATGACCTCGCCGGGAAGAAGTATCACGAGCTCGAGGTCGAGTCGGCAGATGGAGACAAGACGACAGTTCTCACGGGTCCGTTCATCATCCGCGAGGATACTGTCTAACGAAGAGACGCACGTTGTGAGCGGTTCCTTTTCTACACGACCCATCGTAGGCGCTCGGGTGAGAGGTCGAGAGAGGTCGGCGGCTCTTGTGCGAGACAGGACGCTGAGGACGAAGGGAAGGTAAGATTAACGAGTCGTCCGAACCGAAGTGGGGTCAGTCGGTATCTCGCCCTCGACCTGCGAGTACCTAGAGATGTACGAGTGAACAGTCGATTCCGAGAACCCGCACGCCGCGGCCATCGTCGCGTTGTCAGTCCCCCACTCTCGCGCTATGTGCCACGTCGTCGAGAGCGCCTTCCTGCCTTTGTGCTTCGTGTCCTCGTATGAAAATCCTTCTTCTTCCCATACCATATCACGAACCGTCTGCGGGCTGAGGCCGAGACGTTTCGACGCCGTCTCCATATCGAGGACGTAGTACGCGGCACGTTCGAGCCACTCGATACGTTGCTCGTGCAGTGTTTCGCGCAGGGCAGGAGAAACGCCGGGTGGGCACTCCTCTCGATGAGCGTTCTCCTGACGAACACCACCAAACTTCGCCCCGCACTTCGGACACTCGACGAAGATGTTGGAGTACGTGCGGGCGTTCGGGTTCGTCGGGTTGACCCACCAATTCTTCCCAGACATCGGCGACTTCCACGACCCGACCATCTCCATCATCTCGTTCGAGATACCGTAGACCTTCCTGTCGTCGTCAACGACGTTCTTGAGCTTGAACGTGATTTTATACTTGTACTCCTTCCCGTCGTCAACCCACGCCTCGAACGACGAGCGAACCTCAGCGAGCAACTCGAACGGGTTGTAGACTCTGCTGTTGTAAGGCAGCAGGAAGTGGAACACGTCGTCCCGGTCGAGTTGTCGCTCGCTCATATTATTCTGTGTTGCTTGGGCCACGGATGATTCTGACGCCGATGCTCAGGAGCAACACACCTGCCGCGAGGGCGACGAAAGCCTCGAAACCTGAGTCGATTGCTGACTGGGTTGACTCAGGAAGGTGTGTCCAGCCGATTCCGATGAGGAATCCGATGAGCAGGGGGATGAAGTCATCCTCGAGAAACTCACCCATCTTCCTCCTCCTCGAAGTCGTCGAGATTTCCTTCGCGGATGCCCTTCAGACGACGCTCGAACTCCTTCTTCTTCGCTCGTGCGTGTTTCATCTTCTCGGCGTTGATGGTGTAGTCACCGTCTGTACCGAGTAGGCACCCGAAGGTCTCCATATCCTCGTAAGGAACCTTCGTCCCGTTGTCCTCAGCGAAGTACTGGAACAGCTCGATAGGGAACAGGAACGCACGGTCCTCTTCCCACCCAGCCTTCGACTCGGGGTCACCGCGTGCCTCGAGAGAGACGAAGATGTCTCGTCCCGACAGCTCCATATACTCGACCTGCGACTCGATTTGCTCGGGGTCGTAGTTGCCGTTGAAGTAGAAGTAGTACTTCGTGTTGATTGTCTTGCACTCGACACCGACATACATCGACTCGATTGGCGAGTCAACGATGAGGTCACCAGTTATCTGGTCTGCCTGAAACCCGTGACCTGACCGAGCGCTGAACGATTGTCTCCTGAGGAGAACGACGCCATCCTGCCCGACCGAGTCCTCGAGCGCGTGCCAGATTTTGTCCTCGAACGATTTTCCACCCATCGTTAGTACCTCTTACCGTGTTTGTACTCGCGGTCACGGTTCGCCGCGTTCTTCTCTTTGATTTCTTCCTCGAGGTCGATACCTTCCGTCTCTGCGTGGTCCATCACTCGGATGACGATGTCCGCAAGCTCCTCGGCGTACTCCTGCTCGTCGCCTTCGCGGTCAGCCTCGAGAGCTTCGGACACCTCCGAGTGGATGAGAGCGAGGATTTTCGCTCGGCTGCGTTCGTCTACTCCTGCGTCGTCGCCTTCGTGGAAACCGCTTTCCTCGGCGATGAGCCACGCTTCTTGCTGTAGGTCGGTGAAGTCAGTCATTCTTCTGCTTTGAGGTTGTGAACCGGCGTCAGTGTTTCGAGAATCTCTGCTGTCTCGTCGATACGCTCGAGGACCACTTCCTGGTCCTTGTACGCCATCGGCGCTTCGTCGAGCGTGTCCTCGTTGACCGAAGTCGAGAAGATGCCGTCCATCTCCTGCGTGAAGGTAGCGAGGTCGAACGTGTCGAACGCCCAACGACGAGAACCGCGTCGTCCGGCGCCGTGAGGGGCGCTCGAGTTCCAGGCGTCGTTGCCCTTACCTCGGACGATAATCGACCCGTCGCGCATATTGAACGGGATAACGCCCTTCTCTCCGTCGTGGACGCGGGTCGCCCCCTTTCGGATGATGAGGTCCTCGAAGTCGATGTAGTTGTGTGTCGATACCACCTTCTCTTTCACGTCCGTCTGAAGGATAGCAGTGACGTTTTGCGTCATCAGATGACGCGACTCTGCCGCGTAGGTCTGCGCGAAAATCATATCACGCAGGTACCCGTGACGGTCCTCGCCTTCGAGGTAGTCGAGGTCGCTGCCTCCTGCGTTCTCTCGAACGTAGTCGGTTACCTGCTTCAGGCGGTTGACCATCTCACCGATACGCTCGCCTTCGAGACGAGAGCGAATCTCATCGGTGTCCTTCCAATCCTCGCCCATACCGCCCTGCACCCAGTTGAGGAGTTCTCGGTCGGACACGTCGTCGAGGTCGGGTTTGTAGTACGCGCTCGGGATTTGAGAGAGACGGTGTCGCACTTCCTTCGCTCTGTCGTCACAGGCCTGGTGCGCCTGCTCCTGCCAATACTGAGCAATCGCCATCCCGATACCTCGAGAACCGGAGTGAACGACGACCCAGAAATCACCCGTCTGCTCCGAACGGGAAATCTCGACGAAGTGATTGCCACCACCGAGCGTTCCGATGCTCGTGATTGCTCGGTTCACGTTGTATCCCACGCGCTTGCAGAGGTCGAGGAGATACTCCTTCCCGTAGTCAGGAGACTCGATGTACCCACCTGACCAGTTCTCGTTGAGCATCTCGAGTTTCTCCTCGCACTCGTCCCACGGGAACTCGTTGACCATATGATATTGACGAGACGCCTTCGTATCTCCCCAGGTGTTTCGACCCATCGGGACGCGGTGACGAATCTGCTCGTCGAGCGACCGCATAAGGTCGGAGTTCCCGAGTCGATTCTCGAGCATCTCAGGCCGACCGAGGTTGTACGCGGTCATCCCGCAGCCGATGTCTACTCCTACGGTGTTCGGGACGATTCTCTCGCCGAGCGGCATCGTAAACCCGATAACCGCTCCTGCGCCGGCGTGCCCGTCGGGCATAATCTTCACGTCGCCCTCAAACGCCTCGTGGTTGACCATCCTCTGAACCTGCTCGACGAAGGTCTCGTCCACGGCGTCGGTTTTCACGTCGGCGGATGTGTACTCGCCGTCGATTTGTAGTTGACTCATTCTTGTTCTCCTGAGTGGAGCTGACGGTATATCGACTTCGCTCGCTTCTCTCCTATACCGTCGATTTCTGCGAGGTCCTCCACGTCAGCAGATAATGCTTCGGCGAGTGTCCTATACCTTCGTTCCAAGATATCCGCCGTCTCTGGCCCTACACCGTCGAGAGCACCGAAGGCGCGCTTAACATACCCCGCGTCCTTTTCGACCGTAGACGCCTGGAGAGACGAAGCAGACGGGTCCTCTTTGTGTTTCCGGGCGAGACGTATCGCCATATCGACGAGCCCATCCGCGTCAGAACAGAATCGGACACCGTCGAGATACCTCACGTCAGTCGAAGCGACGCTCCCGACGAGAGACTGCGGAGCGATATTCGTTCCTGTCAGCGAACGGAAGTCCTCCTGATTCCCCTCGATGAGGATGTACGCGGGACCGTCGAAGTCAGCGAGCTTCTGAATCTGCTCGTCGAGGCGCGTGCCTTCTTTTCCCATCAACGTGCCCGCGTAGTCGCTCGGCGTCTTCCGCTCAACGACAACCGTGAGGTCGCTGTCGTCGAAGGTGAGATGGACGTCGCCTTCATCGAGGGCAGAGAGTGTCCATCCTTCCACCTCGTCGTGGTTGTCGAGTGCGAGTAGCATCTGCGGTGCGTCCTGCTCGTGTACGTCGAGTTTGATATTGACTTTTTCTTTCATTCTGGGTCCTCCACTTCACCAATACCGCCAGCGAGCGAGCCCATAGCGTTCGGTGCGCAGTCAGGACAGGCGTGAACTGTCCCGTCGTTGTCGCCCATCACTCTCGCCCACTCGCTCGAGACGTGAGAGTCGCAGTTCCGACACTCAGGCATCCTCTTCGTCCTCTGTCTCATACCGCACGTCGCTCTCGAAGTCGTCTGCCGGGTCCCGTTCGTCACCAGCGAGGAACGACTCGAAGTTGTGGTACACGCGGTCGGGCGCGTGCCCGAGGTCGCGCAGTTTCCCTTCATACGCGACGAGACGGCGATTCATCTCCCGCTCTGACCGTTTCCGGGCACGCCACTGCTGAAACGCGAGAGCGACCGAGATGACGACGAGAACGCCCAGCGTGAGCGTCAGCATCTCAGGCATCTTCGGGTGCCTCCTCGGGCAAGTCGAACCGCTTGCGAGGACCACCCTCGCGTTCGCCTGGGCAGTAGTAATCCATCGCTTTCCGAATCCGAATCTGGTTGTGGTTCGACCGGTCAACGTCCATCGCTTTGCAGACATCGACGACGGTCGCCGTCTCCCGCAGGTCGCAGTGACGAGTCAGGAACCGTCGAACGACGACACCCGCTCGGTCGTAGGTGATTTTCTCTTCTTCCGAGTAGAAACTGCTCATTTGAGACCCCTCCGTTCGAGGAGGATGCTTTCGTCCTCACCTTTCACATACCGTATTTTGTCGCTCTTGCGCAACTGAACGTGGATTCCTTCGGGAATCTCCTCATCGGTGTCTTCCCGTGCGTCCACGAGCTCCGCGTGCGACTCGAACCGTTCCTGAACGACAGGCACTCCTCGCCGGTCGCCTGACTCCGTGAGCGCGTCCCGGAGAGTGACGAACACCCACCAGAACTTCTCCTGGTCGAGCGACGCGAACAGCGAAGTAGGCGTCTGTGCCCACTCCTCGTCAGCGAGGTCCTCGTCGTCCTCAATCTCCTCACCCTGCGTATCGACTTCGTCGTAGTCCTCTTTCACGCCTACGGGGTCAGATGGGTTGTCGTTGTCCTGTTCCTCGGTATCGTCGTCGCCGTCCTCCGTCTCATCGACGATGGTCGGCTTGTTGCTGAACGGGTTAGTCATTATCTTCGGGGATGAAGTCGTCCTCGATGACTTTCACAGTCATCTCGATTACTCTTTTCTCTGTGCCGTTCTCCATAATCGTATCCTGCGACTCGAAGTCGTCTGCCCAACGTTCGAGGTACAGCGACCAGTCGTTGAGTTTCCGCTCGTACATCCGACCGGTACGCCACTGCGAAAACGGGATACGAAGGAGAATGTTATCGTTCGCGCTCGTGAGCAACGCTTGGAAGTGAGTGCCCGCTGACTGCGCCTGATACGCCATCCGATAGCAGTCCTCAGTCAGGTGCCTCTCGATGAGGTGCTTCGGCAAACTCAGGTAGTTCGACGGCGGGACTTTCACTTCGACCTCGTACTTTTCTTTTCCTTCCTGGCCGAACATATTACACCTCGCGTTTTATCTCGTGGACACGACGTGCGAGGTCTGAACGGAAATCGTCGTGTACTTCCTCTGGTGCCTCGCGCAGGAAGTTCGTGTAGGCGTTGTACCGCCCAGTGTTCGTTTTGTAGACGAGGATTTCTGCTCTCTGTAACTGCTCGGGCAGGATAGAGAACATATACGACCAGGTCCCGGTGACCTGATACGGAATCACGTAGATGTCTCGCTCGAGTTTCCGGTCGACTGCCTTGTCGAGCGCGTCTTCGTCTACGTTGTGCGAGGAGAAGTTCCAGATGATAGTGTCCTCGACAACGTGCGGGTTCGCTACTCGCCGTCTGATGAACGACTGCACCTCATCGAGCGACGTGTCTTGGTCAACGAGCAGTGCGTCCTCCGCGTAGGGAGTACCGTATTTCTTTTCGTTTGCCATCTTTTCGTGCCTCCGTGGTTTGTGTCATAGCGCCCGGCGGCGCTCCGATTGTCCCCGCGAGATTTGAACTCGCGTCCTGAGCTCCAAAGGCCCAGAGGATTGGCCAAACTACCCCAGGGGACTGCGTGCGGGTTTCGCCCGCAACTCGTGTCTCTCACATTATCCTGGACCACATTTAGTTCCTTCGGTTGTCCGAAGGTTCAGGGGTTCTCCCTACGTTCTCTGAAACGCGGGAGCTAAGAATCTGCCTGTTCTTAGAACATCACCTCGTTGACGAGGTTCCGAAGCGACGCGAGAATGTCGCCGTTCTTCGGGACCTGCGTGCGACGGTCGTACCCGGGATTGCCGTAGGAGTTGCCTCCAATCTCGATTCCCAGAACGGGGAAATTCGCCTCGTTGACCTGCGCAGCGAACGCGCTACTGTCGTCGGGGCGACCGTCGGTGATGACCAACATAAATCTCGTCGTCGTCGCGTGACGATTGAGACGGTGACGAGCGAGGTAGGTCGCCTGAGATATCGGCGTCGAACCACCAGTCGACTCGGTGAAGATGACGTTCTTCTGGTCCTCGACACGACCCCCGAACGGGAGCTCGAGGACTGCTTCGTTCGAGTCGAGGGAAATCATACTCACGTCAACGCCGACACCGTGCAGGGACATCAGGAGCGCACCTGCCGCACGCTCTGCCTGACGAACCAACTGACCGCTCATCGACGAGGAACGGTCGAGGACGACGATGGCCTCGTAGTCCTTCTTATCGGGAGTGTGCCGACGCTTGAACACCTTGGTCGAGCGACCCGAGCGGTGCATACTGCGCGAGTCAGGAGTCCCGAAGCGGGTGCCGTGCTCCGTGCGCGTCCTCTGCTGACGCTGCAACTTCTGCTCCCACAGGCGCTTGAGAGCGCGACTGTCGTTCTTCGCCTGACGGAAGCGGTCAGTGTTGAAGTCGCTGCCGTCGGGAATCACGAGTTTCATATCCTTGTCGGGCATATCGCCTGACTCGTTGCCGCCCTTCAGGATGTCCAGGAACTCCTCCGCTTCGTCGAGCATCGAGTCGCCGCCGACCTCCTCGGCCTCGCGGTCAATCTCACGCGAGTAGCGACGCTCGACACGTTCTTCTGCCTCTCTCAGGTCGCCACCGCCCGACCCTTCAGCGTCCTCGTCACCGTCATCTCCGCCTTCACCGTCGTCGCCGTCTTTGTCGGCGTCACCGTCGCCGTCGTCTCCGTCGTCAGATTGGTCGCTCTCGCCTTCGTCGTCGTCACCGTCGTCTCCATCCGACCCGTCGCCTTCGTCGTCAGCATCGTCGTCCTGCTCGTCGTCTCCGCCTGCTCCGTCGTCACCCTCCTCGTCTTCCTCATCACCATCGTCGTTGTCGTCGCCGATGCCCCAACCGTCTGCTTCGTCGTCGTCTTCGTCGCCACCTTCGTCGGCGTCCTCGTCGAAGTCGACCTCGATGACCACGGTGCCGCCTTCGCCGCTCTCCAGGTCGTCAGCGTCACGAGACGAGTCACCGATACCAGGCTGCGCGTCGTCAGGCATACCGTTCTGACCTCCACCGCTGTCAGAGAGCGGACGCTTGCCCGAGACCTGCGCGTCGTCCATCAGGTCCTGGAAATCTTCCCAGAACTCCCACGTTCGTTTGTTCCGCTTTCGCGCCTTCGACTGCGTGAGCATATCCTCGACGTAGGTCTCGATAGTCGGGAGGAAGTCAACGAAAGTCTCGCGGTCCTCGGGTGAACCGAAGACGTACTCGTCGTTGTCCTCGTCGAGCAGGAACTCGAGCGCACCGCTCGGCTCGTCGTAGAGTTCCTCGTTCCACAGGTCGAGGATGGCGGTGATGACCGCGTGCGCCATCGGGAATTTATAGAACGTCTCGTCGCCTCCAGTATCCTGAAGCGACTCCTGCTCGATGCCGAACGCAGCACGCCCCTGCTCCTCGTGAAGGTTCGCGTACAGGACGCGGAAGTCGTCCTTCACGTTGAACTCCGACGTAATCTGGCGCTCAATCGCACCGTCCTCTGCGGCGTTCCAGATGTTCTTGAACAAGTGACGGTCGTTCATCTCGACCCGATTGAGGTACCGCTCGAACGAGGGCCAATCGGAGAACAGAATGTGACCGCACTCGTGCATAGTGAGGACCTCCTGAACGAGCAAGTCGTACTCGTCGCGGGGGATGTCCGTCACCGATTGCTCGTGCTTGTCGCCCGTGACGTTAATCTCGGGCGTGTCCTTGTTCAACTCAACGTGCGCACCCTGACCGCGAACGTACAGAACGAGGTCACGCAGGGAAACGAGACCTGCGACCTTCTGAAGGTACGACTCGCGGCGCGAAGAGTTACGCAGTTTCTCACCGGGACCGACGCCAATCCTCTTAGCGAGGTCGTTCGGGTCGGTGTCCGGCGAGATTCGCGTGCCGGTCGTGTTGTGCATTTTTCTTTTCATCCTCTGCGTCCCAACGTTCGGGACCCGTTGTCTTATAATCTCGTAGCCGAGTGAAAGTGGAAACGCGAAAAAAAGAGAGAGGTCAGCTCAGGTCAGAAGACCTTGCCGATAATCCCCTCGATGGCGTTGACGTCTTCAGGGTTAGCGGCGCTCTTGAAGACGCTCTTCGTCGCACGCTCAGCGCCCATCAGTTCTGCCTTGCGTCCGACCTTGATGAGGTCACGAGTGCCGATAGGAGAGTAGATATCACCCGTGTCGCCGTCGTCGAACATACCGAGTTTCTGCTTCGACCCTTGAGGCAGCGCCGAGCGAGGACCCGCGAGACGAGCACGAATCCGGTTCGCCGTCTTGACGACGCTGTCCGCCTCGGCGTCGGTGAGAGACGTCCGCGAAGCGACGAGGCGCTTCTCGGCGTCCCACTCCATATACGGAATCCACTCTTCGTAGAAGCGGTTCCGAGTCGCGTCGTTCATATTCTGCGTGCCTGCGTAACTCGACGGGTTGATGGTTGCGACGAATTGGAACTCGGGGTGGATGTACTGACCGACGTGCTCCTCGTTGTCCCACTTGTCAACTCGTGCGTAGTGCGCAGCCTTCGCCTTGTCCTGCGGCATCGTCAGGTCGTGACGGTCGGCGGCAGCATCAATCTCGTCGTTCGAGACCTCGAGGTCGCGCAGGACCTCACCACGCTCCTCGATGGAGAGATAGCGCGCTCCTTCGCTCTCGAGGAGGCCGTGAAGTGGCATCGTCGCCTCGCCGCCTGCACCGTTGAACTCGTCAGCGACGAACGTTCCTCCGTACCGAGCGCACCACGTCAGGAGGCCGTCCTGCCACGCCCACCCGTCGCCGTCTTGCTCGGGAACCCACATACCGACGATTTTCTCTTTGTTCGTCTCGAGGCCGAAGTTGACACGAACCTGCGCACGGTTCGTCTCCGACGAGACCTTCGTCACTGCGGCGTTCTTGCCCGAACCGGTGTGCCCCTTCAGCATCAGGTAGAAGTCGGGGTCAGCCATATCAAAGGCGATAACCTCGGTGTCCTTGACGCCTCCCTCGAGCTCTCGCTCATAGTACCCGTGCATAGGGTCGGGGGACAGCGGGTGGTCAACGTCTTCGAGAACATCGAGGTGTCCTTTGAATTTCTCACCCGTCGGGAGACCGACTGGCTTGTCGATTGAGACGACCTTCGACAGGTTGTCCACGTCGTCGCCGCGACCGCTCGTCTCACCAGGCGTGCCCTTCATACCGGTGATAACCTTGTCACCGGACGCGGTCGTGTCCGTCGTGCAGTAATCCCAGACGTAGGATTCTGCGGTGACTTGCTGAACGCCCTGCTGGTCCTTGAGCTGTTCCACGGTGTCCTCAAACTCGAGGTGGTCCTCGGAGTCGGACACCATCTCGGCCAACTGCTTTCGTGCTGCCTTTGACATCTTTTCTTCCTCTGCGTTCCTGTATTCACGACCCGGTACAATAAATCCTCGTAGCGGAGTGAAAGTGGTACTTGGCTACTCCGAATCCAGGAGCTCGTCACGCATACGACCCATATCTAGGCAGTATTTCTCTCCGTCGAACGTGACGGGCAGTTTCTTCCCGTGATTGCCGAGTGAGTGGAGGTCCTCGGGTTCGAGGTCGAGATACTCGAGCACTACAACGAGGTCGCTCGTCATATCCCAGGCAGACGGCGTCGGAATCTCCGTCATTATCCGCCTGCCATCCTTCGTCTCGACACCGATAGACACGGCGAGGTCTTCGGGTTCTACGTCGGACGTGTCGATTGTTTCGCCTTCGTCGCGTCCGTGACGGTCGAACGAAACACCGACGATTTCTGCCTCTCTGTCGTATCCTTCGCCCTTCAGAGAGCGGAGATGTGCTTCGTATTCTTGCACGAATTCTGTGGGGTTCATATCGGTCAGGAGGAAGTACTCACTCTGGTTAAACGGGTATGTTCGGGTCATTCTCGAGCATCACTACCTGCTCTGCTAACCACTCAACTTCTCGCTCTGCCTCCTCCCGCGACACAGAACGCTCGTGCCCGACACGAACCTCGACCCACCCAGACGCGGTATCCCAGATGTCGGAGTCGAAGAGTTCCTGAGCTCGTTGAATCAACTCCTCGTCCCAATCAACCTCGACACCGACCACCCAGAATCTCTGCTGCGACTTCGTTATCGTCTCCTCCGTCGCGTCTACATCTGTCTTACGCACGCGGCACGAAACGCCCGAGTGACGAAACTCCTCGCCCTTCACAGAATCGAGAACGTCGTCGAGGTCGTCGTCCGTGAACCCCATCTCGATATTGTCGAGGTCGAGGTCCTCGAACTCATCAGCCGGGTCGGGGATATCGTCGCTCATCTCACAGGTGCATTACGAGCTGCTCGCAGACCCACTCAGTTTCGTCCTTGACCTCTTCGACATCTGGCTCGTCACCTTCGACCAGTTGCAGGTGGAGCGTGTCGAACCCAACGTACTTCCCTCTCTTCACGAGGCCGTTCGGTTGGTCGACCTCGAGAATCTCGTTCAGACGGTCGACTGAGACATCCTCGATGCCGTCGGGTCCGTTGACGACACCGATGTACGACTCAGTCATCAGCTCCTCGTCAGCGTCCGGGTCGTCGGCGGGACGGCGGAACCATCGTTTCTCTTCGACCACGCACGTCATACCGTTCTTCTCCCACCGAGCGACCGGGTCACAGATGACCCACTCATCGTAGTCGTCGTCCACGCTCTCAAGGTCGAGGCGCTTCGGGTCGTTGCCATCCTGTTCTACGTCCTCTGGGGTTATCATATCGTCAGCGCTCATTCTGTTTTGCCTCATCTCGTCGTTCGGCGTTAGGGGATAAATCCGTATCGTTCTAAAAAGAGGTGTGTCTCTAGCTACGAACCCACTTCGGGTGGTTCTGCGCCGGTGCGTCCTGCAACACGTCCCAGTCGTTCGTTCGGCAGTTACCGCACGGTCCGATTCTGCCCGTCGCCTGCGCGTCCTTGACCTTCTTCGACTTCTTCTGACGCCACAGGACGAGCCCGCAGTCATTACAGACGATGAACCACCGCGGGTCAGGTTCGTCGTAGCGACCGATATTGGTCACGTCGAGACGCTTCGCCTCGCTGATGAACGTGGGTCCGTGTCCCATATAGCCGTTCTCGACGAAGTTCGAGGCGTGGACGAGCTCGTGCTTGACCGTGTTACGCAGGCGTTCCCAGTCGTAGTTCCGTTTCTTGTACGCTTCCCACGACAGGACAATCTCCACGTCGTAAGGCGCCTTCTCGTCGCAGCGACCGAGCAGACGAGACATACGCCCGCTGTCGCGGAAATCAATCATATCCCGCGTGAGAACGTCGAAGCGATACTCCTCGAGGACCCACTCCATATACGATTCCGCGTACTGCATAAAGCGGTCGCGGGTCTGCGGGTCCTTTTCCCACTCCTGACCTCCAATCTGTTCTTCCTTCGACTCGTTCGCGTCAACGCCGTCCATAACGACGGGTTTCTTAGCGAAGGGGTCAGCTCCTGAGCAGCATCGGTGACACATTCTATTTTGACCTCTGCGGGCGATAGTACGAACCGCGGGGTCATCAAACCTAGTAGCGGAGTGAAAGTAAATAATTCATAACGCCGTAAGCACAGAATAACACCTGTAGACCGGTATTAATCGGAGCCTTACGCCTGCTAGGAGGATAATTACAATACAAACCCCTACCATATCTGTATGTGCGACGTGACGTAGCAGGCACACCGAGGAAAACACAAGTGCCCGTTTGACAGCAAGTAGGCCGAACAGAGGAAAAAATATGTCCCAAGAAAGTCAAACGCGGCTGGACGACGAGAAGGAAGAATTGATGAACGAAGAGCGGCTCACCGAAAAGCAGGCAGCGATACTCGCTGTCTTCGAGCGAAACCCGCAGATGTCCTACTCAGACATCGCCGACGCGGCCGGTCAGCTCCTACCCGAAGACGAGAGCGTGACGGGTTCATACGCGGGCGAACAAATAAAGCAGCGCCGAGCGTCGTGGTTCAACGAGATGGGGAATCGTCGTAGACCCGAGAGCGAGGTTTCTGAGACGGTCGAGGACGACGACGATGACTCGGACGTTGACGACGACGAACCCGATGAGAACGGAGACGAACCGTTCTCTGACCCTGGTGAGGTGATTACCGAGGTCGGGCGTCCCGACGAAAACGAGACGGTCGAGGTCGATGTTTCGGTCGATTCCTCTCGTGTCGCTACGCTCGCTGACTGGTACGACGTGACCGCAGAAGAGGCCGCGGCGATGGCGCACGCAGAAAAGGTCTCAGGTGTCGAGTACACGGGGCGAGAGCAGGTCGAAGAGGAACCTCTCGAAGGTTTCACCGTGACTCTCGAGGAAAACACCTGGTTACGCCTGGTCGCGTTTCTTCACCTGCACGCAGACACGAGCGAAGGCGCCGCTCACGAGGAGCAGCTTATGGAAATCGCTGGTGAGATAACGAAGCAGGCGCTCGAAGGGTAAACCTCAGCGCACCGCGACTATTTCTTTTCTATCGAGACGTTCGAGAACCATCCCGTGCGCCTCGTTGACTCGTTCTTCGTCCTGTAACATCGTTTCGAGACGTGTCCGAGCGACCGCGCACGCCGTTTTTCTCTGAGCGGCGTGCCCGTTTTCGTCTGCACGTTTGACCGCACGTCGAACACTCTCTACAGCGTCGTCAGCAGCATCATACACGTTCATCGTTGTTTGGTTATCAGATACCGTATTACCGCCTACGACATACGTTTCGCATACCGTGATTATATAATTATCGTGAGAAAACTTGTGCGTTCGTTAAGAGAATATAGTCAGAAATCGAGCACGTCGCTCCCCTGGTCGCGGAACCAGTCATTCTCCCACCGCGTGCGTATCTGATACGCCCAGTGCATAACCGAACGCTCGTATGCCTCGAAGTTACGATTCTCGGTGATGTCTGGGTCAACGAGATGGGACCCAGCAACTGACCGTCGTTTCGGAGTGAACCAGTTCTTCGCCTTACTGACCTGCTCCTCAGTAAATTTCCCAGGATTCCGCGACTCGTTTTCATACGCCCAGTCGTGACCTGACCAGTAGCGATTTGCTACGTTCGCCATCTTGTTGATGGCATTTCCGTCGATAGAGACGATATCTTCACCGAATTGGCGTATCATATCCATCTGTTTCGCAGGCGCGCCTCCTAACAGGTGGATGTCTCGTCCGTAGTAGTCGATGAGCTCGCCTTCCGCTGCGCCGTAGGTCGTCGGGACACTGTACCCTACGACCATATCGTCTGGGACGTGCTCGACTTGGTTCGACCCGTGAGGGACGACCTGCACGTTCTCCGCATACTGACTGAGGATGTCTGCTCGCTCGTTGATGGTCGAGATGTTAGAGTCGGGATGTCCAGGGTCGTGCTTCGTGTAGTCACCACCAACAACGAACTCCGGTTCGTACTTCTTGCACGCCTGAACGAGGCGCTCGAACTCCGGGTTGTGCCAGTCCATATCTATGAAGTGAATCGGGATTCCATCCTCAGCGAGACGGTCGATATTGTCGAGCCGACCGCCTGTCTTGAACCCGTACTCGTATGCGATTCTCATATGCTCGTGCCCTGCGGTCGTTATCACGTCGAACCACAGGTCCTCCATCCAGTCAGGAGCGTCAGCGAAGTCAGCGGGATTCTCTTCGTCATACTCCCACCCACCCCGCTCGTATCTGAGCATCGACTCGTTCGCTTGCTTCCCCGCAGCGAGAGTAGCGTCGAATAGGTACTGGTGCGCGGGTTGACGCTCGGGGAGGTCGATGTCTGATTCCGTCTCAGCATCGTCAGATTCGTCGCTGTCGGGTTCGTCAACGAGCGGGTCCTCTGTGTCCTCCTCCTCGTCAACTCCTGGCACGTCGTCGTCTGCTTCGTCTCGTGCGAAGTCAACCGTAGACGTGTCCTGGAATGGATTGCTGTTGTCGTCGTCAGGGTCGAACACCTGTTCTCCCATACTATTCACCCGTGCGCAGCATCTGGTAAAACTCGTCCTTGATATGCGCCTCGTCTCTGGCTTTCCCGCGAAGTGCAGTGGTTCTCGTCGCAGAGTGCGCCTCCTCGATTCCCCGGCAGGACATACACTCGTGCTCTGCACGGATGAAGACGACAACTGCCTCAGGGTCGAGTTCTTCGTCGATGGCGTCTGCTATCTGGTTCGTGAGTCGCTCCTGAACCTGCGGACGCCGAGCGTACCCGTTGACGACACGAGCGAGCTTCGACAGTCCGACGACTTCCTCATCGGGAATATACCCGACGTGAGCGCGTCCTCTGAACGGGAGGAAGTGATGAGCACACATACTCTCGACCTGGATGTTGTCCACTATGACGAATTGGTCGCTTACGGATTCGTCGTCCTCGAAGGTCCTCTTGAGGTGTTCTCGCGGGTCTTCCTGCAACCCCTCAAATAGTTCGTATGCCCTACTCCTTGCGAGACGTTCAGGTGTGCCCTTCAGATGCTCGTTCTCGAGGTCGAGCCCGAGTGCTTCGAGGAAGTCACCCGCCGCCTCGACTGCTTCTTCGTAATTCACGTCTGATTCTTTCATCTCGTCCATACCAGTTGTAGTTTCATCGTCTGCCATCATATGCCTGTTCTCCTAAGCCTCGTCGTTCTCTGGGTCGAGACAACCGAGGTACCCCGACGCCGCGTAGAAGAACGGAGTGTCGATTGCTGCGACCGTGAGCTTCACCATATACTCCGCGAAGATGATACTCGCGGCGACGCTGTAAGGGAGCGCACTCCCGCCGAACAGCGGAGGCAGGAGAATAAACGCGAGCCAGGTGAAGAACGCGGTATCGAGGAGTTGCGAGGTTGCAGTACTCCCGAGGTTTCGGAACCACTTGTGCTTCCCGTCGGTCATACTCTTGAACCTGTGGAAGATGGTCACGTCGAGGTTCTGACTGACGAGGATACTGACGATGCTCGCCAGGATAATCGGGTAACTGCTGTTGAAGATTGTAGAGAATTGGGAGTTGTTCGCGTAGGACTCAGCGGGCGGCATCCACACTGCGAACGCGACGAGTGCGTAAGCGGCGATGAGCGCGAAAATCGTCCCGTTGACAACTCTCCGTGCTGTCTTCTTCCCGTACACCTCGCTCAGCAGGTCAGTGCAGAAGAAGTTGACTCCGATTGCCACCGCAGCGACCGAACCGGTGAACGTGCCGAGAAACGGAATGTCGTACACGACCAGTTTCGAGGCGGTGAGGTTCGCGGTAACCAAGACCCCTGCAAAGACGAGGCCGAGCGTCCATTTAACGAACGAATCTGTGTCGAACGTGCTGGTTTCACCCATACGTATCTAACACGTCACAGGCGAAGGGAAGTAAAAGACTCGAGCTACAGAAAGGGGCGTCTCTCGCTACGTGTCCTTCGGATGAGGAACAGGAGTCCCATAACCGAATTGTTCTACGTTCCCTCGCAGTTCTTCGACTTCCTCGTCGGTGAGGTCAGTCATAGCGATGAACGTGTCCAGTGCGCCTTCGTCGTCGAACGTTAGTGTCCGTGGTTTTTCGTCAGTCATCATTTCTTCGTTTCTCTTCGCACTCCGGGCAGTAGTATCCCTTGTACCTCATCGGTGAATCTCCACGCCTCTGACCGGATGAAAACGATTCACCACAGTCGAGACAGGTCGGCATCTCACACCCCCGTAGCTTCGTCCCAGGTCGTCACCTGAAGACGAGGTGTGAAGTCCCACGTTCGCTCCTTGCACAGTTCCGCGACGATGGGATACGTCTCAGCGAGTTGTTCTCGCGTTTGTCCGGCGGGCATTAGGGAGATACGGTCATCGGGGATGTTGTACGCCTCGACAATTTCCAACACCTCAGACACGTCCTGCTCCCGCGAGACGACGAACTTGAAGATGCTCGTGTCGTTGTTCGCGTGGAAGTCGAGCGCGTCGTCTTTGAGGCGAGCGTCTTCCGGCATCCCGCTGTTCGAGAGTTTCAGCGAGACGTTGTAGAGATTGATGTAGTTGTCCAGACGGTCCTCAGGAACGATGGTCCCGTTTGTCTCGACCTCGATGAACGGTTTTCCTCGCTTCCGACGACGGAGCATCTCAGCGATGAGCCCGACGATTTGGTCCTGTCGTTGCTCGAGCATCGGTTCGCCACCAGTCAGGATGAGATGGGCGCCTTCGGGAGTCATCTTCTGCCACCACCCTTCGTCCTCCCACTCGTCGATGAGTTCCGCGGGGGTGTACGTGTAGTCAGGATTCCGCCACACCTCGATGGAATCGCAGACCCACGTCGCGTCTCCGCGTGGTTCCATATCCTCCTGCTTCTCGACCTGCATATTCTCGTTGCCTCCGCAGGCGAGATTACACCCAGCGAGACGAAGGAAGACAGCGGGTGTTCCTGCGTTCGGACCTTCGCCCTGTATACTGAAAAAGTGTTCAGCAACAGGGATTTGAGTTGACTCGTCTTTCATAGCTCAGGCACCTCGATTTTACCGTGTTCTGCTTGTGTGTGACACGTCGGGCAGAGTTGTATCATATTGTCCAGAGTATGAGCGTCGTTCGGGTCGTCGAACGAAGAAACCGACTCGATATGATGGACGTCCACCGACTTGCCCAACCTATCTGCTGTGATACCGCACACTTGACACTCGTCTCCGTCCCGTTCGACGACCTCCTCGCGTTTACTGTACCACTCGCTACCGTAGTAAGGAGCGTAGCCTCCTGCCCACACAGGGTTATCCTCGCCTGAGAACAGGTCAGAACGCCACTCGTTCTCGCACTCATCAGAACAGAAGTGATGCTCGTACTCCTCTGCCTGACTCGGCCACATCTCCTTCGTTTCACCGCATACGTCACACTCGACCGTAGTCCTGTTATAACGAGGATTCCCCTCGCCCGAGTGAGTCTTCGACATCCACTCCGAACGACACTCGGTCGAGCAGAAAACGCGGTTTCGTTCTTCGCGCTCACTCGGGTAGAGCTCCTTCGTCCCGTCGTCACACCAGAAACAGTCGTACTCTTCAGGCACACCTGCTTCTATACTGTGCAGAGCATTAAAGCCCTGTTCGCCTTGCACTGAGTAGAAGTGTTCAGCGACGGGAATCTGCGTGCTTTCGTCGTTCATCGTTTGGTCATCTCCGTGTACTCTGTGTCCCATAGACGGTACAAGTCAACCCGCTCACCGAGGTCGTCGATTCCCTCGTCCTCGAGAAGTGCGAGCCACGCACCGTCTTTGGCGAGACGCGCAGGTCCGTTGTGGACAGTCTCGAGAACATTCTCTCGTCGGTGTTCCTCATCGGGTTGAATCACGTCCTCGAGTCGAGGGTCAGAAACGTTCCAGTAAATCGAGTCCCACTGGTCCTGTTTCAGATGTTCGGGTTTGTCCTCGAGGCGCTGCTGTTCCGACGCTGCGAGTCGTTCGAGCGCTTTCCAGTACGTCTCGGCGGTGACGACGTGCCCTCCCGCTCGTACCCGAACCTTCCCGTTCTTCAGTTTCTGAACCAGGTAGTGACTCACCGACTCATCGACGACTTCCTCTCCTTCGGGACGAGCGACTTCACTCATCGACTGTCTCCTCCACCTGTCCTTCGACCTTGAGAATCGAGACGCGCACTACGTCGTCTCTGTCCTCGAGTTCTTCTTTCACGTCCTCCGCGTCCTCATCAGGTTCGAGCGTGACGAGCAGGGAGTTGATGACTGTGGTATCAGGCATCTCCGAAGGGGTCTGGGTACGAAGCCGACATAGCGTACTTCGCCGTCTCTTTCATCTGAACCTTCGCACGTCGCACGTTGTCGAACTCATCGACGAGTTCTTGAGCGACGACCTTCGAGACGAGCTCAGTCGTCGGGTCTCCGTCGAAGAGGTAGTATTCACCGAGAAGCTCACCGACCGCCGACTTACCGAGCTCCTCGACGAGCGCCTGCACGAGCGGGTCATTCTCGTTGAGGAGGACCGCGTGGTCGTAGCGGTCGAAAACGTCGGAGATGTCCTTGAAGTCCTCGGCCATCTGATGCTCCTCGTTCGGGACACAGACCTGGAGTTTCGCGTTCCACTCGATATTGTGCCCGTGGATGTTGTTACAGGCACCGTCGTAGTGCATAAGTCGATGGGCGGTGCTCGTCGTATGCCCCTCGACCTCCAGCGTTCGGGTGTTGTCAGTCACGGAAGCTCACCTCCTCCATAATCCGTTCCCACTCGTCGGGGCTCGCGTCCTGCACAGCCTGAACCGTTCCGAACGGGTCGGTGACGCGGGCAGCGTAGAACGCCTCTGCTCGCTCGATACAGGCAGGACACGACCCGCACGGTTCGGGTTCGTCACCGTCGATAGCCTCGTAACAGGAGTAGGTGAACTCCCACGGGACACCGAGCGCCTCTCCGCGCTCGATGACTTCGACCTTCGACTGGTGCAGGAGAGGCGTGCGCACGTCAACAGAATCGCCATCTGCGAGCGAGGCGTTGACTGCCTCCTCGACAGCGGTGGCGAATTGGGGGCGACAGTCGGGGTACGACGCTTCGTCTCCCTGCTGCATACCGTGGTACACAGCATCGCCATCACTCACATCTGCGACGGCGGCGCCCGTCCCGATGAGGTGCAGGTTACGCATAGGAACGTACCCCGTCGAACGCCCGTCTTCCTCCTCGAGGTCGCCGTCCTCGGTGACGAACGAGTCTCGGTCAGACGCGACGCCGCGTCCGAACACCGAGAACACTTCCGAGTAGTCGATAGTGAGAACTTCGCTGACGTTCTCTCCTTCGTCTCGGAAGTGTTGTGCCAGGTTGTGAGCCTGTTCTGCCTCGAAGTCAGCGGTTTGCTGACCGTAGTTGTAGTGCACCGGCTGCACCTCGTCGTAGGTGTCGAGGGCGATTGCCAGGCACGTTGCCGAGTCGATTCCTCCGCTCAGTAGTACGATTGCTTTGGTCATCTCGCGTGTTGTTGTTGAAGTTTTCTCGTTGTGAAACCGTCGTCCCAGATACTCGTTGTCACTGGAACCCAAGCGGTCCTGTATTGTTCTGTCCGTTGCCATCGAACATCCCTCCCATCTGGTCCTGAAGTTGCTCCATCATATCTTCCTTCTGCTCCTGCTGCTCCTTGAGCCACTCAGTCATCTGCTCACTGTAGACCTCTTTACCGACCTGGAGACCGATGCCGCTGACGAGTTGAGCGAGACCTGCCGTCTGAGGTTTCTCCGACAGCTCGATTTCTTTGTCCCAGGCGACGTGGAGCAGAACGATTGCTTCCGCCCGAGTAAACTCCACGGTGATGGGTCGCTCCTCAGCGTCGTCATCTCCGTCGTCACTTGCGTCGTCTCCGTGAAGTTCGTCTGCTCCGGGTGTTGCCTCGGGGACGCCTTCGACCGCGTCAGCGTCGTCGTCTGCGTCGCTCATCGAGCACCTCCAACCCACGTATCGGACGAGATGCCGCCTCGTGGATTCACGTCGAACCGAACGTGCAGGAGCTCCTTCGCCTGTGCTTCTGTCCGGTCAGGGTACAGAATCTCAGCGAGGTCCTGGAATACCTTCGCCGTCACTTCCTCGTGCGAGATTCGAGCGTCCTCGAACGACATAAGGTAGTACTTGAGCGACTTGAGCTCGACGATGAAGTCGTCAGGTCTGTACTCGATTTCTATCTCACCGTAGTCACGAACGCCCTCACTCTCGACTTCGTCGTCGTCAGCGTCCGGGTCAACACCGTAGTCGACCGGACAGTTGGTCGAGAATTCTTTGGCGACGTGGCGGTCAGTCCTATTCGTGTCCGGACGTGGATTCGGAACCGCCTGCAACACGTCGGAGTCGATTGGGTCGTAGTCCGGGTTAAACCGGAACGTGACTTCGTTGTCTGCCATCGGCGTATGGTCGTTACTGTCGATAGGACGTTAATGAACCGAGCCAGAAACAACCGAGAAATTAGCCGAAGCGAGGAACGCAGACGTTCAGGCGAAGACGCCCCAAACGTCGTCGTCTTCGTCGTCCGCGTTCTCAGCGGCGCTCTGTCCTTCGACGGGGGAAGCGTCGGTGTTCGCGCTCGACTCGTTCTCGTCGTCGCTCTCGTCGTTCTCTGCCTCGTTACTGTCGTCGGCGTCGCCTTCGTCGGGAACGTTCATCTCGGCGTCGTCGAAGTCAGCGGACGACGGGCCCGCGGTGACCTTGACGACCTGACCCATATACGGGTAGTGACCGTTCGAGTACATCGAGGCCTTACCCTCGTCGTTCTCCTTGACGCGCTTCGTCTTACCGCCCTCGTCCTCGAAGACGACGCCCCACGTCTCGCCGGTACTCATATCGTACCCAGACGAGCGCGAGGTGTGGACGCGCTTGAAGTACGTGACCTCACCCGAGTAGGTGTTCAGGCCGTTGCCGTTCTTCTTCGCGTAGGTGACCTCGATACGGTCGCCATCCTGAACGAAGTCGAGCAGGTCCTCGAGCATCGGGTCGGCCTCACTCGACTCGTCGCCGCGTGCGTCAACCCAATCGTAACCTTCGCTCTCAGCGAGCTCGCGCAGGTCGTCCAGGTACTCGGCATCGAGCGACCAGGCGTCCTCTGCCTCAGGAGGAGCAGCGCGGTTGTCGTCGTCGAAGGTGTAGTGCGAACCTTCGCGGTCGTCGTCGTCGGCGCACTCGTCGTCGCCCCACGGGAGCGACTTGATGACTTCGTTCGCGGGCGTCATATCGTCGGGCGTCTCCCACGGCGGAGGCGACTCGACGGTAACGCGCTTGTCGTCGTAGGTGTTCTCCCACTCGGCGACGACACGGAACGCGAGCTCGTCCTCGTCGTCGGAAACGTTCCAGACGAACGTGCGGGCACTCGTGCGAGGCTTCGCGCCGTCAACCTCGTCCTCGTCGGGCTCAGCGACGACCGTCTTCAGCAACTCGTGCGACGGGTGCAGGACGGACGTGAGAACCTCCTCCAGGTCGCTCAGGTCGTCGTCGCTCTGCGGAACCAGAACGTCGATTTGCTCCTCGACCTCGTGGTTCATCAGCGTGCGGTTGCGTGCCGTTTCAAGCGCGGCGTCGAACTTGGAATCGCTCATTTCTGTTCTCCTCACTTCGTAGTACAACGGGTCATACCATAAATGTATGGACTTATCACTTACTGAAGCTACGTGCTATAGCGTCTCTAGCTACGTGTACGCACGGTCGATGCTGAGAAACGAGAGACGCGGGTCTAAGCGGTATATCTGAGTATGGGAAAAGCCACTACCCTGTCTAACGAAAGAGACGACGTTCTGAGCAGTTTTAGTCCGGCCAGGATGTCTGCCCCGGAGTCGAAAATCAAAAGGATGGATATAAACGTAGTGGCGCCCCGGAGCGACCAACACGTACAACACCCGGCATAATAAAAGTATGGACTTATACGCTACTGTTACGTGTAGCGCAGAATAAAGAAAAAGCCCGCGGGTTCGCTACCCGTCGGGCTTAGAGTTCGCGCCTTTCGCCGTTCATCTCATCCCAGAAGTGCTCGTAGTCGTTCGGGCCGTCAGGCCTCATCCTCATCGCCCCGATAACGTTGCCGCAGTCGGGACAGTCGTAACCGAGGTCTCTCCGACCAGCGGGCATACTCGGAAGTCCCTTGATGGTGACGCCGTCCATATCGTAGGCCGACCCGACCCACCCACAGTCGCCACACTCGTACTCGTGCGACTCGTGGCGGGTCTCACTCATCAGCGACCTCCGGGTTGACTTCGACCACGCAGTCGATACGCTCGTAACTCCTCATCTCGCCGAGCAGGCCACCATTACGGTCGACTTGACCGTAGGTGAGCTGGAAGTGCTCGTCGGTCCAGATGCTGTCCTTTGCAGGACGAGGCATCTCGAACCCAGGCAGGCGCTTCACCTTGCCCGTGACGAGGTAAGCGTTCTCGTTCGTCGGCGGCCCGTTCCAGACGAGGATGGTGTCGCCGACCGAGACGCGGTCGAGTGCTTCGTCGGGACTCAGACAACCAGTCGCCTCGTACACCTCACTCGGGTACTCACCCGCCGCGGGGAAGTACTTCTCGTACTGAGGCACCATCAGGTTGTCTTCGTCAACCTCTTCGACTTCTGGGTCTCGGGTCCACTTCGAGCGATAATCGTCGAACGCGGATTTATCGTAAGTCGAGACCACTTCGCCGTTGACTTCGTATGAGTCACTCATTTCTATTTCACCTTGTTGACGCGGGCTGACACCAGAGCGGATATTGACGCCGGAGCGCAGGGGTCCACTCTTGGCCGGGGCGCCTCCCCGACGTTATACAATACGCCCGGGTGGGCCATAATGGTGAGTAGCCGAGTGAAAGTAGAGAGAAGGCGTCTCTCGCGGATATCTTCAGAAATCGAGGACTGACTGCGATTTGGCACCGAACTCTTCGACACTAGAGTCCTTGCCGCCCGACCACTCTTCGTACTCCTTTTCGTCGAGATTGAGGATATCTAACTCAGCACCCTCAAGACGATGTTCCAACGCTATCTCTCGACGTTCTTCCTCATCGAGGTCCTGAAGGATGGGCAGGAGAACCTTCCTGAAGTAGACGAACGAACCCGAGAACTCATATCGAGTCCCGTCTGTGTTCTTCAGCTTCCTGTAGACGCGAGAGACGGGTTTGTCTGACGATGCTTTAGCGACCGAGTGCCTGAACCACTCCGGGAAGAGGTCGGGGATGTAACCACTGTGCGCGTCAGTGAGACGGACCTCGGGCACCATACGAGCGAGCGAACCCGCGTACTTCCAATACCTGTAGTTGCGCGTGTCTCTCGTGCGACCCAACCACTTGTCGGCGCGTGAGAGACAGTCGTAGGCGACACCCGCCTCGAGACCTCGATACTCCTTCGCCACTGCCTGGTCGAGCCACATAACGAGGTCCTCTGGGTCGAGGTTCATCCCCGCGTACTTGTTCCCAGAGAGCATCTCAGGAATAGCGTCGAAAGCGTCCTCGTCCCACTGCCTTCCATCGTCGCCAAGCGGGACGTCTTGCTCGACGAGAATCTGGAGGTCGTTGATAGCGGAACGGAGGTCAGGACGTGCCGCGAGTTTTTGAAGGTCTCGGTCATCGACTTCGACACCTTCCGACTCAATAATGTCCTTCAGTTTCGCCTTCCTCGAACGCTTCCCGAGTTTGAAGTCGTGCTGATTGACTCGGTTCGTCACGCCATCTGGCGTTTGGTAGGCGTCGTTCGCCGTGAGGATTATCGGGTTCGGCGGGTCGTCGAGAACGTCATACATCGGTTCCTTGCTCGGCGCACCTCTGCCCGTTGGCCATCCGTCAACCTCGTCGATGAGGACGAGTTGATGGTCGGCGTCTGCGGGAGTTGACTGCGCGTCTGCGGCGATATTCACCACGTCCTCCGTCTTCCTCGCTGTCGAGGCGTTTATCTCGGTCATCGGCATCTCGAGCGTGTCAGAGATGACCTGAGCGGTCGTCGTCTTACCGACACCCGGAGGGCCGACGAGCAACTGTGCTTCGTCGCCGGGTTCCCAATTCTCTGCCCACGACTTCAGTTGTCGCAGAGATTTGTTGTTGCCCTGGATGCTGTCGAAACTCGTCGGTCGATACTTCTCTACCCAAGATTCGTTGTTGTCGTTGTCTGTCATAGGAACACCTCGATTAGTTTGAACCCCACGTAGATGCCGACGATACCCATAACGCCAGCGAGGTTCGGCGGTGCAGGCACGGGTAGGTCCACGTATGCGAAAAGCGCACCGACGAACATACCCGTGACGAGCGAGAGAAGGACGATTTTGTAGCTCATCGTTAGAAGTCGAGCGGGTCCTCCACCTGGAATTGAGGTTCGAGCTCGCGCTCGTACACGACCATCCGATTCCCGCGACTCGTGTAGTAATAATCGACAGCGCTGAACCCGTTGTCCATCCAAAACTCCTCGAGGTCGGCGGTCGATAGTACATCTGCGACCATCACTTCCTTTCCTCGCTCTTCTGCGTAGTCGACTGCCTCCTCGAGCATCTCCGACCCGTACCCGTTATGTCGTTCCTTTGCAGACACAGCGATGTTACGGAGACACGCTTCTTCGGGCGCCAGGATGTCTGACTCGACCCACACCATACACGCGCCAGAAACTCGGTCTCCGCGCAGGAAATACAAGAGACGCCTGTCCTTGCGACGAACGCACCGGTCAACGTTTTCACGCCGAACGAACCAGTACAGGTCCTGCGGAATCGTCACGTCGTCGAAGAAGTCGTCTATCTCGTCGAGACGCTCATCTTCAGGTTCTGCGACCTTGATTTCTACCACGACAGAACACCCCCGTCACCGTCGTCGTCTCCCCCGTCATCTGCGAACGGGTTAGAGTTGCCATCATCACCGAGGTCAACACCCTCTGTCCTCGCACCCGCCGCGAGTTCGTCGAAGTCCCAACCGACCTCCTCGAGCATCGGGCGAAGGGGTCGGTCGAGTGTCTTCTCGATATGTTTCTCGCTGTCGAGGTCGAACCCGTCAGGAATATCGTCCCACCACTGTAGGGCGATAACGTCGGTGTTCGGTTTCATCGCTGGCGTCTTCCTGATGTAGTACACCCACGGTTGGTCGCCGTGCCCCCAGTCGTACCCGAGATGCTCGTTCGAGTAGATGGACGCACGAACCGATAGCGTAGGCGAGGAGTACGAGTCGATTGGGTCGTTAATCGTCCCGGGTTTCGCTATCTTTTGCAGGTCGATGCTCTCGTCTCTGATGCTGTCACATAGACCTTTGATGTAGTCGCTGACCGAGTCGAACCCTTCAGCGTTCAGGATTTTCTTGATAACTTCGGGTTGTGCTTCTTCGGTGAGTTCTGCCGAGTCACTACGCTGACTCTCGTACCCAGTGATGTCTGGTTTCGGAGCGATGTTACCAGCGTCGTCGGTGAGATACTGCCCCTCGTCCCAGAATTTGAGACCCGCGTAGCGTTTCTTCTTCCCGTGTTGGAAGAATCGACGGTACAGTTTCTCAAACTCGAAGAACCAGCAGTGATTCTCGTCGTCGGGCAGGTCGTGAGGTAACCCAGAGAGGTCGAGGTGCGGGTGGTCATCACCGAGACCTATGTCATCCGCCGCTCGCCCGATACGTTTGTTTATCTCCTTCTCGACCTCCATTCCACGTTCGACGACTTTCTCCATCGCTTCCTGGTCATCGAGGTCGGACAGTTCGTCGTCGTCAGCAAGAGACACCATCACCGAGTCAGTGTCCCCGTAGATGACCTCGTACCCGAGTTCTTCGCATATCTCGACACCCGTCCACAGGATGAAACGAGACAACCCGGTGATGGTGTCACCCAACTCTTTCGACGCCAGTCGGTAATACTCGTTGTTGGACACACCGAAGAACGAGTTCATAATGACCTTCACCGCACGCTGCTTGTGGTCCCATACCTGATACATCGGAGTGTTGGGTTCGTAGTCATTCCGCCTGTCCTTCATATCCTCGCGTTCGCTGAACAGCAACTTGAGGTACTTCGGCATTATCCCCTCGTCGTCGAGTTTCAACCCCTGCCCACGTTCAGCGTCGAACTCCATATGCTCTCGCTCGATAGTGCCTCCGAAGTCATCTTCCTTGACCGGCATCCACGGGACGATAACATCTGCCTCGTCGTTGTCGTTGGTCATCGTCTCCTTCGAGATGTTGCCAGTGATAATCGACGACGGGTAGAGCGACTTCAGGTCGATAACACCAACCCACTCGCTGATACCCGTCGATGGAGACAACACGAGCCCACCCGCCGCACGGTCGACTTCAACACCGTCACTCGGCGGGAGAATCTCGTCTTCTTCGCGGCGAGACATAATGAACCCGTCCACGAGACGCATAGCGGAGAACGTATCGTACACCTGCACTCCCGTGAGGTCCGACAGTTGATAGAAGAAACCGTGTATGTCTGCCATATCGTCGAGAGCAACGAGCAACTGCGTGTCTATGATGTTATACGCAGTCAGACGACTACGGTCCTTCTCGTACCCCTCTCGGATGTTGATGTCTTCGACTTTACCAACACCCAGTTCTTCGTTGGCGACGTAGTCGAGCGCTTTCGACCTCCAGTCAGAGAACACCATCTGGTCGCAGTACGCAGTCATCATATCAAACCCGGGTAACCCCTCGATACGACCGACTACGTTCTCTCCTCGATACTCTCGACTGATACCACCGATGTCCGAGAGGCGCCACTTATCGACACCCTGCACCTTCTCCATCCTGTTGAGAATGTATCGGTGGTCGAAGTCCTCCCAATTCCACCCGCTGAGGAGGTCGGGGCGCACGTCCTCGATGTAGTCGAGGAACGAGTTGAGCATCGCTGACTCGCTCGTTGCTATCGTCATCTCGATATCTGCCTGGACGAATTGAGGAGCGAGTTCGTGTCCATTCCAGTGGTCGCCGAGATGCTGCTTCACGTCACGCCCATCGACCTCTTTGTCCGGGTCGAGAACGAAGACGTTGTATTTGTCTTCCCGGGTGTCGTAGGCGGTAATCATTATGATTTCCCCAGGCGCCTCCTCGGTAAATTCGTCGAAGTCAACACTCATATCCGGGAGCGCCTCGATGTCCGCCATAACGACACGCGGTTCAATCGACTCCACGTCTGACTCGTCGATGTCTGTCTCGACTTCAGAAATGTCGCAGTATTTCCTGTCCGGCACGCGGATGTAACCCGACAACCCGTAGTCGACTGAGGCTCGACGAGTGTACGGGACGTCTGACTCGTAGGCGACCGTGAAGTCGTCTCGAATATCGCTGACGTTTCCGGGTAGTTTCGTGACGACCTTCTTCAGCGGTCGCCCGTCATATCCTTCGTACCCGTGCTCTTCACGAACCACACAGTCCTGGTCGGCGGATTCGTGAGGTGGGACGAACAGATACGGTTCTGTACCTCCGATTATCGTCATATCCCGCTCGTCGTTTTCGTCACGACCGACGACACGGACGACGACATCTCCATCTTCTTCCTGGTAATCCAGGTCCGTTACTCGAACGAGTTTTTCCGTCATCTAATCACCTGTTGTAGTTGGTCAGTAATCAAGTGGGTCATCTATCTCCACGTCATCTATGGCTTCGGGGTCAGGACACTCAATCCTTCCTGTCTCGACGAGTCGATGGTGTGCCTTGCACAGAGTGATGAGGTTAGAGAGACGGTGGGCGTCGTCGGGGTCGTCGAACTTCTTGACCTTCACAACGTGGTGGACGTGCAGAGGTTCTTTGATACTCTGTGACTTCCCGCAGATTCGGCACTCGTAGTTGTCTCGCTCGAGCGCGTCCTCTCGTTTCTCGTCCCACGTATCGCCGTAGTCGCGTCTCGTGTATCCCATCGTCAGTATTTCCAGTAAGACACGTCGGCCATAGAGTGGTCCTGCGCAGGACAGACAAACTGATAATCGCAGAACCCGCAGTGACCTCCCGTCTTCGCGGGGAAGTTCTCCGCGTCCATCGCTTGCAGTAGCGAGCGAGCGTACTGTTTCATCTCCTCCCATCTGTCCTGCGACGGGTCAGAGCGACGAACCGTTCCGTCACCCAGGTAGACGAAAATCACCTTATCGGGATACTCTCCGTACCGGTCGAGGTACGCACCAGCGTACACCATCCCCTGGATGAGCTCGTCACGTATGCGATAGTCGCGGATGTTCCCATCGCTGTCGTGAGCGTTCCCCGTCTTCCAGTCGATAATGAAGCGGTCGGTTGTCACGTCCATCTTCGCGTTGAACATAGCGTTTACCGACCCTTTCACCGCGTAGCGATGCTCTGCCTCTATTTCTCGGATATTCAGGTCGTCATACTCTGCGAAGAACTTGGCAGCGTTGTCGCAGCACTTGAGACCTTTGTCGTACATCCACTCCGGAATGTCCGGGTCCTCCTCTCGATACCGGCGCTTCAGTCGGTGCGCCAGAGTGCTCGAGTTCGGCGTGCCTCCTTGTTCCTTCAGTTCTGCCTCGATTGAGTCGTGTACTGCGTTCCCCAGTCCGAGATAACCCTCGCCGGGTTTCGTTCGCGTCTCCTCTTTCACGTAGTTGTACCACCAACTGAGCGGGCACTGTGCGAACTTCTTGACCCGCGACGCTGAAAGAGGATGCTCGCGCACGTCCTGAGGTACGCTTCGTGTTTCTTCTGTCATTTTGACCATCTCGCTTTCGCTTTCTCTTGTGCCGCTACGTCCTTCATCGACCTGCCTCCAGCGGCATCGAGGTTCGTGCCCTTCTTCTGCATAAGGTCGATGTTTTCGTCCATCGTCAGAGACGTATCGACCTTGCTCGTCCAGTCAGTAACCTCGTAATACACCGCTGCCGCTTTGACACACTGCCACTGAATCAGTGTCAGGTTGTCGTCGTTCTGGTTACCCATCGGGAGACGCAGTATCTCGCTGTCGGTGAGACGCGCCTGACCGATTGGGATTGCTTGACCACAGTGCGGGCAGGACGGCATCGTTTACTCCTGCTCGTCGTCGAGCATATCGTCCTCGAACCCTTCCATATCGCTGTACTGCTCGTCGATAGCGTCGAGTTTCTCAAGTGCCTGCTTTTCAGTCATCTCGTGTACCTTGACGAGATGCTTCGCCGCGTCCTTCCTGTTGTCGAAGTCGACTTCGTGGTCGAAGCAGTAGTATCGACTGAACCCGCCTGTAGTTTCCATCAGCGGTCACCTCGCTGGTACCCCTCGAGAGACACGTAGCGAGCAACGTGCAGGTCTGCGAGGAGCGAGTGGAACTGAACGTGCGGGTTCGCGCCACGCATAGCACGCCAATTCGTCTCCGCCACTTTGTCGAGACACTTCGCTTTCACGTCACCCTCGAGGTCCTTCTTCTTTATCTCGCTGAGGAAGGAATCACAGAGGGCGTTGACGGGCACGCCTTCCTTCAGAATCTCCACGTCGAGGCGGCGCATAGCGTCGTCCAGGTCACCATCGACTGCTTGGTCGATAATCTCACGAACCAGAGCGTCGTCGACTGTCTGCGCGACAACGTTGACCCCGTTCGCGTCTATTTCCCCTTCATACGCTGCCGCCTGCATACTGTTGATGAGTTTCCGAGCGTCGCCGTCTGCGGAATTGACCATCAGGTTCAGCGTGTCGTCGTTGATGTCTATGTCCTCGCCGGCAGCAACCTTGCGACCGATTTGGAACAGGTCTTCGTCCGTGAGCGGCGAGATACTGAACGGGGCGCACCGTGACTGGATGGGACCGATAATCTTCGACAGGTAGTTACACGACAGGAAGAAGCGCGTCACGTCCGCGTGCTCTTCCATAATCCGTCGAAGCGCTGCTTGAGCATCTTTCGTGAGCTGGTCGGCCTCATCGAGGAAGACGATTTTGTACTGATGGTCGCCAATCGTCCCCTGCACTGCGTAGTTCTTTACCTTGTCGCGGATGGTGTCGATACCACGCTCGTCGGAGGCGTTCAGTTCCAGAATATTGTTTCGCCAGTTGTCTCCGTACTTCTCCTTGGCGAACGCCTGGATGATTGCTGTCTTCCCGATTCCTTGCTTGCCCGAAAACACGACGTGAGGCACGTCCTCGGTGTCGAGGAACTTCCTCATCCGCTTCACGACCTCCTCGTGACCAACTATGTCGTCGAGTGTCTCGGGGCGGTACTTCTCAACCCAGATTTTATCTGCTACGGTCATCGTCGATTGTATCGTTGAACGTTCACTCTTATATCCCAATTCATCCGAAAAAGACGGCGTTCTTGGCTACAACGAGTCGAGGTTCGTCTCGTCGAAGTTGTCCGACTCACGCATAACGAGCGCGAGGTTGTCGAAAGCTTCAGCGAGGTCGTCGCCGTACCCCTTCACTTCGCGTCTATCTGCACTTTCGTAGCGCACGCCGATACTCCGCTCGTTCATCGGATTCCGGATTAACTCGATTTGTGGCATCATCTGCTGAGTCCTGCTTGCTCTCGTTCTCGTTCGCTCAGTTCTTCTACGTCGGACAGCATCCTGTCCCACATACGCTCCCACACTTCATAGGCCTCATCGGGCGTCTCTCCCTCCGCCTCCGCCATCAGCCAACCCGCGCCACCAGAGACCTCGAACGTCTCCGGTTCAGCTTCGTCGCTCTCGTCGTCCTCGTCGTGGTCGCACCCACAGTCCTCACTCATCGACGACCTCCTTCACGACGCGCAGAGCGTCGGAGATGACCTCCTCCTCTGTTTGGTCAGCGTCGATGGTACGATAGCGCTCGAAGTTCTCACGCCGAAGAAGCTCGTAATTTGACTTGACCTGCTCGAGCATCTCTACCCGCTCGTATTTCTCGACGCCATCGAGACGGTCAAGTGCAGTGTCGAGTGTCACGTTCAGGTAGATTGTCGCGTCGGGCTCGATATTCCACGGAGACATAACCGACTTCATCCACTGCGGCGGGTCTTCGAGCTCGTTCATCAACTGAACGGGTTGATACGCGAGCGTCGAGTCAGTGAACCTGTCCGAGATGACGAGTTTGCCTTCGGCGAGTGCAGGTTTGATTTGTGTCTCGATATGCAGGTGTCGGTCAGCCATAAAGAGAAAGAAGTCGGTGAACGGCGGAGTGTCCTCAGTGAGCGCTCGACGGACCTGCTTGCCCGTCCAGAGCTCAGACGGTTCCTGCGTCCTCACCACGTCGAATTCTTCCTCGATAGCGTCCGTTACCGACGTTTTGCCTGCACCGTCGATTCCTTCGACAGTGATGAAGGTACCTTCACTCATCGTCAGAACTCCAGAACACTTTCGCCAACGACTTCGTCGCTCGGGTCGCCCAGAAGGTCGAGGACGCGCTCGCCAGTGCTGGTGATGTAGAAATACGCAGTCATCCCGCGCTTTCGTTTGTTGACGTAACCAGCGTGGAGAAGTGACGAGAGCGCCTTCGCAGCGTCGAACGAGTCAGCAGTCGAGAGGTCGAGAACATCCTTCGCACGCAGCATCCGAGATGGATTCCGCGCCTTGTTTCGGTCGAGGATGAACAGACATCGGTGCGTCACGTCGCCCTCAGTCACGGGCAGGTCGGGACTGTGTGATTGTTCCTCCTGCACATCAGTGAGGTCCTGCACGAGGTCTTCACGCTCGCGGACGTGAAGTTCTCCGTCGAAGTCAGGGTTGTCGTACAGGAACGATACCGCCTCGTCTGTGGTGTCGAACACCTGTTTCTGTTTCTGCGACATCTGCGTTTCGAGTAACGGAATGTCCACTGGTGTATCCGCGGTTCCAGAAAAAGGAGCGTTCTCAGCTCATCCACTCTGCCTCGCCGCCTGACCACCCATACGTCTCGCACGACTCTGGGTCGTCCTCACGCTGACACAAACCGAGCCCCTGAATCGTTCGGCACGACATATCGCTGTAACCACGTCGCTCGATTTGTTTCAGGAACTTCCGTGTCTTCTTGCGGTCAGCGTCACGCCAACCCAGTTTCATAAAGATGGTCTCTATCTCCTCGCGGGAGAAACCGGCGTTGAACAGAAGAACTGCCGAGTTGAAACGAACCATATGATGAGGGTTCGGTTGTACGATTCTCTCGTACATACAGGGCATCTGAAGGAGGTCCTTCAGCATATTGAGCAGGCCCTGCCTGTCGTACTCCTCCACGTCGATTTCCGTCTCGACCTTACCGCGTGCAGTCGCACGTTCCTCGAGATACTCATCGTACACCTTCATCTCCGGTCGTTCGTTCTCGTCAGGAATAGGGATGTCTCGCGTGGAGGTCGACCAGTCGAGTAGTTCATCGACGGTCAAGTTACGGATTTCTCGTCGCGTCAGCGGGACGGTGTAGAGGTTGCAGGGCATCGTATGCGTGTCCGAGGTGATTGATTCACCCCGGTCAGCATCCACGTACACCCGACGAACGTTCGGGATTCTCAGGATACGCTGAACGTCCCCGATAATCTGCACGTCTGCCGTTTCGAGGTCGTAGTTATCTATTACCTTCCGTACCGTCGTAGCGAGGTGTCTGCTCGCGTTGAGTTGGTCCTGGTACAAGAGGTGGAGATGTATCCCAAACCCAGAGAAAACGCCTACGAGCGGTATCTCTTGCGACTGTGCGTACTCGGCGACCAGTCGAGCGTCAGACACGACTTCACCGAGGACTTCCTCAGCGAGGTCTCGGTCCTGACGCATAGCGTGAATCTTCTCGTCGTCGCGGTCGAGGTCAGGAAACGCCGCGTCTTTGAACGGCGAATCCAGGTCAAACGCTATCTTGTCAGAGATGACACCGCCGCCTTCAGTCAGGTCGAAGTACGATATGGTGGAGTACAGATTCCGCTCGCCCTCACACTCGTCGATAGCGACATCCATCTCACTCTCGCTGTGTACCGGCCACTGCACGGGGTTCCCGAACCTACGCGGAAACTTCCCAAACAGCAATTTTTGAACGGGCTTCATACGGAATCTGTAGGGTGAGAGTTACTGCTTGTTGACGGGCCCGATAACGTTTCGGAGGACCTGACCCTCGTACTCGTCCTGCACCACGCAGATGGGCATACCGTCAGCCGTCTCGATACGCACGTCACCGCTGAGCGTGCCGAAGAGTTCCTCGAACCCTTGATTGTACTCGTTCGAGAGGTCGTCACCTTCGACGGTGTCTGCCTGAAGCGCACCCCAGGCGGCGTTCCGTCGTTCGTCCTTCCCGACGCTCAGGTAGAGTTCTCCATCCTGAATCGTCACCGGGTAGAACTTCGTATCGTCGTCGTCGTTGACGATGTCTATGATTTTCTGAATCTGCGTGACACTCGTCTCGATGAGTGCGGGCATACGCTCGCCGTCGCCCGTCAGGAACGAGTGAGTGTCGTCGTCGAACCGTCCCACAGCGTCGAGCGGGACTTCGTCGAGATTCGACTCGGACGCGGGCAGCATCACTCGCGTCTGAATCGCCCCGTGGAACTGGAGCGCGTGAGCGAGACGGTCGTTCTCCTCACCGAGAAGCGTGAGCTCAACGGTATCGCTCGGGTCGCCCGTCGCGTAGTTGAGGTAGGTGAGGAAGTCCTCCACGTTGATAATCGCCTCTGCTGTCCCGTTGTTGTCCTCGACGAGCGCCTCCTGGTCGGTTTCGACCGTGTCGAGGAACCCAGCGCCGAACGTGGAGTACGAGATGACGCTGTTGTTCTGCTTGGAGGCGAGGAACCGCGCCTCGCCGCCTCCGGCGTTGACGTACACCTCGCTGTGTACCGCGTCGCCGGAAGACGCCTTGAGGGACGCCTTCTTAATCATCTGCTCGAGTCGACCCGCCTGTGCCGTGATAGTCGCCTTGGTAATTTCAGTCATCGTTGTCGTTGGTTTCGGTCGCAGTTTCTTCCTTGCCTGCACTGAGTTCGTTGTCGAGACGTTCCCGTAAGTCCTCGGAGCTAATATCACCGACGTGCTTGTCCAGCACGTCGAGGGCAGTGATATTTTCTCCTGCGAGGCTGTTGACGCGACCGTGGACGTCTTCCTCGACATACACGGACACGTACTCGTCTTCGGGAATCGACATACGGTGCTCCTCCACGTCGTCGGGCAGGAGAACACGCAGAGCGTCACTCAGCGTCCACTCGGTTCCCTTCACAGCATCCTTGAGTTTCGCACGTCGGTCACGAGTCACTCGGATGCCCTTGAGGTTTCGCTCCTCGGTAATCTCCATTTTGCGAAGGAGACCCTCTCCGATACCCTCAACTTCGAGGAGGTCGCCTGCGTCAGAAGTGAGGACTTCTTCGGCGGTTTCATACCCTGCACTTTGCAGGAGTTCCGCCGTCTTCGGACCCACACCGCGTAGACGTTCGAGTTCAGTCATCGTTCGACCACCGTCCAGGACTCCCATCGACGACTCGCACGTCCCAGTCGAGGTCAGCGAGCATCGGGTCCTCGCCGTTCTCCTCGAGTTCCCGCATACGCTGGCACAGCGCCTTGTGCTTCGGGAAGGTCGGGTACGTGAGACCCGTGTAGGAGAACTTCGTGATTGAACCCGACTTCTGGAGTTGCCCCTGCGGTCGACCGTCAGAGCCTTCGGTGAATCGGAGAATCTGGTCGACCTTGTACGGGTTGTCTCGCTCCCCGACAGGTTTCTTCGGATTCCCTTCGTCACCCTCCATAATCGCCTCGTAGTCGTCCGTCTGCATAGCCGTCCAATACAGGTGGTACGGCGTGTCGACCATCACTTCGCGGAACCGCTTGTTGTGGTACCGCTTGATGACTTTCCAGTCGCTCTCGCCCGACCGTCCCATATTCGAGGACAGGTTGACTTCTTCGAGCGACTTCCCGTCGTACACCTTCGAGACGTACTTCTGCTTCGACCACTCCCACATCTCGCTCATCGAGTCGACTACGATAGTCCCGCGGTGACCCTTCTCGAGATATCGGTCGAGAACGTCGATGGCCTCGAACATAGCGTCTCGAGCCTCGTCGTAGTTGTCAGGTTGCCAGATGTAGGTCACCTTATCCTCGAACTTCGACGCCAGTTGGTGTGCTTTACCTTCCGTGTCGATAATGCACACCGGCTGCGGCATCGTAAACCCGAAGTGCGTCTTGCCCGACCCAGGCAGCGCCCATCCGAGGATACGCCACAGGTACGGTTGGTCAGACGCTTCTTTCGTCGTCATAGCACCGGGAGCGACAGTCCCGAGGTCGAGTTCCTCGATACCATCGTCACCGTCGTCAGACGAAAGAGACGCGGTCGTGTCCGGTTCCTCGGTGACCTCCGATGTATCACCCTCGTCGTTGTCAGCGAGGTTGTCTACGCCCACGTCGTCGAGCTCTTCGACTTCGTCCGCCTCGTCAGGGTTGTCGTCTTCATCGGTGTCGTCGTCAACACCCCAACTGCTCCCGTCGGACGTTTCGTCAGTCGATGTCTCGGTATCGCCGGTTGGCTCAGAGTCATCTTCGTCAGGTCGAACCTGCCGGAGGCGGCGTTCGTACACCTCATCCGCGGACGAGCGCGTGTCCTGCTCGCGTGCGAGTTCGAGAACTTCAGCGTCGTCGAGATTCTTGTACTCGTCCTCGAGCGTCGAGACAGTGACCTCACTGACGTTACCCTCTTTGACGAGTCGAGCGAACCGTTCGGGGAACGTCTCTTCCTCGGTTTCGTTCACTTCGGGTTCCTCGTCCTCGTCGTCGCCATCGTCAGGCGCCACGTTGTCTTGGTCATCGACACTCTCCACGTCGGCGCCCCACCCTTCGGAATCAGAGGATTCCGTCTGCGTAGTGCCGCCGTCGGTGCTGGTGTCGGTCGATTCCTCCTCTACGTCGTCGTCTTCGTCAAGTCCCCAGGACATAGTTACAGGCTTTGGGTCTCCGTCTGGTCGTCGTTCGAGCCGCTACCGCCGCTGTTGCCGTAGTTGTCGTCTATCGGCATCGAGATGTACGGGACGATGCCGACCACGTTCATCACTACCTGACCCTTACTGTCTCCGTCCTCCTCGCGGGTCAGTGTCCCGTAGAAGTCACACTGCGAGTCGTTCCCGTACTCCATCAGGTCTGGGTTCGTCCACGCGGTGAGACCTGCGTTACGGTCGTCTCCTCCTGTAATCTCCTCGCGCAGGTCGTTGGGGTCGACTACAGTATCGTCGAGAATATTGTAGATGCCGAAGGGGTTGTCGTTCTTGGACATCCCCTGATAGTGGTCGACCACGTACCCGCTGATACGTTTGAGGTCGCCTTCGTGCGAGAAGTCGTCAGAATCAGACACACTCAGGTGCTGACCGAGGTCCTCGAGCGTCGCCTCGTCCTGAATCTGATTGTTGATGACTTTCCGCTTCCCGTCCTTGCTGTCGGGCAGGTCCTCGAAGTCGCCTTCCTCCGCCTTCGTCTGGTCGTTCGACCAGCAGACGTAGATGGGCGTCGGGTCGGGGTCACCAGTTGCCTTGATGTCTCCTTTCTCGAGCGAGGACCACACCTTCAGCTCGTTGAGAGGACGGAACTTCGCACGCATATCACCGAGGTCGATGCCGTCTGTCTCCTCGAAGATGAAGACGCCGATACCCACGTCCTTGTCGCTCGGATTGACGATTCCGTAAGCGAACAGGACGTCTCGCTCCTCGGTGTTCGGGTTGTTCCGTCCCCATCGACGAACGCCGCCGTGCCCGAGTGCGAGGGTCGGAATCTCGAACGTCTGACCACCAGACGACTGCGTGCGGTCGGCACGCATAATCGACGACCGAACCATACGCACTGCGAACGACTTGACCGCGTCGCCGGACAGGTCGTCCTCGGCGTTCTGCTTCGCCTGTTGCAGTTTCTCCTGATACTTCTGCTTCAGAGTATCGAGGTCTTTGCCCGTCTCGTCGGCGATTTTCTTGAGTTCTTTCTCTACATCCGTCATACCGAATCTCCTCCGTTCATCTGCGTCTTTTCGTTGACCACACCTCACCCTATAACCGTCGTTCTAATTTTGCGGGGTCATCTGGACAACAACTTCTCGAGCTATTCTCAAGGGCAGAATTAGAACTCAATCCTTTTTATCCCGTATCCCCAATAACAGCATACAAGGGCTGTAGTAGGGAAGGGTAGCTTAAGGGAGAGCCCTATTCTACATACAGTAGAAGACGATTACTATGGAATTAACAGACCTCAAAGGAGTCGGCCAAGTAACGTACAACGATAAACTAAAGCCTGCTGGCTTTGAGACAATAGAAGACGTAGCAAGAGCCAGCGTTGATGAATTGATGGACGAAGCCGGTCTTAGCGAAGGAAAGGCCGATAAGGTATTTACGAGAGCAAACAGGGAAGCAGTAGTTCTACAGTCAGGAGTTGACGTACAGGACGAGTATGACAAGAAGGAGTACGTCAGTACTGGGATGGACAAGCTTGACGACCTCCTCGGCGGAGGATGGGAGGAAGGGTTCCTCGTGACACTATCTGGTGAGTCGGGCTCGGGTAAGACGCAGGTCGCGTTCCACTCGATGGTTCGCGCAGTCGAGCAGGTTGACGCTCCTGCTGTGTATATCGAGACAGAACCTAACCGTTATCGCCCAGACCGCCTCCGTTCGCTCGCGGAGACAGACGATACACAGCAAGACATTTATCGTATAAAGGCATACGACCTCGACAAGCAGAAACTCGCCTACGATAAGGTGCGCGAGCACTTTGACGAGGTGTCTCTTGTCGTGGTCGACTCGTTCACCGCTCGATTCCGCCTCTCCGAGCAATTCGAGGGTCGTGGCTCGCTGTCTCAGCGGTCCACGGAGATGTCCGACCACCTACGTCGTCTCGAACGTCTCAGCGAGGACCTCGGAGCGCCAATTCTCCTCACTGCTCAGGTGTACGGTAATCCGAGTGGGTTCGGTGCAGGAGACGCCGTCTACGGGGGCTCGCTTATGCAGCACACCGTGTCGTGTTTCGTCAATATGAAGTCGTCGTCCGGGAATCTGAAGGAGGCGCAACTACGTGGTCATCCTGGTCAGGCAGACGAGGAGGTCTACATCAATATCGGGCAGAATCAGCTCGAAGCGATGGATAACGTCTGACGGTCAGCGAACGTTTTCCGTCGGGTTCTCGCACGTCATCCACGCCTCTGGGTTCGACAACGAGGCGAAAGTGATGGTGTCGTTCGCGTGAATCGTCATCTCTCCGCGTTCGTGCTCTCCCGCTGGCGCACGAGAAACGCGACGAACGGTGACCATTATTCTAACACCTCAACGGTCGCGTCTCCGTAGGCGGTCGAGGTCAGGTCGTTGATACAGACGTGGTGTCGCGTTCCGTTCGTAATGACGAGAGCGCTCGTCGAGATTCCTTCCCCGTTGACCTCCTGAACCTCGCAAATCTCGCCGTCTGACAGGTAGCGAACCTCGTCACCGACCTCGATTCCTGCTATGATGCTCTCCGCTTCTTCTCGGCTGGGTGCTTCGTAGGACATTTCTTTTCTCCTCACTTCGACGTACACGAGGTGGCGTAATAAAGGTATGGGATATTACCTTACCAATACGTTAGTGGTAAATTGAAAACCGTCTTTCTAAGCGGGCTGAGTCCGAAGATTGGGGAGTACGGGTGTGTCAGGTCATACGAGTGTCGTAGAGTTACTGCGACGTACTACTGAAACCACCCAGAAGTGGTCTACCGACAGTCTAAGGCCTTTAGAAGGGGCTTAACTGAGTGCTAATATTCGTAAATCGCTCGGTGCGTGAAAGTAGCGGGCGAGATGTTGAAGGCGAGACACGGTGAAAGTTGTAGTGAGAGCGTTATGCCAGGTGGAAAACCTAAGTTCAGGAAAAAGGATACTCGTGTCGAGGTTGCTCTCGCCAAGTACTACGGGCTCGGTGAAGACGAACCGTGGGACCTCGACCGTATCGCTGACTACCTGAACGTATCTCGGTCGACTGTCGAGGACTACGTGTATAATACTGAGATGGCGGAGGAGGTCGAACGCGCCGCCGCCGAAGCTCAGGCACGCACGCGGATGGAAATCGTAATGAAGCTCAAGAGCGAGCTTCAGAAACTCGAAGATATCGAGGAGGACCTCCTGCAAGCAAAGGAGACCGTCATCTCGTCGTACACGCCGAAGCGTGTCGAGGCGAAAGTCAACTCCCCCGATGGGGTTCACTTCGACGACGACGCGGGCAGTCCGACTGTCTCGACCCAGATACCGGTCCCACAGGACTACAAGGAGGTCGCCGACACGTCGAAACTCAAGAACGTCTGGATTCAGAAGCGCAAAATCATCCAAGACATCGAGGACCTGATGGGTCTCGAAGCGCCAGACAAGGTCGAGCAAGAGAGCAAATCCGTCCACCTCGAGCGCAAGGTGTACGAGGTCAAATCGGACGGTGACTTCCCAGAGCCGGATGTTGCTCACGTCAACGAGGACCCGGCTGAGATAGAAGTCGAACCTAGTGACGACGTATGAGCGCGCAGGACAGGGACGCGGCCTGGACGTTCACTCCCTTCGACAAGCAGGAGGACTTCCTCAACTGCACGGACCGACAGGTCCTCCTGTCCGGCGCCTTCGGGACTGGCAAAACGCTCGTCGGGTGTGAGAAGGGGTACAGGTTCAATCAGATGTATCCCGGTAACCGCGGGCTCATCGTTCGTAAGACGTTCACTGACGTGAAGTCGACCACGGTCAATCAGACGCTCCTCGAGGACGTGATTCCTCCGTCTCATATCGTTGACCACAACAGGTCAGAACACGTCATAGAACACTACACAGGTGAAAAGACGCCCGAAGGTGAACCCGTCACTTCCGAGATATACTACCACGGCCTCGACTCGGGTCGTAAGACAGGCGACGACGACCTCCCGCGCAAAATTGGTGGGATGGAGTTCGGGTGGATTTTCGTCGATGAGGCTTCAGAACTGTCGAAAGGTGAGTGGACCCAGCTTATGGGTCGTCTCCGCTACGACGGCCGCCGGGTAGGAAACTACAACTACGAGATTCCTTTCCGGCAAATGTTCGCTGCGACGAACCCCGAACACCCGGGACACTGGATGTACCGTTGGTTCTTCGAGGATAACCGAGGAACGCACTTCACGCTCCGTATGGACGACAACCCCCACCTCGCGGAGGACTACGTGAAGGACAACAAGCAGAACTACTCGGGTGTATACTTCGACCGGTACATCCTCGGAAAGTGGGTTGGCGCTGAAGGGCTCATCTACGACAACTGGGATAGTGACGCGCACCACGTCGAACCCGTTGACCTCCCTGGAGGTTGGGAGGTTCATCGGGAGGAGGAGTTCGACGACCACACTGCGTACTTCGCCTCGCCGCCGCAGGATTGGCGCGTGTATCGGAGTATCGACTTCGGGTTCCGAAACCCGTTCGTTTGTCAGTGGTGGGCGCGGGGGCCGGACGACCAACACGTCCTGTTCCGCGAGCTCTACAAAACCGAGCAACTCGTCGAAGACGTCGCTCGAGAAATCAAAAATCTCGACCCACAGGACCACGTTATCGACCAGACCTTCACTGACTGGGACGCGGAAGACAGAGCGACGCTACAGCGTCACGGAATCGACGTGGCTCGGGCGAATAAGCACGTTTCGCCTGGTATTCAATCTGTGAAATCTCGCCTGCAAAAGGACGAGCGAGGACGCCCTTCGCTCTATATTATGCAAGGCGCACGAGTTCACGAGCAGGACCAGGCTCTCGATGAAGACAACGACCCGGTTAAGACGGTGGGGGAAATAACTGGGTACAAGTGGAAGGACGATGAGCAGGAGGACCGCCCCGTGAAGGAAAACGACCACGGAATGGACGCTATGCGGTACTTCGTCCACACACTCGACGCTCGAGGTACGATGTCTCGAGACGAGATGGAAGATTGGGCGGAGACCGTCAACACAGCGTGGTGATAACAAATGGGAATCACTGACCGACTACGTAAAGGCGTGAGAAATCGCCTCGACCGTCGTATCGCTCGCCAACTGTCGAAGTACGGGGCTGGTTATCCGTCGTTCTCTCGCGGCGAACAGCCTCGTGCCCGCGAACCTGAACCGCCTTACCAGCGCCGTGTCAGCCCGCGGTTCATCTATCGCCTACGTCAGAACTCGACTTTGGTCAACAACGCCATCGAGGAGAAGGTATCACAGACATTCCGCCGAGGACTGACGGATATCGAGAAGGCGTGGGAGGCAAAGTGTCCTAACTGCAAGGAGGAGTACGACACTCTCCAGCCGTTCTACAACGAATTCTCGTGGCTCGATGAAGGCGACGAGGTTGACTTCAGTAAGGGCCGGCGGTGTCCTGACTGCGACTCGATGGTCAAGTTCAAAACGCCGTCGAAGGAGGACAAAGAAAAACTCCGCTCGTTCCTCGGGCAGTGTAATGAGCGCGGACGTGAGAATCGAGCCCTCGAGCCTTCCGAGCAGAACTCGGTCGGTCAGACGATGGTCGAAGTGTTCAAGGAGGTCGGTTGGGACATCCAATCCTTCGACGACGGGTGGCTCATCTTCGAGCGTGCTTACAAAACGGACGGTGATGGGAAGGTGGTCGACTACGACCTGAAAGGTGTTCACCGAGCGCCTCCTGACCGTATGCGTTACTCTATCGACGAGAACGGAGCGTTCGGTCGTGAATACTACGTCTGTGTCGAGTGTCGGGCGAAGAATCCCGAGACGTATCAGGCGCAGTCAGACGGTAGTCAGTGTTCCTGTGGCAACTACACGTATCCTGCTTACGCGGTTAGCACCGACAAGAGCGGGCGTTCCGGTAACAACGACCCAGAGAACTTCTTCATCCGCGGAGAGTTCGTACACGCGAGTGAGTACGAACCGTCGAAGTACTACGGATACTCTCCTATCCTCACGTTGTGGGATGAGGCGTCTACTCTCGAGAAGATGGACAACTGGTACAGGGAGGCGTACAAGGAGCGGCGTGCGCCTCGCGGTGCTATGATTATCTCGTCCTCGAACAGCGAGAGTACTCGTGCGTTCAACAAAGGCGAGATGGAGAAACTGCGGAACGACCCCAACTACATCCCCACGTTCATCGACGACTCGCAGAACGGTGAGGGTGGCGGGAAACCCATCGACTTCATCAACCTCCTCGAGACGCCCGCTGCTATGCAACATATGGAGATGAGGGAGTGGTTCCTCGACCGTATCTCTGCGAAGTACGGCGTCACCGCTGTGTTCCAAAAAGGTTCTCCTGAGAACGCTGGGCTATCGCAGTCGATGGAGATTCAGGTGTCCAATCGTAGCGCCGACCGTCTGCGCAAAATCTTCAACACGACGTTCTTCCCAGCTATCGTCGGACAACTCGGTGTTGAGGGATGGGAAGTCGAGGTCGATACCGTTGAGGAAGAGGACGAGCAAGAGGAAGCGCAGCTCACGCAGACGCACCTGAAAATGGCGAAGCTCGCTCTCGAGATTGGTGCGAAGGTCGAGTGGACGGCTAACGACCGTGCAGATATCAAAGCGGGAGACCTCGAGGCACCCGGTGAGGGCGAAGAACAAGGCGGTATGGGGCTCGGTGAGATGATGGGTGAAGCGGGCGACGAAGAAGCAGGAGCAATTCCTGCGCAAGATGAAGAACAAGACCCAGGCCCGCAAGGAGGAGTCGATGGCGGTATGGCGCCGAAACCTGAGGAGGGTGAGGGAGACCCTCGATTCCAGTCACCGGGTAAGATGGACAAGAGCGACGGAGAGCTGGCTCCCGAGCAGGAGCTCAAGATGACACGGGACGGCGATACGTTCAGCCTCGTTCCTGTGGAGGAAGACGATGACTGAAGAACTCGATATCCGAGAGCAGGTTCGCGTGTATGTGAGTGACCTCGTTGACGCTCCGGCGTCGGCGGACCTCGAAGTCGCTGACGAGGACGACCCTGGTGAATACTACTACGAAGTGCCGTTGAGTGAGCTCGGTAAGAAGGTCGGAAAGCGATACGTTCGCTACGAAGGTCCCGAAGGACGTGGCTTCTTCGACACCGCACGAGGAGTTCTGAAGGTGCGCCCTGCGCGTGAGGACGAAGAGACGAACGCAGACGCGGTCAAGAACGAGGTTGTGTCGAAGGCTGACCAAATCCTCGAGAAGTACAAAATCTACGTCAGCGACGCGGACACTCTTTCTGAGGCGAGGCAGATGGCGCCCGAGTGGGCTGACGTGCAGGAGACGGAGCAAGGCGCGTTCTACTACGAAAAGCTGCCTGGTCAAGGCGACGGCGACGAGGAGCAAGAGTACGAAACAGGTCAATACGACGTGGACACTACGTTCGGGTCGATAGTCGCTGACCGCGTTCTCAACGACGACGTAGGAGACATCCCCGTGGACGACTTCTACGAACATATGTCAGAGGTCGAAGACCCGGACCTCGTGAAAGACGCGCTACAGGCAGAGATGGAAGGTCCCAATCGTAAAACGGGGAAGCAGTTTATCGAGAGTCGCGCTCGTGACCTCGGCATCGACCTCGACCTGTTCTACAAAGAGCGAGGACCTGATGAGACGACAGACGGGACGCTCACTTCGTTGACTGACCTCGATGTTACAGTCGAGGACCTTCCCGACGAGCCTGTAATCCTCGCTGATGAAAGCGACCACTGTAACCGCGACTGGACATACCGCGAGGTTTGGAACGAGTACGTCGAAGGCGATAGGCAAATGCCACGGGGAATCGGCAATCCCGACGACGTGCCCGCGGGTGTCCTCAAACGTTCACTGGAGGACCTCGATAATCCCGGTGTGCTGATGGCCTTCTACGAAAAGGGCAATTATCAAATCCGTCGAGACGTCAGTGAGATTCTCGAGGAAGAGCACGGGGTGATTCCGAAGGTCGAAACCGTCCCGGGCAAATATCGCTTCGACCTCGACGGTATGCAGGAGTTTATGACCGACGAGGAAGCGCAAAATCTGGAACCTGGAGACGTTGTCGCTATCGACGACTTCGCAGGTGGTTTCCAGGAAGCTGAAGTCGTCGAGGTGAGAAACGCTGGAATCGAGGTTATCTCGCCTGACGGACGTGGAGCTTCGCAGGAGATTCCTCTCACGAACATCTACACGCCCGAGTACTATCTCGCCTCAGCGCTCGAGAAGGACGGACTTCACCAATCGTCGATGCTTGACTGGACAGCTCCAGACGGTCTCATCGACAAAATTGAAGACAGTTCTGTTCTCTCTCGCGCCTTAGAATGGGATACTGACGAGACGGCTATGGCGCTTCGTCCTGAAACGAAGGAAGCAATCAACAGCCGTCTGTTCGACCTCGAACCTCCCGACCCGAGTGAGTACGGGATGTCCGAGGAAGCGATGAATCTTCTCCACGGTGCGACGTGGCCTGAGTGGGACAGCAGAGGCGCTCGAAAGCAAGGGACTGGTCTGTCTGACGACCTCAAAAGCGTTTACGAAGGTGCGACGACAGAGGACCTCGAGAAGTATCGGACTGTGTGCCAGGACAACGACCTCGACGACAGGGCTAACGTTGTCACAGGGATGCTATTCTACCGAGACGATAGTGACGTAGACATCCAAGACGTCTTCGAGTACGAGCGGACTGCTCACGGTAACTACTCGGGCGTCACCGACAACGCAAAAGACCGGATTATGGGTGCCGCCGAGGACACTATGCACAATATGGAGCCTCATATTGGTGGGCAGCTAGGTGGTCATATCGAGAAATTCGAGCTTCAGATGCCGCCTGACGGGTCGAATTGGGTCGGTCAATCTCAAGGCGGAGGTCGTGTTATGGCGATAGACGACCCGTACAACGTTGAGAAGACGACATCTCACGAGATGGGTCACGCTTTCCATAACTTCCTCGGTGTCGAGAACGACGGGTACGGGACTATCGACAACCGCGACCACTCGAACGACCCGTCTCGTTGGAAGTTCGGCGCGAAAGCCCCCGGCAACGACAACCGGGCAGCGAACGAATTCTACGACGATATGAAGGGTGAGTGGGAGAAGTACAAAGATACGATGGCGGGGAAACGCTCCGACGCGAACGAGATTCGCTCGTATCAGAAACGGCACGGCGTCGAGCTGATGGCCGTCGGGTTCGCGCACTGGAATATGGACCCGTTCAAACTCAGGAATCGTCACCCTGGCCTCGCTAAGGCCTTCGACAAGCATCTCGGTGATGGAATCGTTGACCCGCTCGACCCTGAGGAGGTCGAGACAGGGGAGTACTACGAGGTAGCGAAAGAAGGGATGTCTCGTATGACTGTCGAAGTCACTGACGTGGTGCAGAACAGCAGAGGCGGGTACTCGTATGACGTGCAAGTCGTCGAAGGAGACCTGAGCGGCACTCGCACAACGCTCAACTCAGATAATACCTTCTTCGAGGGGAAGGCAGAGGATTACCAACCTCTCGAGTACGGTCACGGGACGAAGTACACCGTCGAAACGCAAAGCGGCGAGAAGACAGCGTACATCGACCGCGAGACGAGAGCGCTTGGTGGTGACTTCTTCGTGCGCGACGAGATGGGGCGTCCGATTGGTCAGTGGACGAAGGACCAACTCGAACGGAATCTCGTCAGTCGGGACTTCGAGGAAGGCGAAGTCCCCTGGTCGCCTGACCGTGCAGAGAAAGGAGACCTCGTAGAAATGTACGGCGTAGAGGTTAATGTTCGAGACGCTGATGACTTCAACAACGAGCTCGTGCTTGAGGACTCGAACGGAGAAACTCAGACGCTCTCGTTCGACGAGGTAAACGAGCTTCGTGAGCAGGGTGACTTCGAGCCTGTCACCAACGTGGTCGACTGGGGTGATATGTCGTCGAACAACAGCTACCAATTCGTCACTGAGGATGGGCGATATAACGGCGAGGTAGTTGGAATCGACGAGGACACCGTAACAATCACTCAGCCGGGTGTCGGTGAATCGACGGTCGACCGTGCAGGAGTTGAGGAAATCCGACGGAGGGCGTGAAAATGCAAGTAGACATAGGCAACTACCACAAAGAGAAGAAGGTCGGTACAATCGACGACGAGGGTAACCTCGAGACAGATAGCAAGGCACTTCGGGGAGTCGCAGAGCCGATTATCGAGGAAGGCGTCTACGGATACTATCCGTTTCACGTCGATGGCGACGACGGCGAGACGCATATCGAGTACAAGGAGTTCCATATCACACCCGGGACAACGGGGTTCCTGCGTGAGTTCTTCGACGACCTCCCCTCGCCGTTCGACTGTGATATGGACGTCCTGCGTGACCTCCCAACGTTCGACCCCGACGCTCATCTCGAGGAGAAACTACGTAAGGACGACTTCCCACCTGAGTGTCGTTCGTGCGGGGAGAACAGGCGTATGCGCGGTTCCTTTGTCTGTCCGTTGTGTCACCCGGACGAAGACGAGGAATCGTATGACGGGCCGTTAGCGGGCGGAGACACGAAGGAGAAGATGGTCGAGGGGGCTCTTCAGTCGCTCGTGTCGAAGGAGTGGGTTGCTGACCCGACCGACGAAGCACCGAACAGGTGGACGAATACCGAAACAGGAGAGCACCGCTATCAAGAGAGGAAACCTGGTAGTAGTGAAGCTGGTAATGAAGACCCCGAACTTCCCGAAGGATGGACCGAGCCGTATGACAGTATTCGGGATTATGAGGTTGGTGAACGAGTCGCGTTTATCAGCGAGGAAGGGGAGGAGGTCTTCGGTGAGATAACTGTTGCTGACCCCGAAGGGTTGAGTATAGAGGGTGAAGACGGGCAAGAGCACTATGTTATACCTGGTCTCGATAGTGCGCAGATAACGTCTGTCGAGGAGGGTAGCGGCGGTCTCGATATTGAAGGTGACGATGTAGACCTGTCTGAGTGGGATGACCCTCTCGACGATATTAGCTCGTATAACGAGGGTGATGAGGTAGTCGTCGAGGTCGGTGATACTCAGGTTGAAGGAGTGGTTCAGAACGTTATTGACGGGCGAGGTTCGAGTGTGGAGGTAGATGTCGGTGACCGCGTCCTCACTGTCACGGTTTCTAATGACGTGAGTATATCAGGTGTGCAAGGACACGAGGACAGTGCTCAATCTGACCCCGATGTTTCTCTCACTGAGATTCCTGAGCCGGAGGGTGATGAAGTGTCCTCGTTCGAGGACCTCGGTGTTGATTTGTCGGAGACTGAACGTGGGCTTGAGTTCCAGAACCGTCCCGACGATGAGACGCTCCTCGCTGGAGATGCTCGTAACAAAATTGAGAAGCACTTCGAGGGCAAATACGGCGAGGAAGCGCTTGACGCATATACGAAGTGGCGTGGTGACTCGTACACAGACAACGCGCAAGAAGTCTCTCGAACGATAACCGAAACTTTGGGATGGGAGGGGGATATCCGAAACGACGTGCTTGAGGGTGGTCAGCCGAGTGAAGGAGCGAAAGAAATGCAGCGGGAGGTTACAGCACTGTCGCGGGATTTCTTCCGAGATACTTTCGGTGAGACCGGAGAGTTATCCCGCGCACTTCCCCGTAAACATCGAACGCAAGCTATCGAGGAGATGCTCCTCGACCCAGACGCTGACTCGTTCGAGGTTAGTCAGAACGCTGTTGACAACTGGACAACGGCGGAGAAAACTTTAGACGAGTTCTCAGGTTCGGACGGTATGATTATGGAGGTTGAACGTTCGGTAGATGAAGTCGCTGTCGCTACGACAAGCTGCTTTAGCACGCTCAACGCTGAGTACGGTGATGAGTATGTTATGAAGGGAATCGACAGCGTTGAGCGGTCTGATGTAAAGATGAAGCACGAAGGTCGGACTGTCAACCTTTCGTCTGATATATCGGAGATGGACAGCGGGGATATAGGTACTCTCGCTCGGGTGTGCATCGACGAGTATGAAGAAGGCAACTTATCTGATGAGGCCAGGGAATCTCTTAAACCGTTCCTAAAGCGGTTGGATGAGCACTACGAAGGTAGCGGTGAAACGGCTATGGCGTTGGAATACTACATCGAGGAGGAACTATGATAAACACCAAGAACGACCCCGAAGTTATTAACTGGTTGGCGGAAGCGATTGAAAGCATCGAGCAGAAAGAAGAGGACAAAACGGATGAGAAGGATGGTGTGACGACAAGCACGGGCGGGTACAGCAACGCCGTGTATGGTGGCGTGTCGGGTAGCACTGTTCCTGATGACCACTGGGAATCTGACTATATGGACTTGTCGAAACGACAGAGTCTCACTGAGAAATGGGAAGAATCGGACCTCGACTTCGACGACGTAGACGAGCTGATGTTTAACGCCTTCCGTCGCACTGTGTGGTGGGAGCCTGACGATGGCGAGGACTTCTCGAAGGCGCCTGATATGTGGCGTTCCGATGACTACGTGCCAGAATTCGTCAAGGAGTTCATCCGCGAAGTCATCAAGAACGGAGTCATCTACGACCAATTCAAAGATGTCCCGAAAGCGGCGATTATCAAAATCGAGGAGATATTCCGTGACAGCCTGACTCAGCCGCAGGGATGGAGCGTTCACTCACTCGCGTCTGACCTCGAAGACGAGTTCCCTGGACTGTCGATGAGTCAGGCACAGACAATCGCCAGGAACGAGACAGCGGCTATTATGAATACTGCTCGGGAGGAAGCGTACAAATCCCGTCCTGACGAGGAGGAGTATGAGTACTACTGGTCGAATCCGCAGGACCACCGAACGACTGACGTCTGCAACGAGATTATCGAGGAGATTGATAATCAAGGCGGCGCAGTCGACCTCCCGACGCTCAAGGATATCTTGATGGACAAGGCACGGAAATACAAAGATGACCCGGAAAACGGAGGAACCCCTGGGCGTGTCGGTGAGTGGTTACCCCACTTCGAGTGCCGAAGCACGTTCGTCCGTGAGGTCTACCTGTGACTACAACACTGATTTATCCTCGGCGAGGTAAAAACGAGGTAAGAGTATGACTGACGACCTCGCAGAAAAAGCGGCGAAGTTGGTTTCGTCCGCGCTTGAGAAGGAAGAGAGGGTTTACATCGACAACCCGTCCGAAGCACCTGACAACGTGCAAGTTCAAGAAGGTGACCAGGGAGGTACGTATTACGTCGCTGGTGACGCAGAAGGGTCGTCGAGTCAGGAGGGCGACGGAGATGGTGGGAGTGGAGGCGAGGATGAAGTCGAGTGGGTCGATACGCCTCACGGTAAGGTTCCTGACACGGCTGGGCCTATCCCGCCTGATATGCGGGACGAGCCTATCGGTTCTGATTCTCACCCTGTTCTGTGGAAGCGTCCTGACGGCGAGGAAGAACTGAACGAGTACATCAGCGCCATCGAGGATACTGAGTGGTACGGCGAAGGCAGTGAGATTTTCGAGCGTGCGTTTCACGGAGATGAGAACACCGAGAATCAATACACCGACGAGGATGGTAACTGGGGCGAGGACCGTCTCGAAAAGCACGAAGAGTGGTCAGAAGAACTTCTGAACGAAGACGCTGCGACAGATGAAGATGAGCAGCCAATCGGTATGATTCTCCTCGGTCCTCCTGGCGCAGGCAAGGGATGGTGGCAGGAACAGGTCGAGCAGGGTGCATATGGCGAGACTGGAGAATTCGTCGAGCGTGAGTTCACTGCGATTTCTTCGGACAGGACGAAGGAGCCGATTCCTGAATACAACGAGACGAACGCTTCCGAGGTACACGACGAAGCCTCGAAGATGGCGAAGGAGAACCTCGCTCCGTCGGCAATCGGAAACGAGCACAACGTGATAGTCGATAAGGTGGCTACGTCCCCTGACAGCACTCTCGATATGATAGAGTCGATGAGAGAGAAGGGGTACGATATTCGAGCGAACTTCGTCAACGTTCCCACTGAGAAGGCGGTTCACAACGCAGTAAGTCGGTATCACGAGGAGGGACGATTTACTCCTCTCGAGTTCGTCAACGGCGCTGGAGAATCGTCGCGTGAGTCGTTCAATACGATTCTCGACGAAGGCGGTATCCCCGACGAGAAAGCGGGACGTTTCGACAACGACGTAGAATGGGGCAACGCTCCAGAGGCAGAATACATCGGCGAGGAATTGCTCAAAGCCCTGCTCCAGGCGCTCGCAAAGTATAAATACACCCCTGACGAAGAACGACACGGAGAAAGTAATGCCAGAACGTCCAGGTCCCGACGCGACCGCCGCCGAGATAGCGGAGTGGATGGAGGAAGACTTCGGCGAGGCGGTGGCGGAGGGGATGAAGGAAGCGGCCGAAGACGACGAGGAGTAGTCGCCCTCGACGACCTCGTAAAAGAGGCCGAGCAGATTTTCGTCGATAACGTACACGAAGCTCCAGACGATTCTGTCGTCCACGTTGACCCCGACGAAGATGCCAAAGAGCGGATGTACTACGTCGCAGAAAAAGCCGCGGAGGTCGTTACCGAGGATTTTCTGAAGGAGTGGGTGAGTGACCCTTCCGACGACGCCCCTAATCGTTGGAGAAACACAGAGACAGGCGAGTACAGGTATCAGGAGAACAAGCCTGGGTCAGATGAGGGAGGCGAGCAGGAAGGCGAGAGCGACGGTTCTGTGTCGGATGACGTGGTCGTGGACGACGTGCAGTGGAATGATATGCCTGGAGGAACGGTTGTCGCTTTCGACACAGCGGATGGCGATTGGGAATCTGGCGACTTCGAGGGATACGACGATGAGGGCAACGCCATCGTCGAAGGTCACAGCGATGGTGAAGAATGGGTCGTTTCTCCTGACGACGCTACGAACGTTATGCTCCCTGAAGACCAACCCGACAACGACGACAACGAAGACGACGAAGACGAGGAAGAGCAAGAGGTCTCGGGAATAGATATTGACTACGATAACTTCCGTCGTATCGCTATCGGTCAGTTATTCGAGGACGAGAGTGACAAGCAGGACGAATCTTACCTCGAAGTCGATACCGAAGATGGCGTCGAGATTCGTCAGATAGAAGATATCGTCAACGACCCCGCTGCAACCTTCGGAGACAGGCAGGGGTACATCGAGCTCGACGACGGTTCGTATATGAATCTGATGGGCGAGGTCCACGAAAATATGCCCGACGACGCTACTGAGGAGAACACGCACGCTATGACAGCGGCAGATGGGCTCGTTCCCGCCGACCCTGAACCGTCTGGGTCTGAGGACGTAGACGACTGGAACGTCGATTGGGGCGAGGTTGTGTTTAGCAATCACGGAGACGAGACTGAAGATTCGGGACGAGACCTCCGTCGTCTGAACCGAGACCAAAAGCGTCGTTTCAAAAACGAGTGGGAGGAGGTCGCTTCTGAGGAGGGCATCGCTGAGGTGACGAAAACTCTCCAGACCATCAAGGGTTCAACGTTCAACGAGCGAGGCGCTCACTACGATAAGCTCGTTATGGAGACGTTCGGAGTCGAAGGCGAACCTCGTTCGGGTGTTGAGGCACGCGGAGGTGACAGAGAAATCGACCCTGAAGATGTGCCTGACGTGTCCGACGACGCAGTCGAAGCGTTTGAGTTCTTTAGTGCCGCGTCTCAAAAATTCTTCAGAGAGAACTACGGTGACGAGGCAGCGATTCATAGAGGGATGGGAGAACACGCCGTGAAGGAGATGGCTCCTGCACTCGCTGAACGTATCGCTGACGAGTCAGACGAGGCTATCACTGTTCGAGACAACCCCGCTGCTGTGTTTACGACCGACAAGGGGATGTCTCACTCCTACGACAAAGGTCTCGTCGTCAGCAAGAACATCTCGTCAGATGAGGTGTTCGCTATGCCCGAGGCGCTTCTCAGTATGGAGCAAGGTCCTGGTCCTGATTGGAACGAAGGCGAGGTAAACGTCAACGGGTGGGACCAGGAAATCTCGCTTGACGAAGTGAGAGCGGACTCGACAGACACTACCTACGGTGAGCTCGTCGATGAACCCGGTCGTGCGATACTCGAGGCAGATGATGACCGCGTGTTCTCCTCGCTCGTCAACACGGTCAGGCGTGACCCTGAAGCCGCGCACGCTGTCTTCCGTAAACTCAACAACTCACCTGGTGCTATCTCATCGACTATCGAGGAGCGTCACCCAGAGGACTGGTCTCGTTTGAGCGCCGCTGCTGCTGAAGCGGTGAAGCAGGACGATAAGGCAGATGGGGTTGTCGATATTCGGAGTGAAGCAGATTGGTTGTCTGAGGCAGCAGAGGACGCATACGACGGTGACGAGGAGGAGTCGGATGTGAAGAACAAACTGATGAGAAAGGTCGTGAGCTGGATTCCTCTCGCGTCTGAATCTTCTGACCCTTCACGCGAGCGCGTAGACGAAGACTGGAACGAAGTCGAGGACGAGGAAGAGCTTTCGTACAAGGCGAGCAAAGTCGTATGGGGTAATGTGGGTGGCGACCCGTTCACTGACTACGACGTTCTCGAGGAGTTCTGTAATGCTCTCGAGGAAGAAGGAGCGTCTGTTCTTCTCGGTGATGAACCGTGGGAAGAGGCGAGTGGGCACCACGACCGTCCCGTCCGTGCGTTCGGTATCACGCTCGAAGATGCCGAGGACATCTGGGAAGAGTATGAAGACGAGTCGTATGGCCTGACTGGTCCTTCTTCTGAGTAACCCCGGTCACGTCTCGTCGCCAATTTCTCTTAGGCTTAGACTCACCCGGAGACGGTCAGAGAACGTGTTGAACTTAGGTTTTGACGCTTACTCTTTTCGGGTACAGAGATAGTCCGTGGTACGATAGGTGTATATAAACTATTTTTAGGTTAGAGTTAGACAACGAGAGTCTCTGGCTTCAAGATGGTTAAGGTGAACTACGAAGTACGTAGGCACAGAGGCGCCAGGGATGACAGAATGCCCCAACTGCGGCGAGAACGTTTCCGCTCAGACGGAGAAGAACCTGAAAGGTCGTCCGTCTGCAAAGGCCCAACCTCAGGAGTGTCCTGAGTGTGGGCACGAGCTGGAAAAAGCGCCCCGTCGCAGTAACAGGAACCTTCTCAACAAATAATGCCTGAAGCAGTCGAGGACTGTGTCGATAGCGTACTCGAGGACAATTCCGATTACTCGGTGTCCAAAGCGTACGCCACCTGTTGGTCGCAGTATGACGACGGCGACCTCAAGAGCGACGACACACCCGACTGCGATTTCTCGAAGGCGGTCATCAACCTGGCTGGCGAAAACAACCTCGACAAGGACGCCTCGGCGCGTATCGTCGCGGCGTCACGTCTCGCAGATACCGAAGACGACACCGCTGTGAAGGCGGTCGCTCATCGTAAGGTCACAGGTTCCTGGGGCAACGTTCACCCCGCTGAGAAAACGAAAGAGGGGCGAGAGCACCTCCTCGACACATACGTCTCGACCGCCGAGAAGGCGCTTCAATCCTTCGACGACGCGCTCGAGGACGTAGACGGTGAAAGCGAGGGAGCGACAGTAGACAAGGCAGACGGCGAGTACCCGACTGTCAAGTTCAAAATGAAGTCCTCGACAGGCATTATGCCGCTCTTCAAAGCGAAGAACGGCGATATGGTTGTCTGGGGACCTGCGAGCGTCGAGGTTGTTGATAAGGAAGGCGACCGGATTCGTGCGGAGGCGCTTGAAGAAGCGCTCCCTCAACTCCTACGTCGTCAGCGGTTGTCGCTCGAACACTCCGACCAACTCGTCGGTGAGATTCTCGAGAACTTCGAGACGGACGAACCCATCAGCGTGAAAATCGACGGTGAGGAGTACACGCGAGAGGAGTTCCCGACTGATGTTCTCGAGCTCGACGGGATGGAGCCTTCGCTGTTCGTCGCGGGTAAGGTCTGGGACGACACCAGGCAGGCTCGTCAGACACAGCGAGACATCGAGAATGGAGATATCGACTCGTACAGCATCAGCGGAGAGTCGCTGGTTGCGACGACGAAGTACGAGGAAGGCGACGTAGTGAACGACATAAAGGAGCTCGACCTTTCTGCTGTGACCCTTTGCGAAGAGGGGATGAACCAGAAGGCGAAGTTCGGTGTCGTCAGTAAAGCGAAAGGGGACGCACGCGCCGATGAAGGTCACAACGTAGAAAGCGCTCAGGCGGGCGTGAGTAAAGGGACCCGAGGCCCAGCAGGCGTCCCCGCAGAGGGACAAATCAGAGTAGTCAAGAATATGACCGACGACAACGACGAAACCCCCGACGAAGGGGCGAGTAATCCGTCTGACGCGGTCTCGCTCGACGACATCCGTTCGGAGTTCAAGGGTGTCGTTGACGAGTCGCTGCCTGACGGCGAGCTCGCTACGAAGTCGGATATGGTCAACAAGGAAGACGTCGAGACCATCGTCGAGGAGAAGTCTCTCGACGAGGACGACGTCCGAAGTATCGCGCAGGAAGTGTACGACAAGAGCACTGAGGAGAAGGAGTTCTCCGACGAAGTTCTCGAGCTCGCTGAGGAAACGGGTGTCGAACCCGCCAAGGTCGCGGACATCGTCGAGCGCGGCGACTACGCGGACGATGAGGTGTTCGAGGACGAGGGCGAGATGCCCGACGACGAGGAAAAGGAGATGTGTCCTGAGTGCGGCGTCCCGTTCGAGGAGTGCGGGTGCGACGAGAAGGCGGACGACGAGATGCCGCCTGAGGACGAGGACGAGGAAGTCGACGAGGTCCCCGAAGAAGAGCTCGAGGACCCCGACGACGACGGAGAGCAGGAAGTGGAAATCGACGACGGCTCCGAGGAGGAGAAGGGTGGTTACACCCACGAAGAGCTCGAGTCGATGCTTCCTGAAGACCTCTATGACGCGGTGCGCGAGCATCTCGACGAACCCGAAGGCGAGGGCGAGATGGAGATGTCCGAGAAGGACCTCACCGAAGCCCTCGACGAGGAAGAGGTCGAGAAGATGATAGACGAACAATTCGGCGACGAGATGGAGCTCAACTCGCCGGATGGTCCTTCCGCCGAAGTGCGGAAGAGCTGGGAGGAAGAGGACGACCCCGCGACCGACGGCGCGGTGGGTCCCGCAGCCCAGCAGCTCTACGACTGAGGTGACACAAAATGGGAGCAATCACTGAGAACGGCGTGCAGCTCGCCAAGGCACAGATTTCCAAGCACCGGAAGCTGATGAAGTCGACCCCGGCTCGCAAGTACCTCGCCAAGCGTCAGCTTGAGCGAGGTGGCGATGCCGCTGGGGCGCAGGGTCGTCAGCAGGGCCTCTACAAAACGAGTGCCCGCGGCCCGAAGGGTGAGAATCCGGGTCAGCTACGCAAGGCTGACGGTCGGATTCACACCGTCTACGACCTCATCGACTACTACTACGACTTCTACCCGAAGTACACGCGCAAGAACTCCGGCAACGTGTCGAAGGCGGACAACATTCTCGACACTACGGACGCCGGGTACCGAAACGTCGTGTACGGGTCGGAGGTCTTCTCGCTGCTCAACAGCGAGGCCAACCTGTTCGCGCTCCTCGAGAACCGAGCGTGGACGAAGTCCGGTGAGCGTATCGTCACCGGCCGGGACTCCAACCGCACTCTCGGCGACAGTGGGACTGGCGAGAACGCCTCGCTTCCCGACACCATCCACCCGGAGCTCGACGAGTACGAGCAGAACCCGCGTTCGGTCGTCCACACCTTCAACGTCTCGCAGGAGAAGCAGCTCCTCGCGCAGACGAACGACGACGACCTGGACGACCCGTTCGACTTCCTTCGTCGCTGGTACGGTGAGGGGACGGAGCATCAGACGGGGATGGGCGAGCACCCGAAAGACATCAACGTCCAGCTTCTGGACGAGTCGGACTCGCCGTCGGGCGACAATATGGAGAGCATCGACCGCGTCATCTCTGATGGCAGCGAGTCGAGTCTCCTGAGCGACGCCGGCGACAACGACATCTACGGGTTCGACCGTAGCAACAACGAGTTCGAGAGCAACGTGCTCCACAACTCCGACAGCAACCGGTCGTTCACCATCAACCTGATGGACGACGCCATCGAGCAGGTCAAGACCAACAGCGGTAAGAACCCGGTGCAGGACGACGGGTACTTCTGGCTGACCGGTCACGACACGTACAAAATCCTCGAGCAGGAGGTCGGTGGCAAGGAGCGCCTCGAGCCGGTTCGGGCGCAGGTCGGGATGAACGGCGTCCAGACCAACCCCGGTGACGACGTGGGAATCATCACGCAGTCGTACAAGACGATTCCCATCTTCGAGAGCGACGACGTGGTCCAGGACGACAGTGGCCTGTCGCGGGTCTACCTGGTCGACTCCGAGACTATGTTCATCAAGACGCTCCTCCCGACCCAGTTCTACTCGACTGGGACGGAAGTCGACGACAACCCCTTCGCTATCGACCAGCTCGGTAACGAGGGCGCGTTCGTCACCATCGGGCAGCTCACCTGTACGAACCCCGCAGCCCACGCGAAGATTCGGGACCTGAAGTAAATCTGAGGTAGATTTACGATGAAGGTAGCGGAGGTTCGGAGCGAGGCGGATGCTCGTATGCGGACGTACACAGTCCCGTCTACGCGACGTGACTACACGTTCCGATACTTCACCGAGAAGGAACACTGGGTATCCGTGGAACACGTCGAAGACGCCGCCTACTTCGACGACGCCGAAGGCTTCGCTGTCCGATGGACGCCTGCGGGCCTCATCGCTCGCGCCTACCAAGGCGCGGCCGGTTCCGTCGCGGAAGCGTTTTCGAGGCTCGATTACCGCGACAAGCAAGAGCTTGCGAAGGAGCGCGGTATCAAGGCGAACCAGTCAGAAGAAGAGCTGGAGGCCGAATTGGAAGAGGCGGTCGAAGAGCTAGCAAGACAAGTCGAAAATCAACAATAACAAGGAGGTAACAGAAAATGGCAAAAACGGTCACTATCGACGACACGGAGTATATGGGAGCGGTGACGACGCGGTTCGTCACTGTGGACGTCAGCAGCTACAGCGGCGGTGAAGGCTTCGTCCCGGCGGATGTCAATATGCGCCGGTTCCAGGCAGTCACCGTCGAGGTCGCTGACGGTACCGGGTACTCGGCGAGCTACGACGAAGGCGCAGAGGCCATCCGCCTGTACGAGAGTGCAGGTGCGAGCGGTGAGATGGCTGAAGTCACGAGCGTCGCCAACTCGCCTGTCACGCTTCGCGTCACCTGTATGGGTCGGTGAACACCGATGCCCCGGCAGCACAAGTGTCGCTCCATCAACGCGGCGACTGGCACGACCAACGGCGACTCGTATGAGTCACGAGGGCACAACAGCGTCGGGCTGTTCGTAGTCGCTCGTAACCTCGACGAGACGAACGACAGCCTCGAGGTCGTGTTAGACGCGGTTCACACCGACGAGAATACGTCGGGCGAAGAGCAAGGTCCTGTCCGTCGTTCGGATGGAGGACCCGGTTCTACGTCGCGTGTCGGGGTTACAGCAGGCGACCTCGGAGACCCGGGTGGTGACGGCACCTACTCGGGCTTCGCTTACGCTCACGGAGTTCCCGCTGAACACTTCGCGGCGCGTATTACAGAGTTCACTGACAACGCAGGCAGTGACCTCGAGGTAGACGCCTGGCTGTACTTCGGCAACTGGAGCGGCCCGGGACGCGAATTCCGCGAGGTGGTGTAGTGTGTCTCTCGTCGATGTTATCCTGACTGAGCTCGTCAGCGAGTTCGGCGTTGCAGTCCTCGGGTTCGGCTGGTTGATGTACCAGGTGTACTCGCCCGACTGGTTGCCGGAGACGAAGCTTCAGAAGATGATGGGTAGCATCGAGCGAGAGATAAAAGAAACACGCGGGCTGCTCGTTTCGGCAATCACCGTGCTTCGCGCTGTCGTTCGGACGAACGACGAAGTGGACACGGAGAAGGTCGATGACTACCTGGTCGAAAACGGCGTCGAGCCGGACGACTTCATCGACTCGACTGATATGCGAGGCGAGGAAGAACTTGGTGACGATTAATGCCTGTCACTGAAGCATACAGCGACGTAGGATACTGCGAGCCCGAGGACGTAGAACGTTTCTTCCGTGTTGAGGAAGGATTCAACGCTTCGACGAACCCGACCCGCTCGCAGGTTGAGGATATGATTCTCGAGTGGTCCGACGAGATAGACAACAGGACCAAGCACGCCTGGCGTGAGCGTCAGGTCAAGAACGAGTATCACGACCTCGACGACACCCCGTACTACTTTGGTTCGGGCACGCCCATCAAGCTCTACAAGCGGCGTATCAAAGCGCTCGATGGAGACAAGGGCGACAAGCTCGAGATATGGAGTGGGAACGAGTGGGAGGACTGGGTTGCTGATTCCTCGCACCGAGCAGGTCGTAACAACGACTGGTGGATTGACGAGGGGAACGGCCTCCTCTACGTCTACCGTCGCTATGCGACTTGGAGCGAGCCCGCTGTCAGAATCACGTACAGGTACGGGAGTGAGAACACTCCGCGGGACGTGAAGAAAGCGTGCGCTAAGTACGTCGCCGCCGACCTCGCTATGACCGACCAGTACGCTATGAACGTTCCTGGTACCGATGGCGCCGCGGATGTTCAATCGCAGGCTCAGCAGTGGCGAGAAGACGCAGAGAAAACGCTCGCCCGTCGCACTGAAACTCAAGTCGTTCAGGGTTGGGGATAATGGCTAACGTCAAATCGAGTAACGGAGGCGACCCGACGAAAGCGGTCATCCAGGGGCTCGAAGCGGAAGTCGATGAACTAACCCGCGACGCCATCGACCTGTGGTTCAAGGAGTCACAGGAGTGGCTCCGTGACGCCGAACGTAACCGCTCGGAACTCGGACGCACGTCCGGTAGCGAAGGGAGAGCGAACAACGCTCTCGGTGAAATAGCACAGACGGCCCAACCCCCGACGTGGAACGAGGACGAGCAGAGATGGGAGTTCTCGTACACTCACGAGGGCGCTGTGTTTCAGGAGTTCGGCGCGAAACCTCACGAGATTCGAGCGAAGAAGGCAGAGGTCCTCGCGTTCGAGTGGCCCGATGCTCCTGAAGAGGTTAAGGAGCAATTCGAGCACACCGAAGGCGACCTCGTTTTCTTCGAGTCGGTCAATCACCCTGGAATCCCAGCAATCGGGTTCGTCCGCTATGGACGAGATGTCGCTAAGCGGGAGCTCGAGACGGCTGGGTACGACGTGACCGAGTGGGAGTCGGGAGGTGACCAGTCGTGACCGCGGTTCAGTACGTCGAGTACGTCCTCGAGAACAACTGGGAACCGTCCATCTCGGGTCGCTACAACGACGTTCCGCACCCCCGTCTCATCCGCGAGTCGTCCGAAGAATATCGTCGGATGAACACCCAGGAAGACGATACTATTATTGTCTCCGACGGTGGTATCTCGGAAATCGAGCCGCAGTCGTTCGGGTGGGTCGAGGAACGCCTCCTCTCCCGAGTGACGCTCGACATCCGAACGTCTCATAGCAGAGAGCGTCTTTGGGGCGAACGTGACGATAACAACAACTCACCGCGGTACGGAGGCCTCGTTGGTGAGTGTAAGCGTATCTTCGACGCCAAACGCAAGGGCGACAAGGAGTTCGACTTAGTTGACGGGTACGAAGCCAACGACCTCTCTGGTCAGATGGGTGGACTCGTCTGGCGTGCTACGTTCGAGCTCCGACTCGACACCCGCGCCTCCAATATCGACCCAGAAATATGAACGCACAACAACTCCTCGACGAGTGGGAGGAAGGCGAAACGACCGGAGTGCGTCCTGCGCGGGTCAAGCAAATCCGTGACGACCTGCGAGAGGTCACGGGTCTGCACGTCCCAAGGCGCACTCACGAGATAGAAAGCTGGCTCGAGACGATGAAGAGTCAGGTCACGCGGAAACTGCGTGAAGCGGCGGAAGCGATGGAAGAATCCGACGACGGCGACGGCGAAGACGAAGACGCTGAGTAGTCACCGCCCAATCTTTTTACCGACACTTCGCGTATTCTGGGATGAGATATGCCCAGTGCCGCAGGTCACGAAGCGAGGGTAAGCTATCTGTGGGAGAACGACGGGTCTGATAACCCCGACTTCGCTACAGATTCGCCCTCCGATTCTGATAACAAACCGTTCGGTAGTGACGCGACGATGAATACCCTCGAGGGAAGCAACAACGCCGTCCGGGTCTTCGACCCGAACGACCGTGAGGCTCGAGAGGTTATCGAGCAGAACTTCGAGGGGTCGTGGTCCGTCGAGTTCACGCTCACCAACCCGTGGTGGCTTCGTGGTGTGATTCACTACGATGTCTCGACCTCGGGCGCCTCCGCTCCCTACACTCACGACTACGACGGAGACATTCCGTACTCTATGCGTATCGTTCAGGGTACAGAGGCGACGGGCACCGAGCGCGTCCTGAAGGGGTGTGTCATCTCGTCCGCTGAGATTTCCGCGTCTGTCGGTGGGATGGTCAACGTCTCGCTTCAGGGTGCGTATGCAGACGAAGACCTCGACACGGGCGGCGTCGGCGCTGCGCAACCGACTGTGGACGAGCGTCCCCTGCACTTCGCGCACGCCACTCTCAAGCGCGACGGAGCGACGCTGTCTCTCGTGCAGAACGCCTCGCTCACCATCGAGAATAACATCGACCTCATCCGCGAGCTCGGGTCTCGTATCGCTGCTGACTACTCGCCCAAGCAGCGGACGGTGGACATCTCATACGGAGACATCGTCGAGGACGAGACAGAGGTTCAGCGGATGTACGGGTCGGGTACGACTCCTCAGAACACCGTCGAGAACGACAAGCCGATGACTTTCACGTTCGACGACGGAGGTTCGGGCTCAGACAAGAACGCGGTCACCTTCAATATCGGTGGGGCGTTCCCCAACTCGTACAGTCGCTCTGGAATCGGTGACCCTGAGGCTGACCTGGAGGGGTCGCTCAGTGAGATGGCGGCGACCATCGACGCCAGTGCTGAGAACGAAACGTCGAGTGCGAGGTAACTATGCAACAGACAACTATCGACCTCCGCGAGGAGGCACGGAAAATCCGCGAAGAGAAACTACCGTCTGTCGAAGACGCGCAAGATGAGCTCGTCGCTCAAATCGAGGAGGAGTACGAGTCCTACAACGACGTACCCGAATCCGAGGACCAGGCGTTCGAGAAGCTCGAGGAGAAACGTATCGAGCTCGAAGGTCAGGCTGAGTCACTCGAGCGTGTCGTCGAGGAGTGGGACGGCGGAGAGTTCATCGTTCGAGAACTCACAACGGGAGCGCTCGCAGAAATTCAGGACAGCGTGTCTGAGAAGTCCTTCGAGTTCGACCCCGAACGCGGTGAGATGAAGGGCGGAACGCCGAAGCAAGGTTTCGGGATGGTCGAGACTCTGCGGAAATCTATCGTTCGACAGCCGCCTGGTGCACCGACGCGAGAGAACGAGTTCGGTGAGGAGGTTCCCGAGCCCGCAAACTACCCGCACAAAATCGGGCTGTTCATCTTCGAGCAGGTCAACTCCTTCAACACCGTAGGGGAGACTGACCTGGGAAACTCCTCACTCCAGGAGCGGATGAGCAGTTAGACCTGCTCGTAGCTGATATGGTCTTCCGCGGCCTCAACCCGGACAAACTGCCCGCTCGGTTCGCTCTTGCGTATCAGGAGCACCGGGACACGGTGATGGAGCAACGAAAGAAGTTGTGGCAGGAGGCAGCCGCGGAGCTGTTCGGCGAGGGTGGCTAAAACGATGCTCACGACAGACACGACGCGCACGGGCGGAGACACGACGCGGACAGCGAAGCCTGTCGTATCCATCCTGGAGAACTCGAACCGTCTCAGCGACCAAGTGTGCGCGTTAGAAGGGGCGTCAGAATAATGGCGGAGTTCCTCGGCTCTACTCGACTCTGGCACAAGCAGGAAGATATCGTCGAAGCGAAAGGGAAGGTTCGCACAGACGCTATCTACGGCGAGGACAGCGACCAGACGCTCCTCACCGGCCTGCAACAGCAACAGAAATTCACGACGACGGGCGTGGCGACTGGGCTTCGTCTCTCGAGACAACCTGGGTACTCGAACGACCCGAACACTGCGGTCGCGCAGTGGGTCGTCGAGATGGAGACGTACATCAACGCTCAACAGGGGTCTGGATTCACTCTTCAGAGCGACGAACGTAATGACAGCAAGAACGTCGTCCTCGAGTCGTTCGGCTGGCAACGAGAACCCACAGAGAAGTATCAGGTGTCGTGGGACCTGACCGCTCACTGGGGTCAGGGTATGATGAGCAGCTCATCGAGGAACCCGCCTAGTGTCTCGCCGTCTCAATCCTGGTCGCTCGACGGGTACGACCTCGGGAATCAGGTTATGACTCGTCAGGAGAAAATGCAGCAGGTCGAGGCGTATCCTATCGCATACGCTAAGGCGGGAGAGAACGAAGTCCTCGCACAGTCAGGAGCAATCCGGCAAATCACACTGCGAGGTTCAAAGAATAGCAACAGAAACTCGTTCGACGACGCTATGCAAGCGTTGCTCGGACAAGATACCACCGTGACTTTCAGCGAAGGGTTCCCAGGACGGGACCTCGAAGTTATGGTGAAAGAGTACGAGTCGACCCGCGAGGCGGGATACACTCGTATCGGAGAATACTCGATGACTCTAATCGAGGGGACAGCATAATATGGCACTCGACGTAGGACTCAAAGCGATTCTCGAGCCGGAGTTTGACGACAACAAGATGGACAAAGAGGTCGCTGACCTCGAGGACCGTCTTCAGTCGCTCGAAGGTGTAGATATAGATATCGACACCAATCGTATGCGCAGCATCGGTCAACAGGCAGAACAAGAGATGGCTGCGGGTATGGACGGTGGCGTTATCGGAGATGCCGTCGCCGGTAAGCTCACAGACAAACTCGGTGATAGAGTTGGTCCTGCGGTTGCGGGACGTCTCGGTATCGGTTCTGCTGCGGGCGGCGGTGGTGCCGCTGCTGCTGGTGGTTCGGGAGGTGCAGGCGCGGCAGCGGCAGGAGGTCTCGGCGCCGCGGGTCTCGCTACGGGAGGCGCACTCCTCGGTGTCGCACTGGGCGGCGCTGTGAGTATCGGGCTGCTGAAGGGGATTCAGGAGATGGCGTCGTGGGCGCCGAAAGGGCGAAAGATGGCCGATATGTTCGGGACGGCGATGGACCTGTTCTTCCGTCCGTTCGGTTCGGTCATCGGCGACGCGCTGATGCCCTACGCGGAAGGCGCACTCAAAACGATGTCTGAGTTCAATCGCCTGTTCCGTGAAGAAGGACTCGCCGTCGCTATCACGTATATGGCGGGCAGTATCCTCGATGCTATTACTTCGCCCGCTGGTGGTGGTGCGGTTATCGGCGGGCTCGCTGGTGCTGCTGGTGGTGCATATGCTGGTATGAAAGCGGGAGGTGTTATCGGCGCCGCTGCTGGGTCTGTGATTCCCGGTGCTGGTACTGCCGCAGGCGGAGCAATCGGTGCAGGACTCGGTGCAGGACTCGGTGGCGTAATGGGTCTCGTCGGCGGGATGGGCGGAGGCGCTCTCATCGGTGACGCGCTCGGAGACGTTGATTGGGGCGCTGCCCTCAATCCGGTCAACTGGGCCAACTTCCTCACTCAGGTCGTCTGGGACGATTGGATTGTCAATCTCCTGTGGGACACGTTTATGGTCGACCTGCTGTGGGATAGTTTCATCGTCGGTCTGCTGTGGGACACCTTCATCGTTGACCTGCTCTGGGACACGTTTATGGTCGACTTGGTGTGGGGCACGTTCGTTGCTGCTCTCAATTGGAAGAACTGGGTGAAGGCACTCGAGTGGGCAGCGGGAGGTTTCGTCACTGCTCTAAGTTGGGGTGCGCATATCGTCGGCCTCGCGTGGGGCGTCTTCGTCGAAGACATCATCTGGAACGCTTTCATCAAGAACATTATCTGGGAAGCGTTCATCAAAGATATCATCTGGGGAGCGTTCATCGAGGATATTCTCTGGAACGCTTTCATCAACGATATGCTGTGGGGTACGTTTATTGATGTACTGGAATGGGGTGCGGGTTGGGTTAATGAGATAAACTGGGGAGATTGGATTCCTGAAGTTAACTGGGGTGACTTCCTCGACCCGGCAGGAGATGCTCTCAACGCCGTCAACCCGGCTGGCGAAGGCAACACTCTCACCGACTTAGACCTGGGTGACAATCCGTTTTGGTTCGGTGCGACAGGAGGGGTTGTTACTGAAGCGACTCCGTCTATAATTGGCGAGGGAGCAGAGAGTGAAGCGGTCCTACCTCTCAGCCGTCTCGAGGGAATGCTTTCCTCCGAACGTGCGTCTGGGTTCCAGCAAGGAAGCGCTGGGTCTGGCGTGTCGAATAATACGAGAGACGGAGGTGAGCTCGCTGAGATTCGTGACCGCCTCGATACGCTCATTACCGTCGTCGAGCAAATGGGTAACATCACTCTCGAGATGGAGGGGCGTCAGCTAGCAGAGGCCAATCGCTCAGCTCGTGAGGATTATGAGGACAAACGGATGGTGACTAAATAATGCCTGAACTTCAGATTCGAGTCGAGCGACCGAACGGAACGCAAGACGTCTTTGACGGGACGAGGAGTGCAGAGAAATACGAGCTCGACAAGATAGACACTGCGTCCGCGTACTGCCTACGCTCGGACATCAATCAGGTCTCTCTCAACGAGGACGAGGACGAGGTGTATATCACCGAAGGCGGGTCTGACCTGTTCGGTGGGATACTGCGCGACGTGAAACGTGGAGGCAGTGAGGTAGAACTCATCGTCGAGTCGTTCGAGCGTCTCGCTCTCGACTCTCAGCCTACGTCGGGAGATGACAACTACGACGCGGTGAGTGACAGGACGATAGTCAGAGACGCAGTGGACGATATGGCGAACCTCTCGCGGGGGACGATTCAGGTCGTCAAGTCAAACGTCACGCTGTTGTTCTCTCACGTCAGCCAAGCGAAGAAGGTCAGGACGGTCACTGACGTTTCCGGTGCGGAGGTTCGCTATAACGCTGACAAAACAGTTGACTACCTCCCGTCCCTCGGGTCGAACAAGACGAATATCACGCTGTCTCCGTCGAGTCAAAACGTCGTCGGCGGGTTCAAACCGAAACGAGTCGGTGGGTCCGAACGAGTCACTCATCTTCGGATGCTCGGTGAGGGCGAAGGCGAGGCTCAGATACAGGCAGAAATCGTCGCAGATTCGTATTCTCCGGGCGATAGGCAGAGGTGGGACACGTACATCAACAAAGACATCTCTGACGAAGACACGCTCAGAGAGCAGGGGCAGACGCTGCTCGAGGAGTTGCAGAATCCTTACATCGAGATTAAGGCGACTGTGAAGTCAGTGGATGTTGAGCTCGGTGACCGATTCCAGGTGCTGTATCCCGAGGAAGAAATCGACACAGACCTTCGTGTCGTCGAGCAGACTCGTCGTGTTACGCCTGACGGGATACTCCACGACGTAGTGCTCTCGAACAGAGCTAACTCCCGAGAGACAGAGGCTGAGAAGGAAGTGCGCGACGTGGACAGATACAATACCTCCTTCGAGGGTTCGCCTGTGACATACTCGACGAACGGAGGTCGTCAGCCCGTGTCTCCTAATCACGACTACGAGTTCTCTGTCTACTACCCGGAGGAAGTCACTCACGAGCATCGGATGAAGCTTCAGGTGAAAGGACTCGCGTATCGAGCGTTCTCCCGAGGTGCTGCGGAAGGTGGAGGTGAACACTCGCACGAAGTCGAGATAGATGTCCCGAGTCACACTCACGACCTGAACGTAAGCGACCACACCCACGACATTCCGATTCAGGTGACGACGCCCAGCGACGCTCCTGACGCGAACAACGCAGCTCCCCTGGACATCGCCACATCGAGAGGCGGTACTGGTACGTTCACTCGTCAGCTCGATTACCCCGCGGTCAACGGGGACGGGACGACAGGGCTCATTTTCCTCAACGTTAGCTACTCGGACACTAACGTCAACGATTCTTTCGGCGTTCTCCAGACAACTATCGAGAATCAGGACACCGGGACAACGATATACGAAGACTCGGTGTCTATCTCTTTCGACCCTGGTGAAAACCTACAGCTCGTTCTCACCGAGACGGGAGCAGACCTCAACGGAGACACTCTCCAGTTTTCGTTCGACGTGCGGTCGTCTGGTGACTCCGGTTCGTTCCGGTTCAGTTACGGGGCGGTTCTCATCGGCGACCACCAGCACCAACTAGACGCTATCACCACGTCCGAAGCTGACGGCGGGTTTATTGAGACGACGGAAGGCGGTGGTGGTGTTCTGGAGAGTCGAACGACGACGACAGAGTCTGGTGACCACGACCACGACCCGCTTCCTGGTATTATCGAGCAGTTTACTTTCGAGGACGCGAACGGAAACGAGTTCGTTGACCGCCTCTACCCAGAGAATGTTGACGTAGAAATTAACGGTCAGCAGTTGGGCCTGAGTATGGGTGACGGAGAGAATGAGTTCGAGCAAACAGTCGATATCTCGGGCAGGCTTCAAGAGGGCGGGTTCAACACTATCCGCCTCACGTCCGACTCAATTGGCCATCTTCAGGCTCATCTCGACTTGGACGTGTATCGTCAGATTCGCGGTTCGGGGTGATAAACGATGACTGAGAAAACACTTCCACAGGACCAAGGTACAAGCTCCTCTCTTAGTCAGAGCGACGCTGACTATGCAGACGCGGCACACCTCGCGGCACTCGCGCACGGTAAGAACCACTCGGACTACGTCGTCTCCGGATTCAACCTCAACGTGGACTTCGGGGCGAACGATGTAGTCGTATCAGACGGTCAGGCTCGTATCCTCGTCACTGACCTCAACTCGGTCAATCACGGCGATGGGACGACGACGTGGACAGAAGCGACACAGGTGGTCAGGAAAGAGGCTGAGACCGTCTCGCTTTCGTCTGGTCAGAATCACCTGTACGTCCGGTTCCGGCAAAGCGAGGTCGATAATCCGGAGTTCGTCACAACCTCTGGGAGCGACCCGGCTGGTGAATCTCTCAAAATCGGGATTATCGACACGACGAGCAACAGTGTTCAGCACGTAAATCGAGAGCCAGATGGTGTCTTCAGCGGGCTGACTGTCGAAGGTGTTGCAGATATAGCACAGGCGGCTATCGACAAACTCAGTCAGAGCATCGACGGCAACTCGAAAGGAATCACCAACCTCGATAATATCGAGAGCTCGTCTGCTCAGGTGTCTGACTCACCGTCTGCGCCGGAGGACGTGGCTCGTAAGGCAGACATCGACTCGAAAGCAGATACCGGAGCAGCAGGCGGACACGCGACGACGCACGAAGCTGGTGGTGACGACGAGCTCTCAGTCGACCAACTCAAAGGAGAACTCGAGGACCCGCAGCCTCCGAAGGAGCACGACAACGACGCTCACGCGGAAGATTTCATCACTGTGCAGAACGCCGAAGACGTCCTCCAATTCGACACGCTCGGTCCTGGTCGTGCCTTCGCTATCGAGCCGGTCGACCTATCGACTGAAACGATGACTTCAGATGACGACTACGGGTTGTTCTATCATAACGGCGCTGGAGACGTTCCTCTTGCTGGAGGAGGTTCGAGGTCTGACGCTGGTTACTACAGATATCGGCACACCGACTCAGCGTTCGTCGCTGTTGGTCAGCACGCGGAATTCCTGTCTGGATTCACCGCCGAACAGTTTCTGCTCGAGAACGGCGATACAGCTTCAGGGCCTATGTTCATCGAGACGGACAACACGAACGCCCTCCTCGCCCTCGTGGCGACAGACCCGAACGACTACCCGGAACTTCGTCTCGGGTCTACTGACAACGATGGGATGAAAATGAGATACTACGAAGGCGACCAAGAGCTGTGGTTCGGTACGTGGGACGATTCAGGCGGGTTCAGCAAGAACGTCGGAATCGACCTGGTTAATGGAGGGTTCATCTGATGGGAGCTGCAAGTATAGAAATCGAGGTCGTTCAGATGGCGTCCAAGTTCGACATAGAGGACTCTTTTATAGTCATTCCGCAGGACGCTTGGTTGGAAGAGCTGCCCTTCTCTGTGGGCGATAAGGTCGATATAGATGGTCAGACGTTCCTCATCGACGGAACGTTTGAGGCTGAAACTGAGAAGGTTCAAGTCGGGACTGTTCCTATAATCGGGACACCGATATATGAACAGCAAGCAATCGTCAAGAATGAGGTTATGATGAACTTCGAGGGGCGTCAGAGATTCGAGCCTTTCGGCGTCTCTCCGCCCACTGGGTTCACTGCGGATATGAGCGATATTGGGACGAGCGACCTTCACATCCGCGAAGGAATTACCTCTGCCTGGCCCGAGCTTGGTGATGACCACGCCTGTCGCGTCTCTTATGCACTCGCGGAGGCGAAGAACATCGACCGCTACGACAGGATTGAGGTCGAGACAGAAAGCGGATTGACTGAAATCTTCGGCGTCTACGATTTCTTTAATGAGCCATCGAGCGCCGGAAAGGTCGTTCGTATGGGCGGGTTGTCCCGTGATAGACTCGGGATGACTATTCGCTCTGATGACTTGGTGCGTGTCGATAAAATCTCTGGTGACTTTCCTGTCAAAATCGAGAAAGCACAACCCGAGTGGGAAGAGGTCAGTACAGACCCATTCTCGCTTAGGCTGAGTGAGTGGTTCAGAGACAACACGCTCGACGGTGTGAAATATGACCTGGAGGACGTGGTAGAAATCAACAACGAAGGAGTCGATGGGTACTTCGGTGTTACAGAATATCACAAAGAAGAGTTCGTTCGTCCGGTTATCCGGATGTGGCTCGACGCTCGGAACCGTGCTAACGTCAACGCTGGAAACCTCGTTCTCGACCTCAGTGAAGTCGACCCTGAGGATGTACCTCTGTACGTTTGGAAAGGCGAACCTGGATGGCCTGAGGTGAGTGACGAGTACGGGTGTCGCGTCCCGCCTGAATTGGTGAACGACCCTACCTTCGAGACAAATTTCAACAAGCTCTGGATTGGTCCTGAAAGCGCCTCGACTAATTCAGACAGAGAACTGTACGGGTGGGTCCAAGAACACAACCTCGACAACACGCTGACCTCGATTAGGATGGCGCAGTTGGCGAGAGATAGAGCTGGCGTCACCTTCTTCGACCCAATCTCTTTCGACACGTTCGACGAATCTGAGCCACCTACGTTCATCGACTTCTCGATGAGTAGTTGGACTCGTGGCGTTGACGAGCACGCGCTTCGTGTCCCTGCTAATCCAGTCGATGGGCAGAACTTCCCGACTGAAACGTTCTATAACGTCACGAGCGAGGTGACAGGTGAAACAGCGAAGTTTGGGTGCGCCTTCACCCATACGCAGGACGTGACGATGGCGACTATTCGTATGCCTGCGTCCGCTCGTGACCGGCTTGGTGGCTCGAGTATAGTGAACGAGGAGCGGTGTTTCATCGAGGAAACAGGCGAGTGGCCTCCGACGATTATCGACAAAGGACAATCCGACTGGGACAACGGAGTCGACGAGTTCGCCGTCCGAGCGTCTCTCCCGATAATCGACCGACTCGACCTGAAGGAGAAAGAGACGCTGTTCAACGTCTACAGTGAAGAAACAGGTGAGGAGGCGACATACGGGTACTGGGCACAGAGCGAAGTCGAGATTTACTGGCCTGTCGTTCGTATGGGTCTCTCTGGACGTGAGCGTATCGGTGCACCAACCCCCGAGTCGGAAATCAGAGTGTCGAGGTCTCGTAAAGACATCCAACCCCGCGTAGACGTCGCGCAGGGTGGTTGGGAGGATGAGATTCAAAACGCTCTCCTCTGTCGAGTATCTCCGACGTTCGCTGATAAGCGTAACATCGAGGTCGGTGACTACATCAAACTCACCGAGCCATCAACTCGTCGTAGTCGCGTGTTTCAGGTCAGCGATACAGAGACTGTCTACTACGACAGGATGGACTCTACGGCGAGGATGGCGTATTGGGGACGTCGTCGATTCTGGGAACCTGGCAACGGCGAGACGGTTCCTGACGAGTTCGAGGTAGAGTTCGACGGGTTCGTTGATATGGACCAGAAAGAGTACGAGTACGCAGGTCTTCGCTTCTCGCTCAGTGAGTGGGAGCTGTTCCGATATTCGGAACGACTCGTCATCCACGAAAACCTCGTCGATGACTTCGACCTCGACATAAAGAGAGACGTTGTCCCGACGACGACACCGGAGTATGGTCCTGAGGTCAACGACTCCTGGGACAACCTGTTGCTCACGCACGCCGACTACCCAGATGACAGATGGGCGGCGTACACTGCCTATTCTCAGTATAACGACGCCTTCTCACCGAAAATCAGGTGCGGGTTCCTCGCTCGTGAGAAGCTCGCTAATCCTGCATACGACCCTGAAGAGGACGAAGTCCCGAACTCTTTGGTCGTTCGCGTTCGGACCGACGTGCCTGACCCTGAATACACGTTCCCGGACAATATCAGTCAGAGAGAATTCCACCAAGCAGAGGCATATCACAACGAGAGAGGAGCGGGTTACATCAGGAAGAACGACAGGTATCAGCTCCTCGTAACTGCGCCTCACGCGGGTTTCGTTGAGGGCGAGACGTCTAACATAGCGAGGACTGTTGCCGACAATCTGAACGCGCCTCTTTGGATTCACGAGGGGACACGTCGTGGTGGCGGTTCGTTCCGTCGCTGGCACATTACCTCGTCAGACGTCAATAAGGGGTTCCCTCAAATGGAGAAACTTCCTCACGACTACCCGTTCGTCCTCGCTATTCACGGATTCAGTGAACCGCCAGACGGTATCATCTGCGGCGGTACAGCGAGTCTCGAACTTCGGAAGAAGCTCTGCTTCGACTACATCAAACCGGGAATCGGTGATACAGATATCTTCCTGCACGGGTTCAACGCAGGTCCGGATATCCCGTTCGCTGGGACACGACCGGACAACTTTATGAATCGGATGAGTGAGAATCGACAAGGAGGAATCCAGCTCGAGTTCCCTCGTGAAATCCGCGACGACCGACAGAAGAGACGTTGGGTCAAGGAAGCACTCACGAGGTTTTTCATCAACGAGCTCGATACTCTATACAGATGACCGAAGCTCAGATGGGAACGGTGCAGGTTAGCGAGTTTCGGTTCGGTGAGGGATTCACAGTGACACTCGAAACCTGGCAACTCAACGGTAACGACCTCGGAGAACTGATTTCTGAACAGCGAAAGTGGCAACGTCTCAAGCTTCGCGTTCGTACAAAAGACCCGACGGTTGCTCGTCAGTTGAGAGACCGTGCAGGAGAGTACGATTTGATTCCCAAATCGGACGGTACGTACAAGGCTGTTGACCGCGCAGGTGGGCTCAACACGTTCGACCTATTCCCACCCAGCGGTCGTTCTGACGTGCGGACGACGCAGAAGTACCTGGCAAAGAACTACGATGAGACGCTCATCGACCAGTCGGGTGAGGTGTACGAAGTCAAAGTCGACCTCGTTGCTGAAGACCCGAAACAGAAGCAACAGAACTACGGCACGCTGTCGCCAGGAAACAGCGAGTGGAAGTTCGCGTTCGACGCCGGAGACGTAACTACTCGTCGCGTCAATAAGAACATCGCTAACGTCGGACAAGGCGGTGTCGAGGGTGTGAAACTCGATATTGGTCTCGAGGCGAGCGAGGTCAAAGTCCTCGAGGAATCGCTCAGGAAGCTCAACGGCGCGACGATACGTAAAGTTCCGGACGGCGAGAACGTCGTCGAGGATGAGAGCGCTGGTCAGACAAACACGGTCGATATTACTTCGCCGCTGAACGCAGGAATCTCGTTCGAGGACGGAGAGTATGTCGTGAGTGAATACACGACTAACTGGCTCAACGAGGCGTTCTACCGAGTCACTCTGAAGGCGACGAAGAAGTAATGCCGTCCTCGATATCTTCGAGCCACTCACCGAGGATTTCTCTGTTGTCCCACTCGACCTGACACCCGCACGGTTCGACGAACAGTTGACCGCCCATCTGTGTCTTCACGTCCTGAATCTCACTGAGCCTCCCGCTGTCTTTGCACACAGGACAGATAGCCGGTTCAGTGTCGTCGTCTTCCGATAGACGCTCCTCCAGGTCCTGTGTGTTGGGACGCTCACTAACCGTCTCACGCTCGGTCTCAGCGGGGTCACAGGCGCCCGCGGCCATATACGCGAGCATCGACGCTATCCTCACTTTCGGCACGCCGTCGCTATGCGCTTCTCTGGTTGCTACGAACAGCTCCTCCATCAATTCGTCCTCTCGCTCGGACATCGGGATGAAGCTACCCTCAATCATATGCGAGAGAACGGTCGGTAACGGTAAAACGGTTCGGCGGGATGTTTTTCAGCAGCTACGGCATACCTTCTCACGTATGGCGGGCCTAACTACCTCGACCGCCGGCGCACTGACTCAAATCGACTTCTTCAGCCTCGTGCGGCTAACATATGGTTCTCCGTCACTCCCCGACTGGTCCTTCAAGGATTGGAGATAGTTCGACCGGCGCCGACCTGTCGCCCTAATCCCGTCTTTTTCTTGTGCGGTGAATCACCCACAGAAGCGTCCCGTAGCGAGCGCCTGCGCCTACGAGGTACCCCATCCTCCAGTAGTGCTTCTCTTTCTCGTAGTCGTGCTCACGTCCTGCTTCAGTGATTCCTCGGTAGAGCCCGTTGATGAAAGCGTGCCATTCTCTATAGGTCAAACTCCCGAGGACAGGCAGAGTGACCATCGTATCTTGCTCGTCTCCCATACAACGCGGTAATTCACGTCTGGCCAAAACTTCGAGGTTACTTCCACTTCGCAGCTTGGGTTTATTCGTGGAGACGATGAACGACTTGATGAGGTATGGAATCGCTAACATCCGAACCGGAGATAGACATCGTCGTCGATGAGGAGACAGGCGACTTTACGATGCTCACTGGAGAAGAGCTTCGTGAGCACCGCGGGTCTGCTTGGTTCGACGACGAGCGCGACGAACAGTTCTGGGACCAGAGGTGCGAGCAGTGACGTACCTCGTCCTGAAAACAGACGCCTCGGTGCGGTATGGAGAGATAATCGGCCTCGGGTATGCGCTCGAACGAGTGAACGAAGACGGGACACAGGAGGAGGTGTTGTTCAAAGAGTGCGAAGAGACGACGCTCAACGACACATCTGACGAGCAAAGAGTCATCAACGAAGCGGAGTATCTCGCTATCGTCTACGGTGTTCGTCGGACGCTCGACGAGATTCGAGACGATGAGAGCCTAGAGATTCGCTGTGACAACAACGAGGTAGTTCGGGCCGTCCAAGGACAGCGGACAGTCGGCACGTTCGAGGCTCAATCTGTCCATCAACTGCTGAGCGATGTAGATTGGAGAATCGAGCGTATGTCTCGCAGGTTCAACTCGGTCGCTGACTCGCTCTCGAAACAGGCGAGCCGCGACAAAGTGCGGTAGAGGCATATCCCATACTTTTATGGTACCGGGTCGCGTGAGTGTTGGGCAGTTTTTTCTCCGTAGGGTTTATATCCATCCTTTTGAATTTTGTCTCCGGGGCATAGGACCTGGCTACCCTCGAACCGCTTAGACTGCGTGTCTCTTGGTCTGAGAAAATACCGTAGAAACCGTTTACTTTCACCACGGTGCGCACTTTTATCCTACCAGGTGTTGTACGACGATACGCAGAGGTCGAAAAGAAATGAGCTACGACGAACCCGAATCCGGCAAGAAGGCGATAGTGAAGTACGACCAGACGCCACGCGACTCTGACGACGAGCGCGTGGTTCACGCACGCGGTGAGGTTATGGGAATCCTCGACGAGCTCGTGGACGTTGACGACAACGGACGCACGTTGAAGCTCGACCTGGAGAACGAGACGGTCACCATCATCCGTCGCCGCACGCCCGAGGGGCAAGAGGACGACAAGGTTGTCTACGACCTGGTCGACTTCGAGATGGAGTCGTTGGACAATCACCTCATCCGCGAAGACGAGTTGTACGACAACGCCGAAAAGTACACGGACGAGCTCGACGACGTGACGGGCGCCATCGCTCGTGCGAACGCCGCGCTCGGAATCGTTCACCGCGAGAGCGACGCTGAGTTCGTCAGTCAGTACGACGCCTGGCACGCGGCAGACGTGTACGAGAACGGTCTGCAACAGCGCCTCGATGCTCACAACGAGCAGGACTACGGCGAGGGCGACGACCGCGTGACCATCCGCTTCCCGAACGAGTCGCTCGCGTACATCTGGGTCGAGGAAATCTGTGGTCAAATCTCCGACGGCGCGTGGGAGAACAAGGTCAGCAATTGGCAGCAATACTACGGTGCCTACGTCGAGGTTGACGAGTCGCTGCGTAATGTCGAGGTCGATGGTTACCTCCCGTCGCTCGACTTCAGCACCGAGTTGATGAAGTACGACGGCCTGCCTGGACGTATGATGTTCTACCTCATCGCTTCGGGCGTCAACGAGGACGTGGACCTCGGAGAGCTGCAAGAGATGGTCAGTATGCGCCTTCAGAACGGCATCGCTGGGTCGTCGGGGGCGGGTGCCTGATGTCCGAGGACGACGAGATGATTCAGGAGAACAGCGTCGGTGAGATTCAGACGGCAACAATCGACCTCGCTGATGCTGTGGAGGAGGTTGAGCAGGCACTCGACACGCTCGGCGTTGACCGTCGAACCTCGATGCCACAGGACCAGAACTGTCTCGAGTATCGGATTCGTGACGCTCACGCGCTCCTGACCGGCGCGAAGAATCAACTCGCTGACGAAGCAGGCGAGGGGTACGACGACCTATGACCACCTCTCGGCTGCGTTCGTTCGTCTCGCGTCTGTCCGCGTCGCTGAGACGGTCGAAGCCGTGCGGGTGCGCGTACCCGGCCTGTGTCGCGGAAGGCGTCATCCCTGAAGCGCGCCGGGTCAACGACGAAGTGCGGAACGATGGCGAGTATGTGATTGAGTACGAGTGCGCGGAGTGCGGTGAGCGGTTCGAGGTCGAGGAAGGCAAACTCCTCGGCTAAGAACGCGCCTTTTTCTCGGACGAAGCAGTGAAGTTCGTAGACGTGTATATTCAGGCGTGGACGGGAGAATCGTCGCGGTGGCAATCGTACTAATCCTCGCCGGGAGCGTCGCTCTCGGCCCCACGACTCAGGCGCCGCCTGGTGATTGGGATGAGCGAACATAGCTCCGATGAAATAGTTTGAAATCCGGCGGGCGAGTCATCGTAGCTAAGATAGGTACTTTCTCTGGGTCGAGGTATTAACACCGTCTCATCGTCAACTGTAGGTCGCTGACGATGGACTACCTGAAAAGAAACGAAGACGGTGCGTTCGTTGAGGTATCAGAGGATGAATTACGACACGAGCTGGCCGGACAAGCGCTGAAGTGTCTCTCCTGTCTGTTTCAGGGGCACGAGGTTGTCGGGTATGATGGCAGTACAGAATACACGCTCTCGTTCGACGACGACGACGAAGGAAACTTCTGGCTACGTGCGACTGGAGAATCTCTCTCGTTCACTACCTCGTTCCGTTTCGTCGAGCGTTCGGGACGCGACTCGTATTTCCTGCTCGACACGCAGGACAACGTGGTGAAGACGGTTCAGGATATGGACGACGGCTTCGAGGCGATAGAGAACACACTGTACGGCCTCGCGCAGGGATACGATAAATGAGCGAGATACAGAATGACCCAATCGGCGCTGCCATCACCGTAACGTTTCTCGTCCTCGGCGGGTGTCTCGGTGGTGCGACAGCAATATTCGAGGGATACTCAGCGCCTGTCGCTGTCGCCTTCACACTCGGCGGCGCAGCGCTGTGTGGCTCGCTCGGGAGGTTCCTGTGACACGTCGAGAACTGCGTCTCAACTGTACGAAGTGCGGTGACTTCACGCACGCCTCGATAGGTTCGACGAAGAACGTCGTTGTCTGTGACGACTGCGGGAAACGTCACTCGCAGGACTCGCTACACTTCATCGACCTGGACAAAAACTACGAACGAGACGAGAGAGGTCAGCTCATCGAGGACTTGCCGTAACTATGGGACAGCGAACAAAAACGAAAGAGAAAATCGTTCAACGCGAACGAACCGAGACGCGAACAGAATCAGAGGTTGTCGAGGAAGAGGTTGTCGTCGCTGTGTGCGATTTCTGCGACCAGGAATATGAGGACCTCGACCCGAGCGACCTCAACACCATCCTCATCAATCCGACGACACCGCCTCGTGAGACGTCTGAGACGGTTCGCGTGCCGATGGAGGAAAACTTCAACAGGAAGGTCGAGATGTATCGAGCGCTGATGGAGTGTCGGTCAATCACTACCCAGCGAAAGCGAGTGATGGACAGTGAACCGAATTTCTCCGAAGACCCGAACCACGTCCCAACGTTCGACACGTTCGACGAGGACCTCCGCTCTGACGTGATAGCATACGAGTTTACTATACACGTCCCGACGAGGCAGAGAGCAGAGGCAGAACTCGAAGTGTGCGACCACTGCAAGGAGGCGTTTCAAGAATGAGTGAGTCGAGGTACGAGCGCGTTCCCGTGTACGAGGACTTCTACAGACACGTACTTCAGCGTCTGTTCCTGTTTCTCGCGTGTCGTCCGGTCGTGCGCCGATTCCTCACTAACATCCGACACTGGACACGTCGAGACGTTCAAACGTCAGAGCGACCTGTCTCTCGCGTCTACGAAGGCGGGGGTAAGTGGGTTCGGTACGACGGTGACCTCGTTGACGCAGAGGAGGAACGATGAACATAGAAGACAAGATTCAACAGAGTGAGCGGGATTTCCGCGAAGAAGTCCTGCCTGAGATTCGTGACTGGTTCCCCGATGAGGGTGAGATAATCGCTGTGGAGGGCAACGCCACAGACAGGATGAGAAAGATGCTCGATATGCACGCGGGGGTAGACGCCTTCGTCGTTCGTCCTGGCATCGGCGTTCGCGGGATAGCGAACCGCGTGAGGTACGGGAACCGCTATCGTCGGACCTTCACCATCTCTGCACCTGACGAGAACGCGAACCATCCATCTGCGTTCGAGAAGCGGGTGACAGCGGTTCAGTCGGACTACGTAATGCCGTACTGGATGGTGACTGCATTCTTCGACGAAAGAGGCGGAGAACTCCTGCGTGTCGGTATGTGCAAGGTCAAGGACCTCATCAGTCAAATCTCGCACGGGACAAAAGGACGCGACTACGTCCTGAAGACGCCACGCGGACGACGAAACTTCTACTCGGTCGAGTGGAATATGATGAGCCCAGACGACGTGCAGATTCGTGAGTTCGACGTATGAAGAAGCGTCCGAAGCCGAACGTTCGTCTCGCTGAGGACGACGCTCTCTTTCTGCTGTTGTACGTGCCTGAGGTCGTTTTCGTACTAATCGGCGGCAAAAACTTCGTGACTATCGTCGGTGCCTACCTGATAATTCTCGTCTGCGTCGTCAACGCGCTACTCGTCGGACGACACTGGAAAAGACACGGACGCTACTCCTGAGCGAAGAACGTGTTTACCTTCGGAGGTTGATACTCCTCGTCCAAGTGGAATCTCGTTGATTCAGCACCTCTGTCTCCCTGATACTTGCCAGTGTACGGGTCAGACGCTTTCTCAGGCAGCTCGTGCAGTGCGATTTGGCAGAAGCGGTCGCCTTCTCGCAACTTGATTGGAGTCTGCGTCAGGTTTGAGAGCTCGAGCGTAATCTGTCCCTCGTACCCAGGGTCGATGTACCCACCGAGGTGTGGGTTCACACCGACACGAGCCCACGACGAGCGTCCGTGAACTACGCCGACAACGTTGTCTGGAATCGAGACGACCTCCTTCGTATGTCCGAGAACGAAGTCATCAGGACCGAGCATAAAGTGCCCGCCCTCGCCTACCATCTCTACTTCCTCGTCGATGGTATCGGGTTTCCTCGGGTCGTAGTGCGCAGGTTCGACGTCTGAGAACGGAATCTTGCTGAGTGTCCACTTCTTCGCACGTTCCCACGCAGTAGGAGGTTTGAGCGTGCGAAACTCCTGTCCGAGACGTAGGTCGTAACTCGCAGGCTGGAGATTCGTTTCGTTGTACGGGTAGAAGCAGAGGTCTTCTTCCTGGTAATGATGTCTTTGGGCGATTTTATGGTCGGGCAGCGCCATCATTAGAAACGACGACTGAGAGTGTGAAAAATCACTGGAGCGAGACACGACGTGAATCTGGGACAGCAAGAATATTACCGTCTCTCGTGTACGCTCGTGTATGCAGGAAGTAACGCTGACAGTCGACAAAGAGACGTGGGAGGCGCTTCGTCAAGAAGCAGGCTTTGACACGTCTCAAACGTGGACGTCTGAACGAGAGACGCGGTTCTGGGATTGGTGGGTGTCGTATGCCTGATGCCCTCGAGGAAGGCACGAGAGGCACGTTCACCGTCGAGATGAGCGAGTATCTTTACTGGCACAAGTTCGCGTCGTTCAGGTTCTGGGATGAGTGGGAGGCGTCGGAACGATGAACGGGCGTCTCCTAACTGCTCTCGAGAAACAGGACGGCGACGCGACACAACTTAATCAGGAGTGGCACACCCTGCGCGAGGTGAACCGTGCGCGGCACCAACCTCGATTCTGGGACTGGTACACGGAGGAGAGGGTATGAACGAGGACTGGAAAAGCGTCGCGTATGAGCGTATCGACGTGCCTGACTACTATCTTCCTGCGACTGTCGCCGGAGGTCGTTCAGATGAAGTATTCGACGGAGTGACCGAGATGAAGGCGCCCATCGGCACGAGAGATATGCTCGCCGGTGCGTGGTACGGTCATCGTCGAGAGCGATTCTGGAGTGCGTGGGAGGCAGACGACTACGTGAGGCACCAACTATGATGACTTATTACTGCCCGGCGTGTCGAGATTCGCTTCGTCTCGGTCACATACACGCGAAACAGAAGGCAGCGGAACATATGATGGAGCACGACGAGGACGTACAGGACCTCATCACTATGTCGCCGAAGTCGTGGTTGACCGAACGCCTCAGACACGAGAGATACTGGGACGAGAGGTGGGCAGATGACGATTAACGACGTGACAGTGTACGACAACGTCTACAAGACAGGAAGTCGTGAAGTCGCAGGCAAAGTCGCTCGCTCGACTGTGAGCGCATACGAGTTCTGGGACGACGAACGACGAGATGAGTTCTGGACGTGGAGGCTACGATGGTGACGGCGAACGATACCTACAGTCTCTATTACTGTCGTCAGTGCGTTCGCTTGTACCGAGCAGGGTCGTCGCGGATGTTCGAGGACGACCATATGGCGACGGAACACCCGGGGTTCCCAGGCAGTTGGGACCACTTCGAGTACGAGATGAAGGACGCCCAAGAGCGATTCTGGGACGCATACGGCGACAGGAGGTGGCGTAGAGATGGAGCGTAGGTCGTTCGTCGATGAAGTGAACGAGCCCGAGACGCCCAACGCTCTCGCTGAACTAATGCAGCAGCGGAGTCGTGAGAACATCTTGATAGCGTGGACACAACGAGAGTACGGATTCTGGACGGAGTGGTTCGACGATGCCGAGTAAGCTGACGCGCTCAGGCGCACGTTTCCTCGCTACGCAGGAAGAACAGGCGAGGCACGCACTATGGACGGTCGGATTCGAGCCTCGGGACACAACGCGACGACAAGAGTTCTGGAGGTGGCGCCTCGATGGGTAACGCTGACCGTCTCCCGCCCGAAGACACGTTCCCAGACGGGTTCATCACCGACACGTATGAGATTTGCGCAGACGCCGACGGGTTCGGCGAGATGCTTCCTCGTCACTCGTCACTCGGCGATTGGAACACCGAGTATGAGATACACTCAGCGGCCCAGCCCGGCAGCGTCCTCACGCAATATATGATGCTTCTGTGGAGTATGCACGAGGGCGATTTCTGGGACTGGAGGTGCGACGATGGTGTTTAAGCACGACTACGCCTGCTGGGACTGCGTAGAATTATGCAACGACTGGTCATCTCACGAGCGAGAGGCGCACGCGGCGGCGTCGTTCACTCCGACGGTGATTCCTCGCGCAGAATTCGAGGCACGACTCGACAAACACAGAGAGATATTCTTCACGAGGTACATCAACGATGAGCGATGAAGGATGGCGTCGAGAATACGGCGATACATACCTCGCCGCTATGTGGGAGAAAGAGTGGGTCGCTGTCGTACACTCGACTCGTCACGAACAGTTCTGGAGGTGGTTCGTCGATGAGCGCTGCTGAGTTGTGGGAAGAACACGCCGACGAGATAGACGAGATACGCCTGACTCCCTGGGACGATGGTCTCAGCACGTCGTTCTGGGACAGGAGGCTCGACGATGAAAGACGAGAATGAGAGAGTCGAGTTCACGTATGGGGGATTCCCGACGATGTACGGCACCCTGTTGTGGCACTGGGAAGAGAGGCCCTGGCAATCAGTTGTCTCTCCGCGTGACGAACGATTCTGGGACGCACGTCTCACGTCGTCTAGGGAGATATAAAAGGTATAAAATATCTGCCGCACACAGGGGCGTCTCTGACGTTTCGCTGCCTGCCCGTGTCATCCGTCGCCTCTCATCGTCGAACGACAGCACACCATCGTCTCTTTCGTCTCTGCGTACAGCACACCACAGGCACATCCACAGCACCACAGACAGGGACATAATCAGGTACATACAGAACAACGACAATAGCACAACGGGAACCGTGAGACATACGAGAACAGGCAAAGCAAGAGAGAACCGGGGTCATACGAGGGTGAGAACATAACTCTCTTACTCTCTGCGTCGGTGTCGCGTCGTCTATGCAGGAATCCTACTCTGTGTTCCCTACGCCTGTGTGCGTGGCCACGGAAGTATTAATGCTCAAAATACTCGATGTAATACCGTATGCCCGACAAAGATAATTCGTCGTTGTACCTGGAGCAGAAGGTCGCACGTACAGCAACACAGCAGACTGACTACGCTTCTCTGTCTATGCTCGTAAACGCGCTTCTCGCTGGGTATCTCGAAGGCAAATATGACCCCTGGGACGACTTCGACGCTGAGAACGGATGGGGCAACTCTCCGCGTCATACGTGGGAAGAAGTCGAAGCGTTCATAGAGCAGAATGAGGTGTCTCTGCCTGCTGATGAGGGATATGTAGGCGAGCGATTTGACGATATGGAGAAACGAATTGACAGACTCGAACGTATCGTAGAAACAGAGACAGGCGTACCGCCTAGCCAGTATTAGCAGTTGAACGTACTGTCTCTAATACTATCTGAGCTGTACGTCTCTACGTATCTCTCTGTGCTCTCTGTACGATTCTCAATTCTTCTGTCTGTGCATATATGCGTAGGGCATACGCCTCTCAGCACACAGAGGTACCGATGCTCACGCTCATACACAGCAGGATGAGGACGTCTCGATAAGCAGCCGGAGGGCACCGGAGAGGCACGGAGACGCGGAGACGAACGCGAGGACGAGACCCTTCTATTCCGAAACGACCGGGCTCAGATATGTTGGAA